CAGGGTGAGATTTGAACTCACGGTTTTAGGGATTTGCAATCCCTTGCGTTGGGCCGCTCCGCCACCTGTGCATAAAAATTGGTCTCGGTAGCAGGAATCGAACCTACGCTCCTGCGTCCCAAACGCAGAGTGATACCATTTCACCATACCGAGAAAACTAACTGGTACATCCTGACGGGCTCGAACCGCCGACATCAACCGTGTAAGGATCGCGCTCTACCAACTGAGCTAAGGATGCAAAAAACTGGAGCGGGGTACGAGGATCGAACTCGTCTCACTAGCTTGGAAGGCTAGAGCACAGCCACTATACCAACCCCGCGTTAAATACGTTCATGTATATATATGATGCTATCACCAAGACCGGACTACTAATCCACTTGTCCATGAGCGAAGAACACACTTTCTACATTCTTGTGTTTGACATTGACAACTTCAAGTTGACCATGAAGTTTTTTAACAATATCGAAACAGCACTTGCTTTTATACAAGAGCTTTGATTGGTGGTTGTAGTTGGTATCGATCCAACCTCCTCGGCTTATGAAGCCGGTGCGCATCCGTCTACGCCACACAACCAGATTCTGGGGTATAGTATGGAATTCGAATCCATGCTGACGGAATCACAATCCGTAGTGCTAACCGCTGACACTAACTACACCATATAGAAACACACTCATTTCCTAGCTTTCGGTAAGCATGCCTGCTGTTTAGGATAGCACCTGCGTCCAGTTGCTAGGTATCCCGACCGTGAATGTGTTTTTATATGGTAGGGGCACAGAGAATTGAACTCTGATAGGTCGGTTAAAAGCCGACTACTTTAGCCGTTAAGTTATACCCCCATATGGTCCATGCTCTGAGAATCGAACTCAGTTTGTCCGGGTAAGAGCCGGGTACTTCGCCAGCAAAGTTTAGCATGGATGGATCGTAAAGTTTTGTCTTTTACGTGCCATCCAGGACCATACGGGGGTCTAGGATGACACTAGAGTTTACCTCGTTTCATGTCGTTACCTTTTGTGTTTAAGTTCTAATTATACAACAATTACAGAATGTTGTCAACTGTTTTTTTGGTGCGTCCCGAGGAATTCGAATCCCCAACCTCACGGCTTCGTAGGCCGGTGTTCTATCCAGTTGAACTAGAGACGCATTGTGAGTGGTGCCACGAGCTGGACTCGAACCAGCCACACACAGATTTTCAGTCTGCTGCTCTACCTGATGAGCTACCGCGGCGAAAAGAAATAGTCCAGGGACTTTCGTCACGTCAGGAGTGAGTGTAGACTATAAGAGTGGTGCCCCACGACAGAATCGAACTGCCATCACAGGATTACAAAACCAGTGTACTGCCATTGTACTAGTAGGGCGAATTTGGCTCCTCGACCTGGGCTCGAACCAGGGACCAATTGATTAACAGTCAACTACTCTACCACTGAGCTATCGAGGAATAAACATGGAGCGGGTAAGGAGGCTCGAACTCCTGACATCTACCTTGGCAAGGTAGTGCTCTACCAACTGAGCTACACCCGCATGTTGTTTGGCGGAACGACTGAGACTCGAACTCAGAAAGCCACTTTCGTGACTCGATGGATTAGCAATCCACTCCAATACCATTATGGGACCGTTCCACTGACTTTTTACTTATAGACAGCACTCGCACCGACTACAAAAACTTGGCTCCGTGTGTGAGATTCGAACTCACCTAGTCACTGATTAACAGTCAGGTCCTTGCACCTAGCTTGGATTTCACGGAATAAAAATTGGTAGCTCCAACAAGAATCGAACTTGTAATAAAGGCTTATCAAGCCTCCGTTATACCGTTTAACTATAGAGCTGCAATACTGGCACGGGAACCTGGGATCGAACCAGGGACGACAGAGTCAAAGTCTGTTGTGTTACCTCTACACCATTCCCGAACAAAAACTTGGCGTACCGCCAGGGATTCGAACCCCGAACCGCTGGTTTTGGAGACCAGAACTCTGCCAATTGAGCTAGCGATACATTAACATATGGTGGACCGTAACGGGATCGAACCGTTCCTTAAGGCTTGCAAAGCCCTCGTGCCCCCAACAACACTTACAGCCCATACATTCTAAAACACACTATGAGAATCACACTTCCCAAGTTCTCACGCTTGGTTACAACTAGAAGTTACGGACTGATTTGGCAGTCCTGTGAGGAGTGTGTTTTAGAATGCAGTGTATTGCTACACCACATGACGGGGTTGATACCCCGACCAGGAGTCTTACTAGTGCGTTCTCACCACACGTTCATGTATCCTGTCCGCCCGTTTGCCTAGTTTAGTGTGCTGGCTGAGTCCTCGTTACTCATTACACATAAAGAAAAACCCTGGAGTTTTTAGTTCCAGGGTCTTTTGAGTTTGTTAGTTACTGCTGTTATGCGTAACCACCACCTTCACAAGACCCTGCGACTCCCGGAATACTATTCACGCGACCAAAGGCGTGCGACCAGGCTGTATTCGCCTGGAGCATGGATTTAGTTTGCAGTGAACAAGAGATAGAAGTCATTTTGTTTCCTTGGGTTACTCAATCAGCATTGCTGCTGTTCAAGTGTTAATTATACTTTACTTAGTGATTGTTGTCAACCACTAAATGTTTTCAGTGCTGTATTTATACAACACGCCTTGAAATTGGATGCGGGTGACAGATTTGAACTGCCGATGCACCTGGCTTATGAGACCGGTGTGGTGACCACCCTACCCGCGTAATTATTTATATCACATTATAGCTGACATCACATATGACGTCAACTGATTTTGGATAAACTGAGCAGCCTACTATCTGATGTTTAAAGGTACTGACCGCTTTGATGCGCTCACTTCCTTCCACCAACATGGCTCGACTGTGACTAGCAGTCATGGTAACTTAATCCCCAGAGGTAGTGGATCAACTGGTGTCCCTGATAGTTGGGCCCATCGTCATTGAGTTTTTAACACAAGCCACTCAGTTTAACTTTTTGGTACCCCCACCGGGAATTGAACCCAGATGAACCAATTATCTGTTGCTTACGGGATATAAATCCGCCGTTTTACCATTAAACTATAGGGGTAATTTCCCATTGAAAAACACACTCTTGAACAGTCCATAAGCGGTTACTCGCTGTCTCCCTAGGTAACAGGGCGAATCTGTAAGTGTGTTTATCAATGGCGTCGCATACGGGTTACGATCCTGTCTGGTCACCTTTCAAGGTGATAACCTCACCAGAAGTCTAATGCGACATGTTGAATTTGAAAGTAGTTGCGCCACTCGTTCATCGCAACCATTCGCCCGATTGCACTAGCCCGGACAGGAAGTGGTAAGTCACTTGGGATACTAGTCCAGTTTGTCTCCGTTACAGACACCACCCTTCCGAGTGGTTGGGAGTTGAACCCATCACCTTCTACTAACTTGGTCCTTCGAAGAAACCTCATTAGCGTGTTGTTCTCTTGCTGACACTCTCAAAACTTGGCGACTCGTGGGAGAATCGAACTCCCGTAAGCGGATAGACAATCCGCAGTAATGACCTCTATACGAACGAGCCTTAACTTGGTGGAGTGTGATAGAATCGAACTACTTGGCAACCACCCCACTTGACAATGCCTACCGGGTTACAGCCGGCAATGGGGAACACACTCCAAAAACTTTAGACTACTAGACCCGATCATAACTGCAACCAAGCAGCATGGCAACGGATTTTTCATCAGGGCGGCGTACTGCATTCTGCTGGTTAGGCGTCCTGCCTCGGCAACCCAAAACTGGTGGAGATGATAGGGATCGAACCTATCGTGACCGAAGTCGGAGGAGTTACAGTCCCCTGCCACACCATTGCGGCGTCATCTCCAGATAGCAGTTGGAATCTTACTTCGTCACGCTCTAGACGTAACGGTCTGATGGAGCAAACCACGATTCAAGCAACTGCCAAAACTTGGCGCGACATGGGAGAATCGAACTCCCGTCTTCGGATAGACAATCCGAGATAATGACCATTATATGAATGCCGCTAAAATTGGATAAGCTACTTGTTTCCACGCAAGCCCTTAATTGAGTTGTTACACTGTCCATCTCCATTTATTCGAAGTCTGTGTGCAGTTGAGATTCTGCCTATCAGATTCTGCGGGGGTAGTTTCCATCCCTGCGCTTACGGTCTTCTGCCACCGGAACTCTGTCGCTATTCAAACGCTACTTTAAAGAAAGTAGTAACTGGATTCTTGACGCAATCGGAACAGTACTCCGATATCTACACTAAGGTACCCTAGTGTCGTTTTGTTCTAGTATTAAACTATGCGAAATTCTTTGGAAGAGCATAGGAGAATCGAACTCCTCTTGGCTGGATGAAAACCAGCTGTCCTAACCGATAGACGAATGCTCCATGTAAAAATTCACTGTGCTCATCTGCTTATTAAGGCGATTTGACTGTTCGGCACAGTGAATAAAATCATATTGAAACACACTGGATAACCACCATACTTCCGGGTCTTACGCCGGCTATGTCTCTCAGAATGTTTCAATATGATTCCTCGCTACACGTTCTTTCACAAGATTGTGGACTGTTATCACTGGGCAACAAAATCGTGCTTTGTGTTGTCTTGCGAGGATATCATACAAGTAAGTTTTTAAGGAACCTTACAGCAGCTACTCGATCGTTTGCTGCTAAGTGTTTATTATAACACTGTTTGGAATATTCGTCAACTGCTTCTGTGTCTCTTAGCAGTGCTACCGTTTCCGGAGCAGTTGTGTTTCTTCCTAACTAGCCACTAGTATAACACGATGTGCAATATTAGTCAACTTGTTTTGCAAAAGCCCCGCATCACTACAGGGTCTTTGCAAACTTTGCTGTCTTTCCCGACTTGTATCTATTATAACACTGTTTCAATTATTGGTCTAGCACTTAAAGAAAAACCCGCATCATGTGCGGGTCTTTGTGGAATGTAGTACTTTTGTTAACTACAATGACAAAGACCTCGCCCACAATCGTGTTCATAGGCCTGCTCATAATTGGCAGGTATGTTTTTGAACGCGAATGCTGTTTGTGTCATCATAGTGTATTATATATATGCCTGTGAACTAAAAGTCAATAAAAAAGGTGCCCGAAAGCACCTTTTTGAACACATGCTTGGATTAGAAGCGGTGTGTAATGCCCACGCCAACTTGACGGATGTCTGTTGCAGCATTGACATTGCGGTACGAAACACCGGCCACTGTTCGCTTGCTCAACGCATAGTCCATGCCCAGGTTGTAGGCACGAACACCAGTGTTGGTATCGCCCACGCTGGCCTTGGCAGTGTATGCACCAAATGCTTGGCTCACACCAACCAAGTGACCTTTAGAAGCCACAACACCTTGGTTGTCACTGTAGCTGTAGAACACATTGGTTCCGCCTAGTTTGGTAGTTGCGCCAACCACAGTGCTCTTTTCTGAGCCTGCTTCGTAACGAGCAACACTGGCTGCAACTGCGCCAAACTTGGCACCTGCAGAAACCGCAGTAGCTTCGGCACCTGCAGCGGTCAATGTACGGTCAATACCGACTGTGACACCTGGCAGTGCAGTGAGGGCCACAAACACGCCATTGCTAACGCGAACGCCACGCAAGTTGTGGATGTCGCCAGCCACTGATCCATAGTTGGTGTCAAATGCGTCCAAGGAGCTCACAGTGTTAAACAAGCTGTGTGTGTTGCGACCAAAGTCTACGCTACCAAAACGATTTGCCAGGCCCACTGTGCTTTGACGATCGCCCAGTTGTGTGGCAGAGCCTGTTACAGGATCTTGGCTAGCAATACTAGTTTCGATCACAGCACGAGCGCTCATGCCATTGCCCAAGTCTTCTGTGACTCGGAAGCCAATACGACTGGTGTCATTTACAATGCTGGAAACTGCGGCAGCAGAACCAGTTCGAGTGCTATCCACAGTAGCGTTGATCTTGCCATATACAGTGACTTGAGCGGAGGCTGCAAAAGCAGCAGCGGCCAAAGTGGCTGCAATTAAGATTTTCTTCATTTTTAAGTTTCCTTTTGTTGATCGGCTACAGGATGTAACCTTGTGTAAATTTTACACTTGAACAGTTATTTAAGCGACCTGGCATTTGTCCAAAAGAAAACCCGCCGAAACGGGTTACCTTAGCAGGCTCAGGGCCAGCTCTCTAGCGTCTTGTAATCTATCCAGTACATGGTTGCTCAGGGGTTCATCACCATCTTCGTCAACTGTAACTGGCCTGCGATAAGCAACCTGTAAGTCTTGTATTTCAAAGTCTTCACTGTCGCTATCGCAGAGGTCTAGATCACTTGCCTGCTGGCTTGGCTGGTGCTGCAGGAGCAGCAGTTGCTGCTTTTTCGTCCTTGACAACGGCACTTTTGGCAGGCTTCTTTTCTTCTTTCTTAACTGCTGCTTTGGCAGGAGTTGCTGGAGCACTTGCTGCTGGAGCAGGAGCTGCGGCAGCTGGGGCGGCTGCTTTGGGGGCGTCAGCTGCGAAAGCGGACATTGCGAACACTGCCAAAACGGATACGATTGCTGATTTCATGATAAGTTTCCTTGGGTTAGTGTAGACAGAACCTTTCCGCCTACATATATATAACGCGGTAGCCCAGCAAGGCGTTTACAACAGTCCAAAAGAAAAGCACCCGAAAGTGCTTTCTTGCTATTTTCTGTTACGAGGTATAACTACCCTAGGAAGCTTTTATCAAGCAGCCAATGCGTAGACGGAGTCGTTTGCATTTAAAGGTTTTGTGTCTACGACCGGGTTACCCCAATCCTAACGGCTTCTACATTGCCGGACTGTCCATTTCAATACTTGTGACCCAATCGATCCTGTGTCATCCCCACCTAACTATACTCAATTATAGTGAATTATAATAAATTATAGTGAATTATAGTTAGGTGGAGATGGCGGGCACTGCCCCCGCGTCTTGAATCCTTTTCTGTCTACTTCATACAGTCTTAACTCTTAGTATACTTGAATCTTTATTAATTGTCAAGTAGTGTTTGCTCAACCGCTTGAATCAATCCAGGTGTAAAGGTGCCTTCGAATTGCTGATACACACTGGCCAACTCTAGCTTGGCAGCATCACGCTGTGCTTGAGTCCACTTGGTGATAGTTGCACCTTGCTCAATCAAGCGCTGTTCAGCACGTTCACCATCAGCAATGGTTTCTGCACGTTCTTCACGACCGGCCAGGATCGCAGCTTTCTTGACAATTTCTTGCACAGCCGGGCTCAACGAGTCCCAGAACCTGTCGCCAATGATCATGGAAGTAAGGAACAAACTGTGGCCGGTATCGATCACTGACTTGGTAACTTCGTTCTGACGCAGTGGGAACACACGTGGATAGTTGGTTTCACCGCCTTCGGCTAGGCCTTCATTTACAACCTTGAGCAAGTCTTCTACTTCGGCCACAACAGGCTTCATGCCTAGCGCAGACAAAGTAGCTTGTGCAACTGGGTTGCGGTTGCTGCGAACACCAACCCCAGCCAGTTCAGCCAAGGTGCTTACTTGCTTGTTGGCAATCAACTGACGGAAACCGCCTGAATAGGTAAAGCTCAAGCCACGCACATTGGATTTGGCAGCTAGCTTTTGCAGTAGAGTTTCGCCAATGTTGCCTTCTAGCACTCGTGTGGCATGGTCGTGATCTTTAAACAAGAATGGCATGTCAAACACCAAGAAGTCTTGTTCGTACTTTTCGGCCAACCAAGTGGTGTACATCTGGCTCATCTCAATCTTGCCTTGCTCCATGAGTTCCAACAAATCGTGCTTGGTAACAACCACGCCATTGTTGTAGCGTTGGCTGTACTCAGTCAAGGTCATAATTTCAACCTCGATCTTGTGTTCAGTTTGCTGTTCATTAACACGGCGCTCGAAGTCTTCGGCTGCACGTAGGAAAAGATTCAGGGGTTCGTGGGCAATAACCCAACGGATTTTAGTAGTGTTGTTCATTTTTGTTCCAAAAATATGTTTGATTAGCTTGCGATTAACGCTACGGCCCGGCGTTCCATATGGTAAAAGGGCCTTGCCCTAGGCGTCGTTGTAACCGGCGTCGGCCCCTGCCGGCGCTGCTTGATTATTTATCTACCTTGACGTCTTGGCTTAGACGTTTCCACAAAGTCACTTGGTTATCAAACCAACGTTGCGTGTCTGCTACACCAAGATTGCTAGCATCACAAAAATCCACAGCATAGGCTTTTTGCACATTATCTGCACGGGCTACATCAACAACCAAGGCACGTAATTCGTTGTATTGTGTATCGGGCATGCTTTTTGGCACTTGCAAACTGTGCATATTTACAACCTCTCCAACCCCAGCAAAACCTTGACTTTCAAGTGTAGCTATGCCACGAACTGTTTTCTTGCCTGAAATTCCTAATGCAGCAAGTTCGTGCTGGTCCAGGAATCCCACAACTTCGCCCAAAAATGCCACGCTGAGATCTAGGTTACCTGCAATAACATCAATGCTGGCCTCACGTGTGCCTTTGTAGGGTACCACTGTGGCGTTGGGATAACGCTTGACAATCTCCATGGCCATAAGGTGCGAGGTTGCGCCAAGTCCGGATATTCCTATACTGATATTTTGATTGCGATCAATTTCTTTAAACGACTTAAACTTCTTGGAAACAATCAGCATAGGGGCTGCGCACTGCGTCATTAAAGGTCGAAAGTCTGCCACAACATGGCTTTCTTTTGGGTAAAAATTAGGGCGTACAAAAAACGCAGTGCTTGAGCTCAATATAGAATTTGTATTGGTAGCCACATGTTTGGCACCGATAGTGGCACCTGCTCCCGGTTTGTTTTCCAGGATAAAGTTGTATTTCTTTTGAGTCTTGTTTAGCTCTTCAATCAAGCTGCGACTGTATTGTGCCTGAGTGTCGCCCATGCCAAAAGGCCAAACAATAGAGATAGTTTGTTGTGCGTGTGCAGCACATGCGAATGCTGTGATAGCAGCAGAGAGCAATAGTTTTTTCATTTGAATAGTTCTTGCGATGTATCAGTATTGGAGTAATCGGCTGGCCCTAGATCGTAGAATGTGTCCATGAATCCCACAAACCCAACTGGTCTGCCCATTTCGTATGTAAAGAACTTGGGATCAATCTTGTCTACCATGTGCTGTACGCCAGCCTTCCACACTTCGTAAAAGCGTGTTTCGGTAAAGTTCTTGAAAAACCACCAGCCCATTTCGCTGTAGAAGTTGTTGGTGCTTTTCATTGTTTGCCACGTGGTGGGATCATAATCTTCGTAGATCAGTGGACGAGCGATTTGCTCATATGCGTTGCGTTGTGCTGGGCTGTGGTTAGGCCAGCGCATTAGGAATTGCAAATGCCTGGTATGCGGCAGCTGGAACCAATTACGAATTGTGTGAGCTTGCTTGATAATTAATTCAGGAATGTCTGGTTGCCAATAAAAGTATTCTGTGGTCAGATTGGTATAAGGGCCTACAGTGGCTTGACTATGATTGGCTTGAATATCCAAAAAATACAAGTACCAACGACCGTCTTTGATACAGATCTTGGGCTTGTCAATCCCGTATAACACACAGATACTCTTGCCAGATTCTGCCAGTTGCTTGTGGCCATCAAACCCCAACGGATCATGTTTGAATGTGTGTTCTGGGTGCAGGTAATCTCTTGCACGTTCTACCCAAGACTCATCACCTTTGTAGTCAAGAATATTTTGACTAAAGTCGTGCATGGTAATTTTTATGTTGGGATGGCTCAGTGCTAGCTTTTGCAACACCGGTTTGGCTGCAAAGTGCCACTCGCTAAGAGTGTTCTCTGCTTTCATGTTCTTGGCATCGGGACCAAGATTTTTGTCGCCTTGTGCAGGATAACGAAACACTACTTCATCTAGATGAATTCCATTGTTGATAAAACTGTATAGCACTGTGGTGCTGTCCGATCCGCCACTGAATTCCAAACGAATGTAGTCGTATTTTTCACGAAGCTGTTTGGCTCTCATGCGATAAAGATCTCGCAAACTCAGCTGCGGTTCTATAGTTGTATCTATCTTGCTGTAGACTTCTCTGTTGAAATTAAAGTGAGGGAAGTGCCCTGTGGCTGTGGCTTCCAACAATGCTTGTGGCTTGCTGTAAAAGCGTTTGTCTCCTACAGTGTAAAAGCCCAGTTTGGGATTGTTTTCTAATTGTATCACTTGCGTGGCTCTAGTGTAGGTAACAGTTGATATACCTTGATTGCTTCGCTTTGTATAAATTGTTGCAAATCTTTTGTATATCGCCCTTGGGTGATTGTTCCTAGTTTTGCGTAAGTGTTGGCCTCTGTTTTGGTTGCGTTGTCAAGGGCATTTTGTACTTGCTTGACCAAAACTGGGTCCGCTGAATTGTTGGCAAACACCATGAACCAATTGATTGGTCCGCTAACTGCATTTATACCTTGTTCTTTTAATGTGGGCACATCGGGCATAGCTGGATGACGTAGTTTTCCAGTCACTCCTAATACTACCAACCGACCATCATCTAAATAAGGCTTGGCCCCGCTTAGAATGGAAAATACTGCACCTAAATTTCCTCCAGCAACATCAATCAATGCCGGAGCTTCGCCCTTGTATGGCACATGAGTCATGTTCTGTTTAGTGTGCTGTTGTATCATGGCCATTGCGATAGAATTACCTGAGCCAACTCCTGAACTTCCATAAAATACTTGAGACTTTAAAAACTTAGGCAATGTGTCTAGTGGGCCGTCTTTTTTGACCATCAAAAACATAGGCACAGCCCCCAAATGAACAATGGGCTGAAAGTCAAGCATGGTGTATCCTGCGCCTGACTTGGTGCTGTTGACTACTACATTGAGACTGTGCAGCATCAGCACAGTTTCTTTGCCGGTTGATCGAGCTAGCATTTGGGCAGCAATGGCTCCACCTGCACCAGAATGAATCTCTGGTACAAAGTTATGTGCAGGAATACGCTCATTCAAGTGCTTGGCAATAATTCGTGCAGTTATGTCGCCCGACCCGCCAGGTGCGTACGGCACAATAAGTTTGATGTTGTCTGCTTGAGCAGCAAAACTGTACAAAGCTAACGCGATGGCAGTTACAAAATGTTTTAACATTGTTATTTTCCTAGATAATATGGGGGGCTTGTGTCTCTGAAAAAACCTTGAGACATACTTTTGGGATCACGTTTGCATGCATCAGGAGTTGTGCGCCATAAGTGCTCAAGGCCAACTCGCCAAGAATATTTAGCGATGTCCGAATCAGGCAAATTAAAAAACCAAGTGTCTCGCGGTGTAAAAAATGTGCTCTTTGTCTTGGCCTGAAATGGAACTTGCTGCCACCAAGGATAGATCAATTGGTTTATAGTGCTCAATGTGAGCCAAAGCACTTGTCCTTGGTAAGTGAACGATACCAGGCCAATTCTTTCTGTAGTAACACCGGGGGTGGTATTGTTTGCACTCTTGAGAAAACGTTTGACTACGTGAGCCTGCTTGATAGGAATCAGCGGAGCTTCTGGAGACCAATAAAACAATTCGTCATGTTCCCAGTCTCTATTGAGTTTTTGTACTAAGGGGCTTACTGCGGTATCTACCATGTTGACAAATTGATAATAAAAATCTCCGTTGATACCGGTTACTTTGGGTTTGTCAACACCGTGAATGAATCCTACACGCAGCCCTTGATCCACCATGTTCATCCAGTCTGGCACTTTAGTTTTTATATCTCTGCGAGCCAATACATTGGGATTTTGATAACTGTTTACATCGTAGATCCAGTCAAACTTGTCTTCTTTGCCTGAGAACGAATCCATTGTGATTTGAGAAAGATCTAGTATGCGATGCTTGAGCCAAGGTTGTTTGACTTGTGCTGACTCTATCCAAGGCACCGCCACATTATAAATTTCGGCATTGAGAAAGTTAAACTTGTCACCAGTGGCATCATAGTTGACGTAACTGACTACTTCATCAATGCGAATGTTAAAGTTTAAAAATGTGTTTAAAATATTACCCGAGTCTGCACCGCCTGAGAACCACAATACAAGATAATCATATTTTTCTCTCAGACGCTGTGCATGCTGTCGATACAACTCTTCAAGAGATTCTGGCGGCTCTTGCAACCAATCAAAACTAGAATAAACTTCTTGGTTAAAATTCCAGGCAACTTTTTGTCCGCCTTTGGCATGCTCATATGCTTCATTTCTACTGTAGCTTCGAAAATCGCCAACTTGATAAAAACCAAAACGATCTTGATTATTAGATATCTGTATAATTGTCATCAGTTATTACTATCCATCTTAGCTTGAACAGGTCTTCTTGGATTTCTTTAGTCACATGACTCTCTCCTACAAAGTTGGCTTTGTACCACTGGTGTCGTTCCAGTTGCTCGGGAGTCATTGTTTCAACATCTGCGTCACCTTGAATGCCTGAGCAGTACCAGTCCATGTAATCACCTTTGCCCAACATGTCTGCTAGGATGCCGCCAGCATAGCGCCATGAGCACGACCAGGTCTTGTTTTGTAGAGCAGGCCACACTTCGTTCTTTTGAAAGTCGTTGTTGCATAGCGCGGCATAAAGATTCTGTGCGTAACCTTCTGACTCACGGGCTTTGGCCACAATCCAGTCAGTGGCACGGAGATCATACTCCATGTTGTTTTCTCGCCACTTGGGATCAGCTTCGCGTTCACGCATTTGTGCTTGGTGTGACTGGTAGAACCCAATTATTTCTTGTGCTGCTTCGGCACTTTTTTCACCAGATTCAACTTTTGAAATCAAAGTCTCTATTTGAAATGTACCACGCTCGGGACTTGAGCTGATCATTGCAGTTTCCTAACACGACCGGTTTGTTCCCACATTGCATCCAGGACCTCAGGATTGAGATCTAGATCCTCGGCCAAGTGGTCAAGATCAATTTCGCGGCTTTGTTCAGCTAGTTCTTCAGCTGACATGTTGGCAAAGGTCTTAGAGATCTCGGCCATTAGCTCATCCAGTTCGGCCTGAGTGCCTTCAAAGGTATCGAAACATCCTGGGGCAAAAACTACTTTTAACGGAGTATCACTCATGTTATCCCTTTGCTAATTGGTACGACTGGAGGGACTTGAACCCTCAATCCCTTACGGGCGACAGATTTTAAGTCTGTAGTGTATACCATTCCACCACAGTCGCATTGTTTGGTCCGGCGTAGAGGAATCGAACCTCTATAATGACTTTAGAAGAATCATGTCCTATCCGTTGAACGAACGCCAGATATTTTGGTGGGACGTCTGTGAGTCGAACACAGCACCAATAGATTATGAGTCTACTGCTCTAACCAAGCATGAGCTAACGTCCCAATAAACTTATTATAACAGAAATGTTATTTATTGTCAACAGTTTTAAACAACTGCTCGGGGTCGCTTAGATGATCCGTTTTGATCTCGCGCATCTTGAGCCCAAACAACTCGGCAATTGAGTTCTTGTAGGTGATGCGACGGTTGTTCCAATCACGAATAGCAATGGCTCTGCGTCCGATTTCGTCCATGGGCAACAGGTGCTCCACGCCGGACTTTAACTGCCATTCCAGGTCCCAGATCCGGTTATGGATCACAGTGATTTCTGCAATGTTGTGATCCAAAGTAGCACGTTGGCGTGTGTCCATGATTTCAATCAGACTGCGATATTTGTCCTCGTACCAGTCCAGTTCGTCTTGGTTGGCACCTTGAGTGCGTTCATGTTTGATACGTGCAATGCACAGTCGATCAATTAGTTCTAGTACAGGTAAAAATTCCATTGTAAGCCTTTGTTACATGTATTTTATGACACTACAATGCACAAGTCAAGTTTCTTGTGGCCTGTCCCATTGACCAGATCCTTGCCAATTTAATTCAAAGTTAGTAGATTTATTGTCCCAGTCATCAGCTACGAGTTTGTAATCAAATTTGGCACTCCAGTTCCCATCAAGATCAATTTTGAAGTCGTAAGTGGCCCAGAACTCATGTCCACCGCCTAATGGATACCTAAGGTATCCGTATTCTTTTTTGTCTTCTTCGGGATCAAATCTAATAGTGATATTAAACGGCCCCATACCCAACCAAAGCACACGTAGCAAAGCCCAGACTTCGTTTACCAAAGTATCGGCAACTGGATTTATATTGACCTTGATAACTTCGTAATCAAAATCTGGCTCCCACGGAATCTTATTTTCGGCCCAGTTCTTGGGGTCTGAATCAAGAGTGTACTGAGATTGTAAACCGGAATATGTTATGTTATTAGTGTGCTGAAAATAGTCTCTATGGGTTTTATGATTACGAAATCTTTCCAACAGAATGTTACTGAACTTAAATCGCAAAAATCTATGAAACACAGTATTGCGCATATCAGTTGTATGCCAGCCCCATGACCAATCTGAATCAGACACTCCAAATTTATCACGCTCAGTGTCTAACGGTGTGTTTACGCCTAGCCCGCATGTGCCCATGCTTTGCTGTCCCATTCCCGAGTTTCTCAAACGCCACAGCATGGTAAGACTTTCTGCCACATGCTTTATTTCTTCTCCGGGAAATCCAGTAAACCATGTGGCAAAATTATTGTACATGCCCAAGGATGCAAAATCTTCAAAATTTTGTTCAATCCATTCTGTCTTGCACTTTTTCCTCATGAGGTCCAAGGTATGCTGACTTCCTGATTCTACCCCAAATGCAAACCCCAAAGCACCTGCTCGTTGCATTAGTTGCCAGGTATCCCGATCAATGCGGCCATCAATTCTTGCATAGCCCGTCCAAGTCACACGTATTTTTCTGTCTATCAAGCCTTGGGCAAATGCCTCGAGTTCTTTTAAATTGCCGTTGAGTAGACTGTCTATAAAATAGACCGAGTGTATTTTTTGTGCTCGATACACAGTTTCAATTTCATCTAGTACTCGATGCGACTGTCTTGCTCGAAATTTCCAAAACGTTGTTTCGTTACAGTACGCACAACTGGCAATACATCCACGTGAAAACTCACATGTAATTCCTTTTGATTCATATAATGAAATGTCAAAGTCTGAGTAATCGGCAGGTGGCATTGAGTCAAGATCTACTCTTTGATCTCGAGATTGTGTTATCACATGAGGTAGTACTCCCTGGGGATTCTCATAGTGTTCCAGCAGTTGAACCCACAACAGCTCACCTTCACCTGATATAACATGATCAGCTGCGGTGAGATCTGTAACTATTCCTTGAGTGGCGCTGGCTCCTCCATACACAATGATCACTCCGGGCAGTAGTTCTCGTAAACGAGTTGAGATATACTGAGCGCAGCAATTGTTGGTGTACCAAATAGAAAATCCAATTATAGTAGGTTGATATTCTACAATCTCGTTAATTTTTTGATCTAGTAGATGCACAATTGTTGGATGTATGTGCTCACTATAGTATGGGTCTTGCCACTTCCAATCTGCGTATGCGGTCCAGTACTCTTGCGGACCATTATGATAGCAATGTATATTGATATCCCAGGTCTTTGTTTTGAACCCCATGTGACTACTTAATGCAGCCATTCTAGCAACTCCGTAAGGAGGAGAATTTGTGGCCCACTCGGGTGCAATAACCAATGCCACGCGATTGACCCGGTTGGCCTCGGTTTCTTGTAACAATACTTCTGTCAGATTTTTTTGTTTTCGACTAGGCACAGTATCTTTTTTGATCTGTTGATTTGCCTGTAAAAACATTTCAGTAACTTGTGAATGTATATCAGTAGTTACTGCACTAAACACAGGTGCCTGTGTTGTTTGAATTGGTATTACTTTGCGTGGTTCGTCCATGCAAATACTTATGGTGTTATGTTTTCTTCAGGAGATACATGGTTACTTCTGCGCCTGATACCTTGACCAGTTCTTGTGGGTATTTGTTGCAGTCACCCCAACGTTCGATACCCTTGACTCCCACCATCTTGGGATTGAGTTTGGATACTGTGCCCACATGCATGTTATTGCTACGTGGATACACTACACAGTCGCCAAGTTCCAAGGCCTGGCCAAACAAGTCTGAGTGTTGAACAGGAGTTTTTGTTGTTTTCATGCTACTTGCCATTTCTTTTGGTCCAGGCAGTGACAGTGTACACAAAATCGATTTTGTCGAGCCCAGATTGAAATGTTACTGCTTTCTACGGCACTCCACTTGGTCCAGGTGTGCCAGTTGAATCGGCACCAAAAGCTGGTCACAGCAGGCGGCAAATCTTGCAGTGTTCTAAATGTGTTGAGTTTTTCGTTCATAACCATGAGTCGCATGTCCACTGGTTAAGATAACGCATACTTGCGTTGAATGAGCCAAAATGTCGAGCATAAAAAGTATCGTACGCATGTTTCCACTTCTTTTGAACAGGCTCGGGGCTATGACAAGCAAGATAGTGAAGATTACCAAACTGCTTGCTGATAGTTCGTTTGTTAAGTTTGTACCCTACTGGATACCATTCTACACGACTTTGCCAATTATAACTGCCCAGCACAGCACCGTGTCGACGGCGTTCACGCATTATGCTCCGGGTAGTCATGGCAGAACTGGGGCGGAATCGATTAGGTATTTTGTTCATAGCAAGTGGGGCAAAGTGCGTTACGGTTGGGACCACCTTGTGGGCGAATGGCAGTTTGGCACTGCCCACAAAGTACGAAAGCCTGGGTATAAATGTAGCCCGGTTTGGCAGGCAGGATAGGTTCCCAAGAGCCATCGGGCAGTTGGGAGTATCCTAGGATGGGTTGATCTAGGGTAGTCATTCTTCAACCCCAAAAATGGTCGTTAATTTTGTTACTACCGCGAGTGTATTCTTCCGATGCTAAGTCACTAGTACGGCATTCTTCTGTCCACAATGCCCAGATGCATTCTTTCACAATCAACTCGGCGAACTTTTCTTTGTCAAAGATCCAGCCTTCGCCACTATTAGATGTTGGCTCAATATAAGTTGTAGCCTGTTCGGCAAGTTCTTTAATTCGTTCGTTCATTCTTCAACTCCGAAATGTTTCTTTAAACTTATCAGCCAGTTCGGTGAATGTAATCGCCCGACCTGTAGTATAAACAATGTCAAAACTATCATTCACAATGTAATATTTGTTGCGATCACAATTTACATATTCACCGGCACTGTCGGTATAAACCTGTCGCATTTGTTTAAATGTGCTATCCACAACACCGTCAAGCATGACTCGGGTGGTAATTTTACGCTTGTTCATTCTTCAACTCCGAAATGTTCTTTAATCTGTTTAGCAATCCAAGGTGCCTGCGGTGCCATCAATAATCCAGTATCAAATTCCTTCATACAAATATCGATACATTCCCTAACAATCAACTCGGCGAACTTTTCAATGTCTGAGATTTGGCAATCAACAGTGTCAGTTCCGGGAAACAAAATAGTAGATTTTGTTTTGATAAGTTCTCTAATTCGTTCGTTCATTCTTCAACTCCAAAATGTGATTCTAATCTGCTGACAATGTCCGGAGCCACAACATCAGCATCCCATTCATTCTTAAAAATTATGGATGGATGGTCCTTACATTTTTTAATACATTCCCGAACAATCAACTCGGCGAACTTTTGTTCAAACAATTTGTCACGCTCTAAGTTAGCACTCCAATGAGTTTCATTCTCCCAAGCATATTGCCTAGCCTCAGCGACAAGTTTCAAAATTCGTTCGTTCATCATTCAACTCCAAAATGTTCTAAAATCTGTTCTCGGGCGGCGCCTAGCACAGCACTATCTCCACCATCAACATCTTCCAAGTTAGTATTGCTGGCAATGGCAGCACATTCCCGAACAATCAACTCGGCGAACTTTTTATAATCAAACTCGGGAGCCTGATAACACTCAATGGCAAGTTTTTCAATTCGTTCGTTCATATCAGTTCTCCTGTAGCATCGTTGACACAGCCGAGGTAGACTGCCTGATAGTTCCATTCGTATGGATCATGCAGTCTGTTGTGATCCACGATCCACGCATCGGCTTGTTCTTTAGTGTCAAACTCACGCTCTGCCTTGACCTTGTGCAGGTTGGGCAGATCCTGTTCTACGGGGTGGACTTGGACGATGTGTACAAATTTTGTCATTTCAACTCCTTATGCAACACCACGGACATCTGTGTTCAAGTTGGGCTTCATGCCACGGATCAAACCACGCTCCAGGTTGTGGGCTTCGGTCTTGCCGCGCACCACAGCCAAAACACGCACAGTAAACTCGCCAACACCACGCTCGCGCATGGTTTCGTACAGCATCCAGCTCTTGTCTTCGCTACGTGAGCGATACAAGTGCTTGCGGCAACGAGTCATAACACTCAGCTTCACAGTGCTGGCAGTCTTGGCAGTAACGCCGATGTAAAAGTCAGCGCCGGACTCAATCATGTAAATGATATGAGTACGATCTGTACGCTTTTTACGGGTTACTGTTTTTGTGTTCATGTGTATATTATAGCAAATCGAGCATTTTTGGTCAACCGTTTTTGCACATGAAAAAGGTAGTACTTTTGTAGTACTACCAGATGTATACTTTAGCTTACTTTTTGTATTTCTGCACGCCAGTAGCACTCAGGATCGCCGCCAGTTTCCCAGTGAGCTTTATAGGCTTTGGCTTCTTCTAGTGTAGTGTAAAAACGAGTGTCATCAGGGTCAACTCGTTGTGCGCCACAATCATATTCAGTCACTGTAACTTTATACAGTCCGGAAAGTTTGACTTCTGCCATTATGGGCTCCTTTCGCCTGGGTTATCAACTACTACAATTACAGTATAAGCGATCTGGGTTTTTTGGTCAACCAAATTATGCTAGGCTTGCGATCCACTTTTCCACGTTGCCGTACAGGTTGATCATCATGGAATCACGGCTGCTGAAAACCATCAAGCTGGTCATTTTTTTGTTGTCCACCATGTAGTAGGGTGCAGTGAGATACTGGTCCAGGCGGAGATAGATCCAAGGAGGTATGCCTTGTTTTGCAAAATCAAACTGCCAGTATTCAATGTCCAAGTCGTTGACCAAAGCAGCGTATCCAGCCCAGGTCAATCTTAACCCGCCAGTGGGTCTGGTGTCTTGCCACCAAGACACCAGAGCTTCGCCGATAGACGGACGAGTGTCTGGGGGCAACAGACTCAGAAACTTTTCAGTGTACTCAAGGCGCAACATCAGGGTACACCTGCTGTCCCTGAGTTAACAATACTACAGTGAACTTGTCTGTTTTGAATTGTACGTTGAGTTTCTTGGCCAAGTTCTTGGCATGCCCGGGGTTGGAGAACGAAACCTTTTTGTACTTGGGACCTGGATACTGAGTCAACAAGTTTGATGTCTTTAGATTGATAGCCTTGCCATTAAAGAACACAGCCCATACACCTTCACTGGCCAGCACTTGCTCAGTCTTATAAGTAGCTTTTTGTGTGTATTCAACAAGAATTTGTGGTTTGGGTCTCGACATCATTATCTCCGTACTTTATTTATCCTATAAACTAGGGAGTTTTAAAGGTTCCGCCTTGCATTTCCACTTGCACTACTTGTTCCTCCGCCACGGGCTGTGAACGAATCTGTTCCAGTGTAAACAACAACTTGGTGATGTCTGCATGCAGGTCACGTGCATCACGCATGCTCATGGTCAAGTCACGTTGCCCGCGACTTTCGGCTGCTTTGATAGCATCCACAAATCTATTGATATGTAAACTCATTTGTTAAACTCCATGTTTCAATTCTTTGATCATTCTATCACGCCACTGGATGGCATCTTCTTCGTAATCAAAATGCGGGCTGAGTTCAGAATCTTCGTTGAGGTCATCCACCCAAACCCAGCAGTCGTTGTATTCGTCATTGATAAGCTTCATTCGTCATCCTCAGGTAACATTTGGTCCACTATCTCTTCTGAATCAAAAAATGTTGTGACTTGATATTCTGTATCACCTATGCGATAACAACTGGTCCAACTGTTTTGATTGTTTGATTCTTCAAACGGTTCAAGCAGGGCCAGCATGGTCATCACATGCTCGCGCTCTTGACCTGTAAGTGTGCGACGTGGTGATCCCATGATCTTTCGCAAGAACTGTTTGGCTTCCGCAGGCGTCCAACTGGCCTGAGTCTCACGGATAGCTGCCCAGTCTGCATCTGTCATGGGGCGTCTTCGATTCATTGCTTTTTCAAAAACGGCTTCAAGTCTGGCGGAGTCCAGCCCAACGGCTTCAGAACTTTGCCGTCTTCACGCTTGCGAACTTTGCCCGTTTCCTTATCAACTTTAGCAAAGTTAGTTGACATAACTTCTTTCCAAGCACCTTCGCCATCCATGCCTGCTGAGTGGATAGCGCCGATTGTTACAACAAGAATGTCCAATAGGGCATCGAGAGTTTCCACCATGTCGACTGGTCCGACTTGATCTCCAGTTGATGTATCAATGCCTTGTGCCACTAGTAACTCTAAAAATTCTTCTTTGATAAGTCCTAGATACATTTTGAATTGTGCTTGATCTCCTGTGACACTTTGGTCACAAGCAGTCATAAATTTTTCTTGATCACGAAACGGATTTGTCATTTGCTTCTTCTTTGGAGTGGAAAGGGCCTTGATATGTGTAGCGTTGCAAGGTGATTAGTTTGGGGTTCTGTATCTGTTTCCAGTTACGGTGTTGCTTGATTGAATACCATCCAGCAGCATACCATGACTTAGATTTAGTGTCTCTAGTAAACAATGGTAGTCGATGTTTCACATCCCAGATAGGATTGTAAACTCTGCCATCAACTTCGTAGCCATGTACTTGAGTTTGCTTGGTTTTACTTTGTTTTTCCAGCTTTTCAAACTCTACTTTTTCCAGGCGGCTAAGCATAGGGATGGTTTTATAACTAGCAGTCCGATTACGAATAGTAACTTGATAACCATCTGGACCAGCAACAATGTTGCCAACCTTGCGGTCATCCTGCTTGAGAATCCAATACTGCTTGTCCACTACTGGTTTTGCTAAGATCATCTAATACTCCTTGATATGTTTTGTTCATCCAACGTCCCACAGCTTCAGCTTGATCACTGAGCTTGGTGAGTTCGTACTTGCCACAGAAGCGCAAAAAGTGCGCTCCTACCATGCCAATGTCACGGTGCGAAATTTGTTCACGGATGCAAGCATCCACCACGTCCTTGATGTCTTGTGGTTGTGCAGTCAAGTCAATCAACATTGAGTTGCGCTCGTAGTCTTCAGTTACCTTGTGCTCTGCACTTTCATGATCAACCCAGCGCTGCAACATGAGATTGTTCCACGCATAGCCTTTGCGACCACGATCTGCAAATGCTTCAGTCAAGCCCACACTGTTCTTGGTGCCTTTAATACGCACACCTGGATAAGCACTAAACACGTTGTCACCCGGATCACCACGCATACACTTCAAAAACAACACCCATTCAGGATAGTCCACAGGCGTTTCGAAGTTGGCGTCAGCTTTGCCAACCTTGATCTTGCTGTTGCTTTCGATTGTGAAACTCATTTTCTGGCCCTTGCCATTGCGCACGCCATCCACAGTAAACAAGTGATCATTGATGCCATTGTAGAGTCGAACATTGGGAGCCACCAACTGAACAAAATCTGAATCTGTGCTTACGATTGTGTGCTCATCTTGGGGGTGTAGTGCAATCCAACGTGCAATGATGTCGTCAGCTTCGCCTGTGGGGCAACGGATAACGCTACAGTTGGTCTTTGCAGCCAGATATTTAGTCAGCTCATCATAGGTTTCCCAAAACAGCTTGTCTTCTTCTGCTTCTGTTTCGTTCATTTTACCACGGGCTACTGCACGGTTGCCTTTGTAGGGCTTGTATGCATCTTTGCGCCATGACCGACCTTCTAGTGCGAACATCACGTGATCGCACCCTAGATCACGTGCTACTTTGTTGGCGCTCATAATAGTCAAATGCAGTGCGATTCCCAACTTGGTCCATGTGTCTGCAGCACGATGGGCTTGATGCCGCGCACGAAAGAACATGTTGCTAGTATCAATTAACAGGTATTTCATCTGGTCTTAGTAGTTGGTTGCGTTTAATGTATTGTAACAGGTATTCGCCCCAAAAGCAATGGGCATCTGGCCCAAAATGCCAACTATCTGGTGCGACTGTTTTGAACCCATGATTTTTAAGTATACTATTGTATGTGTTTTCTGCTGAATAAGGGTGTATGTAACTGGCACCCCAGTCGTATTGTTTTGATACTCGATCAAAGTGACTGTTGCCATTAAACATCACATGCCTAATACCTTGTGCTTCGAGCTCTTGATGAAACTGCCAAATTTGTTCGTGTGCTTGTTCTGTACATTTTTTCCAGTCAATATTGGATACAAACTCCTTGTAACGTTGTTGGTAGTGTTCAGGAACCTGATCAATGCCACTAGCATTCACCTGTAGCCACCCAGCGTCACCATCAAACCATTCTTCACGTTCCCATGTTGACCATTGTATTACTAAAAATACATCTTTAACATCATGTTGATCTAGTAACCAACGTCGGGTAGTACGCATTATGCGACGATTGGATCCGCCAGCTTGAGCATCACAGTACAACGCAGCAAACAACCAATTGGCCAATTCACAACCAAAGCTGGCCTTCTCATTGTCAGGATGCGGGCGCTGTCCTAACCCCCAATAGAATTCGTCATCGAATGCCCAGGCATGTGGATTAACACATTCGGCAGCGGCTGCATGACTATCGCCGTTTACATACAAAATTGTCATTCGTGATAGGCTGGATTGGGGACTTCAAGTTCAAACACAAGATAGTTGGACCTTGGAGTAGCAGTGTCTTTGAGAACTTCTAGGGTTCTGCTATGTTCGGCTTCGTCCCTGGTGACATAAAAACCTGGACCATATTGTATGTGGCTAGTACCAGGTACATACACATAAGTCATTGACAACCCAGTCTGCTTGATCAGTGAATAGACCTTGAAAGTCTTAGGCGGCTTGAGTGGTTCCACGAGTCTGATCCTTTTCTACCTGTGCTGCTGCCACACGTTTGCGCAGGCTGGAACTTGAGAAGCTGTGATCACGCTTGTTGAACACATGGTGAATGCCGCGCCCCGCACCTTCGTTGCGTCCTGTGAAGTTGGTATCTTCATACTCTACTCCCAAGATTCGAACGTCGATGGGCAAAATCAAGATCAAGTCAATAAGGTCCTGTTCAGTACTGTACACAACAACTTCGTCCACATAACGACATGCAGCTAGCTGAAGTTGTCGTTCAACAATACTTTGTATGGGTCGATTCTTGGTATCAGGTCTGTCAATTGTGGGATCAGTTTGTAATCCGCAGATAAGATAGTCACAATGATTTTTAGCTTCACTTAACATAGCGATATGACCTGCATGCAACATATCAAAGGTCGAGAAAGTGATACCAATCTTTTTGCCTTGATCTTTGAGTTGTTTGATGTGATTTAAAATCATGACACCTCACTCCGACCGCCACCAATATCCGTGCTCTTGACCCATACGCCACTTTTGCGCATGGCCTGTTCTTGTTCCCATGTCTCCATAACCACGTGTCTGCAAACATTCTGGAACCAACGGTCCACAATCTCAGCGTCAGTGTCTTCGGGTTTCATCATGTAGCCAGCCTTGACCAGTCTTGCTACAAAGATATCATTCCAGTCTAGTTCAAATGCACCTTGGTGCAAGTTGTTGGGATCAATATCCATTCGGATCATGGCCACATAAGGCTCTTTGTTTTCTGTGGCAATATCCTTGGCAGTCTTCTCGGACTTTTTAGGTGTCTTGGTTTTTGGTGGCGCAGCAATTTTGTTCCAGTCAATGGCCTGCTCTTGTGCAGGACTCAGTTTTTTCTTTAACCAATCAAACATATTATTTGCCCCATCCATTACCCCAGAGATCCACATGCAATCTTGGAGTATACCAGTAACCTCGCTTGAGTGCTTCATCTGCAACGTGAATTCTGTTGCTGTCGTACACACTAACTACACCGCCCACAGGCATCACAAACACCGGACCACCAAATCCACGCAGTCGATATTCGTCTGTCACAAGATCCAGTTCAGTAAAGTCTTCAACTTTTTCAACTACAAACTTGAGATAGGTTACACCGTATGTTTCATAGTCCCATATGATGTCGGGCTTGATGGCATCTTCATATTTCTCCCCAGATACTGACAGTTTGGGACTGACACTGAATGTAATTTCTCCCATCCAGTTAGCAAGATACTGTTTGAATTCTCTGCTGAGTTCTTGAGTGCCATTGGTTTCAAATGTGATATGTCGTAAGCCACGTTCATGCAGTATGTCCAACAGTTCTGGATATGCACGTTGCCACCCCAGTAATGGTTCACCACCTGTGATAACCAAATGCACAGGATTGCCATTGGGTTGCAGCCAGTTGCCATGCGGTAGTATCTCGGCCATTTTTGCCACAAGTTCATCTGTGGTGTATGTGGGGCTCAGATGTTTGAATGCAGGATGCCACGATGCATACGAATCACAACCGGTGTCTACCAGAGGCAATTCTTCAAATGTTTTATACAAATGCACAGTTTTTGCCACTTCGTCTGCACCTGTGCTTTTTTCGCCAGGCTTACAGCCAAAACCTGAGCAGGTAAAATTACAGCCAAACATGCGCAAAAATATTGATGGCACGCCAACATAGCGTCCTTCGCCTTGTGCTGAATAAAATAGTTCGCTTACTTTAAATTTCATATTGTTCCTATAGTCTTGTTACTGTTGAAATGCCAGACCTATTAGGGTCTTTGCGTAAATTGATTGTTTCTTCATGCATTATAGCACGAGTTTCCGCAGTTGTCACCCAGCCCGGCAATACTGCATCCAGATAAGCCAAGTGCTCGTCGGGTGTGGGATGCGGATCTTCAATCTGTTTGAATCCTGCAGGATACAGTACTTCTTGGTAACTGGGCAGAATTGAATCCAGTACGTCTGCATACACTGACATCACGTCTTGAGGTTCTCCTGGATTAGTTTCACATCTTGTGCCTAATTTAAGATTGGCCAGGCTTAGAAATCGCCAATTTAAATCTGGCCTGGCCTCTAACAATGCCTTGGCGCCCTTGATAAACGCAAAGTCACGTATAACATAGCCGCGCTCGTCCACATGAGTTTTTAAGTATTCAGAACGGTATATAGGAGTAGTGAACATTCCACCTATAGTATTCCATCGATTGTTAACATACCAGTCATCACGCATAAAAGTAGACCAACATATAATCACCGTGTCGCCTGAGCCAAAGCGGTGGCGTTGATCGGCCTCCATGAGACTGTTGAATATGTAATGATTGCCACCACCGCTTTGTCCCCAGTTCTGAAATTCATCAAACTCGGGAGCAAGGCAGTCGGCCCAGGTACTCCAACGGTAGTTGGTATAACTGCAACCAAATGTGAATAGTCTCGACAATATTATTCCTTGTTATAGATAGTCTTCCAGTGCTCAATCATCTCGTCCATGAGCGTCTCGAATGTATACTTAGGCTTCCATCCCAGTTGAGTTACCAACTTGGTGTTGTCCCCACGCAGGTATGGCAATTCTTCAGGTCGCAAGTATTTAGGATTTTGAACCACATGGTTCTGATAATCAAGTCCCAGTTTGGTAAACACATATTCGCACATGTCACGAACAGATCTAGTAATACCAGTTGATACCACAAAATCGTCAGGCTTGTCTTGTTGCAAAATCATGTGCATGGCTCGCACATAATCATAGCTGTGGCCCCAGTCACGATAACTGTCCATATTACCCATCTCTAGTTGGCTGCTCAAGCCCATTGCAATTTCTACAGCGCCCTTGACCACTTTGTTTGTGACAAAGTTTGAACCACGCCGTGGGCTCTCATGATTGAACAAGATACCATTGCTAGCATGCAATTTGTATGCATTACGATAGTGGTGTACCATGTTGTATGCAAATACCTTGGTGCAACCATACGGACTTACAGGCCTCATAGGGGTAGTTTCTCGTTGATAGTTGTCAGCGTCAACACTGCTGCCAAACATCTCACTGGAACTAGCTTGATAAAAACGTGCGTTTGGAACTACAGTTTTGTAGGCGTCCAGAATGTTAACAACACCAAGCGCATTTACTTGTGTGGTAAACTGTGGAATGTCGCTGCTGATACGTACATGACTTTGTGCGCCTAGATTATAGATTTCATCAGGCATGAACATACGCAAGGCACGTTCAAGACTGCTTTGATCTGTTAGGTCGCCGTACTCAACTGATACTGGCAAGTCGCCAATACGATCTTTTTGATGTTCAACTGTGCTGTTGCGTCGAATAATACCAGTGACATGATATCCTTGTTCCAACAGGTGCTCGGCCAAATAGCTGCCGTCTTGTCCTGCAATACCTGTGATAAATGCTGTTTTCATTGTTAAATTCCTAGTTCTAGTAGTGTACGACTTTTCATGTTGTTTGTCAACTCTATCATGACCTGTGCAACATAATCTGGAGATAAACTTGGCCCTGGACGGCCGTTCAACATCTTGGTGTTGACTCTTGGTGGATGGACAAGACCAATGTTGACATTGGTTCCTGCAAATATGTCTTCTGTGCTTTGCCACAAGTTGTGCAAGGCTGATTTGCTAGCAGCATACAAAATTGAATTGCGGCGCGGCTGATTGTGAGTAGTAGAACCCACTAACACTATCTGCACCTGTGCATCAGTGTGCTCAAGATAGTACTTGACGATAGCCCAGTTGCTACCAAAATTGGCGTCAAATACATCACGATAACTGTTTTGGTTGGTGCCTAATACTCCAATGCAGTTAAAGATCCAATCAGGCTTTGTGTCTCTGATGATATCAGCAACTTGTTGTTCCAGCTGCTCAGAACCACAATCTAGTTGTTCACGACCAATAGCTGTGACCACGTGCTGTTGTTGTTCAAGCGCTAGGCACAATGCAGAGCCAATTCCTCCACCTGCACCAAATACCAATGCTTTCATTTGATCTTCTCCGAATCTGCTGCCGAACCGTTGTAGGGTCCGTTTTTGATTTCATAGATAACTGCATCTGGTGATACTACTGTAAAGTTGTGTCCTCCTCGATACAATACCATACAATCACCGGGGCCAAGATCAACAGTGGTTACTAGACTGTGATCAAAGTCAAGTATCTGTGCAGACAATGTGCCAGAGATTACTATCCAAGCTTCGCTTGTTCCGTGGGTAGTACGCACCTGTGGCAAATGCGTGTGTGACAAAACAGTTTTGCCTTGTGGCAAGTTCAATCGACTTACTTGCAGTATTTCCTTGGCATCAGAAGCATCCTCTCGACCTAGTCCGGAAGAGGACACTACTGAAGCCAGCAACTGTGTGGGATAGCATTTACTGCATACTTTAAGAGTCATTCTGCAACAATAGATTGTATTTTGTTGTTTTGATCCAGAGTCATATTGAACTGAACCATTTGACTGTTTATGTCATTGGCCTTGAGTTTTACCCAAGGATCTTGTTTGCCAGATTTTACACTTTCCCACCAAGCTGTACTTTGCCCTTGTGCTTGAAGATAAGTTGCAATTTTTTCAGAATCCGTCATGCGTTTGAGACTATTCTCGGGATGATGAAAGTCTGCTGGATCGTGCGGTTTACCCTCGAGGCAAGTACGACCTTTGAATGTAGCATCTGAATTGTTGCCAGTAAGATCGTGCCGATCATGTGTAACATCGATATCCACAATTTCTATCAGGTCCATCATGTACCCAATCTGGCTGATCCATGCGTCAATCATCTGATGGCCAGTCAAGTACCCTAGCAAATCGATCCAGGTGCTAGGCACAATAGGAAAGATACTATAAGGATGTTCATTGTGAGTGTGTATCTTCAAGACTTTTAATTGTCCGTTGTGCTGTTCAACAACTTTGTCCCAGCCTTGCGTGGTCATAAACGCATCGTCGTTCCAGATAAACACCCAGTCAGCATCAGCATGCTTGGCCAAATGGTTATAGTATTTGTGAATATTTACATAGCCCAAACGATCAAACTTCATGGCCACAAAGTTGATGTTTCGTTGCTCAAGGGCTGGTCGCAAGTTGGTATCAAAGTGTTCCAGCGCCGCAGTGTCGTCACGATCAAAGCCCAACAGCAGTTGGATTTTGCTGGGATCGGCAGCAGTGTCGATTATGCTGTAAACGCTGCGGTCCAGTGCAGTGGTTCTACCACGGGTTGGCAATAGAACTGCAATGCTGTGCTTTTTTGTCATGCTTTGTTCACTATATTATTGATGTAATAGGACATCTCTTTTCTGAGAGCATCTATTATTTTTTCTTCTACCACGATAGGTTCGCCTTTGACAACTTCGGGGGAATATTCCCAGGTTGCAATTTTTACAGATTTACCCTCGTGTTCACCGGCGATAGTTATTTTCATGCAAACAAGTCCTCATTCCATTCACGATGGCCTTCTCGGAACGCCATGTTGGCTTGTGTTTCACGCACTTCTACACGGTAGCACCATAGGCGTTTGGCTTCTCCAGGACCCCACAGCTCGGGAATGTAAACGCCGTTCACATACTTGTACAGCATGTCAGCAAGTCCTTCACAGCCCAGTCTAGGTAACACAACTACCTTGGCCATGTTCTTGGCTACCAACAGATTGTAGGTCTCCATCTCTGGGTCATCTTGTGCCACAATCAAAGTATGATCAAACTGGCTCTCTAGGGTCTTTTTAAGTTCTTTGAGTCCACCATAGTCAGCTGCCCAATTTCGAACATCTAGATCGTTAGTGCCAAAGTAGAACTTCATTGAGAAGCTGTAGCCATGAATAAGATTACAGTGTGAGTCAGCACGCCATTGACGGTATGCGCAAGGAAATGCATCTACATATTCCTTGGTTGAAGTAAATTTATATTGTACGGGTTCGAGTTTTGCCATTGTGTTCTCCTATGTCATTATAGCATAGGCAGCAGAGTTTGTATAGCGGGAGTGATGCCAAAAGACCGCTGAGACCGTTACTTATCGCGGCGCAAAGTCCTGTTGCAGTTTGATGTTGTCAAAGAATTCCTTCTTGACACTTTGGTCATCTTTGAAAGCGCCTCTTAGGACTGTGGTCTGTGTAAGACTACTGTGAGCCATAATACCACGATTCTCGCAGCATCCGTGGGTAGCTTGGATATAAACAGCCACGTCCGTGGTCCCAGTTGCAAATTCGATTTCTCGAGCAATATCCATACATAGCTCTTCCTGGAGAGTACCTCGTCTTGCACACCATTGGGCAATCCGTGTGTACTTTGAAAGACCAATGAGTTTAGGACCAGCAATGATTCCAATATAAGCAACACCCGTAACAGGTTGATGATGGTGCGAGCACATGCTCTTAAGCTCTGAACGCACAACCAGCATACCGTCGTATGCTCCGTCCGTATCGTTTGGGAAAGCCGTAGCATTAGGGCTCGATTCATATCGACCAGACATGATTTCATTGTAGTACATCTTGGCAAGCCTTCGCGCCGTGCCCTTGCTATTTGGATCATTTTCTCTGTCAATCAGTAGTGTGTCTAGCACCTTTTCAAAAGCCTCAGTGGCCTCATTGATCAGTTCTGGCTTGACATTGTCATCAACATAGTCGCTGATGTTGTCTCCTGCCCAGAAGCGTTTGTTATCTTGTTTCATTCGATCGCGGATAACTTGCGATAGATTTTTACTTGTGTCCATTTTTTCTCCGATGTTGAAGCAGTGGATTGCTTTTGTTAATTGTAATGTATTTAGATCGCAAAGTCAAGGTAATATGGTTATCTTGCGTAAATCTGGATATGATACATGCACAGGTTTGGGGTTGGTTTCCTTGATACCCTCTAGCATAGCAAGACCTTGTACAGCTTCTTCCGGAGTGGGCTTGTAGTGATAGCCTACCCGGAATGTTTGTTGTTCTTGCCATGGTGATATATTTAGATCGCGTCCGTCATAGCGTTGCAAAAGTATCTCATGGTAGGCCGTTGGATCATCTAACAATATAGCACCACCGCGTCCTATGTGCAAGGGCTTGGTGTGCCCAAAACTCAAGCACTGCATCTGCCCTGCCCGGTACATGTTCTTTTCAAGCCGTCGGGCACTATCCCAAATTCGAGTAAATTCAAACTTGTATTCGCCAGTCCACTGTTGCCGTTGTGGCAAATGATCTGGATAATATTCATAAGTGATTCCCAGTTTGTGCATGGTCATCGGAACGCTCAAATATGTATAAGGAGTAAATGTACACTGCTCGACTCGATCATACCGCAAGCACAGTTCGATAGCATGTGTGCAGCAATCAGTCATGATAGCATACGGTGCGCCAGTGAACTTGGCCAGGGCTTGTTCAAACCTTAGAATTTTATCAAACATACCAGTTCCATGCGTGTTGAATCATGGTGTCTAGGTTATGTTGTTGCCAGGTACCCGCAGCCTTTGCAAATTTGTCTGCACTAGCGCTGAGTATAGGAGGATCGCCTGCACGTTGCTGTCCTACTACCACGTTGACTGTTTGACCAGTCACTCGCTCAGCAGCAGCAATTATTTGTCGATTGGTAGTTTCTTGATTGGAACCAATATTGTACACACCTGCTGGGACCATTCGATCCAAGGCAAGAATATGTGCTTTTGCAATATCTTCCACGTGGATGTAATCACGTACACAGGTACCATCAGCAGTGGGATAGTTATCGCCGTACAATGTGAATTCTCGGCTGTCACGAATACTTTCTAGCACTCTAGCAATCATGTGTGTGGCACCAGGCTCTTGACCGTGTCGACCTTGACTATCAGCACCACACGCATTGAAGTAACGGAATGCCACATAGTCAAGCCCATATGCACGATGATAACTTTCTAGAATCATTTCTGTCATCAGCTTTGATTCACCATAGGGACTGATAGGTTCCTTAGGATCAACTTCGTGACACGGAGTCATGATAGGCTCACCATACACTGCTGCACTAGAGCTAAAGATAAATCTAGCTCGCGGCACAGCAGCCATCATGATGTTCAACAGGTTCATGGTCTTGACCACGTTGTTGTTGTAATAATCGCTGGGTGCTTTAATACTAGGACCAACCAAGCTGGTGCCTGCACAATGTACAATGGCATCTGGTCGGACTTCAATCAGCTTACGGAATGATTCGTCGCTGTCAAAATCTGCCTGCACAAAGTTCATTACACCTTGCAAGTGGCTGGGCAAAGGTCTACGATCAATGCCTAGGACTGTGTGTCCGGCGTCTGTTAACTGCAATGCAATTTGGCCGCCAATGTATCCAGCGGCTCCTGTTACTACTACATTCATTTCTCAACCTTTACAACTTGATATTTTTCGTGAGCAACATGGTCACGATATCGATTGCCTGCCCGGTTCCATTGCTCACCGTTACCAGTAACAATATCAACAACGCGATCCACGGTGGCATTGTTCCAATCGCTAATAAGTCCCATGTTGTGATGTGGCTCGCGAAGCAAGTTTTGCATCTTGTGGTAGGCATCATCTATGCTCCATGGAACATAGAGCCGGTTAGGATCATTTGCAAAAGTTTCAGGAAAGCTACGATATGCAGGGTAAAGAACATTGCACCCCACAGTGTCGGCTTCGGATACAGTGTTAGATACCCAGTCTTGAAGAGCACAATTAAAGAGAACACGAGTATCGTTAAGTAGATCATAGTACTGATTCTTGTTCAAGTTATCATAGATTTTAAGCTTGCCTTCTGCCTCCATACGGCGGGCTCTCTCCACAAACTCTTGATTGTTAGATCTAAGTGGGCCGCCTGAGTAAATTGCAAACTCACAGGGTTCTGTGGTAAGCTCGCTATACATTTCAATAAGGTCCATGAAAAAGCCAGGTTGTTTTTCTTGGTCAAAGCGGGCTGCAAAACCCACCCTCCGGGGACGCGAGCCAAACGCACGGATTTTTTCCGATCCACCAATACGCTCAAGAACTTCATCTTTGCCGAACGCCAGCCCTGATATGTTGTAGATCGGAGCAGTCCATCCAGCGATGCGCATGTGCGCAACCATTTCTTCGTTGGTTGCAAGGACACCACCTGCGCTGAACGCAACGATTTCGTTAACCATCTTTTCATACAAATCCATCCACTTGCTCATGCCCCAAACATGTACAAAGTCATCGGGATCAATGGCTTGTGCCAAACAACGCACATAGATCTTTGGAACTTGATCTCGGGGAATCTGATTGATAATGTAACCAAGACTTTCGAAGCCCGGCTGGAACATGTCTTCAAAGTAGATCACATCTTCGCCAGTAACATCACCGTTTTTCATCAGCTGAACCAAGTTCATCATTTGGCTCATTGAGAAATAGCTGCGACCGTGTGCGTCCAACACCTGTCCGACACTGATAGCTTGTGTGTTGTCAATTGTGGTGCCGGGAACATAAACCACGTCCAGGCCACGACGATCAAACACACGTCGATTCCACTCAGTTAGCTGTAGTGTGTATCGTTCTTGATAGGCTTCCAGGCCCATGTAAAACAGTTTTCTCATTTTAATCCTTGTATTTTGGTTCGGTACGTGGCCTTGAGTTGATTCAGCATATCTTGATCAACTTGAGCTGCCATTGCTTGTGCAGCCTTCAAGGTGTACTTTTCGTTGGGATACTGTTCGTAGCGATATTTTTCAGTATCCTGGTCTCGTTCACGAAATCTAATACTATTGATTTTTTCTTCCATGTCATGCAGTCGTCTATTTAGATGATTCATGTCTTCGAACAATCTTCTTAGAGGCCCGTGATTACAATCGTGTAAGCCACTGTCCCGGCTCTCAGGTCTAGTCAGCGTGACCATCATCATGAGACTGCGTAGAGCATTGACCACACGCGGATCTTGACTGGTCAGGGCCTCGTCGAACATGTCAACGAATCGCTCGAGATCAAAGTCCGCTTGGTCTTTTTCTCGAGCGGCGCTCATGCTGGTCGGTATCCTGCAAAACGTCGAGCGTCTTCACTCCACATGTTTTTGGCGTTTTTGCCAGTGCTGTACTTGGTAAACTGTTGCCAAGCATAGCTCTTGAAGTTGTAGAGATCGCTCTCGTTGTAACGATACCCATAGTCTTGGCAGAATTCCAAGAACACTTCGAGATCTTCAAAGATCTCGGTCAGGCGCTGGTTGGGTTTAAATGTAGGCTTGGCCATGATACTTCCTTAAATGCTAATTGTTTGTGCGCGGTGAGTTTCATATTTTATGAGGGCTCCGTTTTCACCATCTTCGGAAACCTCAATCTCAATCGAACGATCAGGATAGCGTGATGCAATTTGAATGTACAGATCGTCTGACATCATTTCGCAAGATTTGTAATCAAGTTGGAGAATTCCATCCTTGTAGAGATTCTCTAGCCAGCGTTTGAACTGGATGAATTCAATGTCTCGGTCGTTGTGCAACACATCAATCCACACACGGAAGTGAAAGATATGACGATGTGGTGTGCCGAGAAAGCTTACATCGTATTCATCACCTGTGGCCAGTGCAGGGTCTGTTGCAGCAGCAGGATAGCAATGGATGCCTTCCTTTTGAAACTGTACAAATATTTTCCTGTTAGCACTTTCTATAATTCTATCAACTGTAGCTCGTTGTTCTTGATTCATTTCGGTTTGGGTCCTGTTTTACGTTGAGTTTGTGCGGCCAGGCGTCTTGCTTCTGACCACGGTTTGCCTTTTAATTGTACACTTTTTTTCTGACTACTGTCAATACTCATTGATACATTTTTCTTTGATTCGCTTATTTTTTTCTTTGTGTCATCGGTATGGGTCTTCCCTTCCATACCAGATTTTAAAGTTCCGTTTTTCTTCTTAGTTTCAATTATTTTTTTCTTTGTTTCTTCGGATAACTTTTTACCTAAGTGTGCAATAGATAGATTTTTTCTATGCTCGATAGACTTTGGTCTTCCCTTCCAGCTCGGTGGTCTTGCATCATCTAGTATGTTTGTTAGAATTCCCGAACCATCAATGATCTTACCATATTTTTTTATAAGTTTGGACTCTTCGTCGTAAGCATCTGCTTCGTTAATGATTGAATCGAGTAGAATTTGAACCACAGGCTCTGCACCTGCTTTACGTAGATGACAAATCCTCTGCCATCGAAGCTTATTTTCCTTGCCACGGCGTTCTGTTAGATGATCTTTGTGGCGGTTATTTGATGTTTTACCTTTTCCTACATAGAACAACTCATTTGCTATCGGGTCGTATAAACCATAAACATAATACATGATTGAATCTCCTCATGTTTATTTATGAAAACTGACCCAAATTATTCAACTCCAAAATGTTCTTTGATAAATGCCGGAGTGATCCATGCGTTTTGTGGATCCATGTTATCTTCTACCAGTTGCGCACATTCCCGCACAATCAACTCGGCGAACTTTTGTATATCTTGGGGGCAGGTAGTAATGGCTTGAGTCATAGAGCCAGGGCCATCATAAATTTTAGCCTCTGACAAAAGTTGTTTAATTCGTTGATTCATAATGTTGAGTCCTTGTTGTATTGGTCCCAGTCGGTAAACGTTCTTCTTGACATCAAGCTATGCAGGCTGTGTGTCCAAACGCCAGGGTTTGTTGCATCAAAATCTTTGTCGTCAATCTTGATCATGGTGTTGTAGTTCCACAGTTTCACATAAGGCATGCTTATACGAATCTGTGGGATAAAGTTGCGATACTCGCACAAACCTGCTTCATTAAATTCTTCCACAGCAGTGAAGGGAATGTCCAAGCTGCACAAGTATCCTTTGGCAAGAAAATGCCCAACAAGACCTTCCCAACGTGCCCATTCTAAATTGTCTTTGGGATCAAAGCTGTGATTGGCTCCAAAGAAAATATGTTCGATGTGTTTGGATTTGTCTTGATAAGACGCAAAGTCATCAATCCAGTCTTGTACTTCTTGCTGCTTAGGCGTTCCTACCACAAACAAGGTTTGTTTTCCAAATGCAGGAGTTCGTTCTACTTCCGTACCTGTAAAGAACTCTACGTTGTTGTGCCCTTGGCGATTCATTGTTGGTCCTGTTCAAGTTGATCAAGTTTGCTGTTGTCTAATTGTACACTATCTTCTAGATCTTGTTCAACCTCAGGTTCTTCGAAACTGAACAGTGCATTAAATTGGGTACGAGCATTCATGGCCTTCTTGCCCTTGAATCCGCGTGTGCCCACAATTTGCATCCAGTAAGAACTATATGCTTCAATTATAGAATCAGCAGTTTCTCGATCAGGTGCTGCAAAAATAGCTTCTACAATGTCTTCAAAGCGCTCGTAATTGCCACCATCTCTACGCATCATGGCAGGATGTTCACCTGCGTCAAATCGTCTATTGGCTTCTTGCACCGCAGTCAAGTGCATCCAAACATTGTGTCCCATGAGTAAAGCATAACTGAAACTGTCCCAACTTGTCTTGCCCCACTTGCCGTTCTTGTTCATGCTGGGTAGCACATCGTACAGTTCGGGATCACGGAAGTTTTCTTCTGTAATAGTAACACCAGCTTTGGGCACGCCTGCATTGTAGATACAAATGTCCTTCATTGTGAGCATATCGCTAATAGGACTATCTTCCCAACGAGGATAAATTCCGTCTTGAACTACTCCGTCTGACCACTTGCGAGTGTCAGTTGAATACTTTTTGTCATCTGCACTAGGCGCCATACGATACGACCACTTTGAATCGTGCTCGTATACATTTTCGAAATACACCTGTCCGTTTGCAGTTGCCAAGAATGGACTTGCACAGTCAAAAGATATGGTAAAGTTAGGGTTAACGTACTTGCGAACAGCTCGCTGAATAACAGTGAGCAGTACTGCCCACTCCAGTTTACTTGTGCCCAAGAAGTGCATCCAATCATGCTTTCCCTCTTGCAACAAGTTGTCGTAACGCAAGGCCACAAGGCGTTTTAACACCAAGTGTACATCACACATGTTCTGACCACCCATGCTCCAGCCATCAAAGTGTGTATCAGGATATTTCACAGGATCACAATAGTCCTTCATGAGCTGATACCATTCTTCTGCTGATGTATGATTATCACCTTGCAGCACGTTCAAGAACTTGGCACCACCGTTCTTGACTCCACGACGATTCTTCATAAAGTACTCGTTGTTGAACTTGGTGGCTGCAACCGCTTGATCTAGCGTCTTGATACCGCACTTGTCACTAGCGTTCTTGTCATGAATAACCCAGGTGGGAATATCCAGAATCATGCCGTAGTCAGCAATGTTGTCTAACCACTTGAGTACGCCGTCACGTTTTTTCTGTGCCTTGGGACAACCAGAGTTGGCTTTCCAATCACCTTCCCACAAGCCCTTTGCAATCTGGAAACCTCCTGAGTCGCCCAAGATAAAATTCCCTGGCTCTCGGTTTCGGACCATGTCCTCACTCCAGTCTTGCTTGGCAAGATCCAAGTTAGCATGCCCTCCTGAATATAGGCTCCAGCGATAGGGGAATAACGCTTTGGTGGAGTTGAGCCAGTTAAGCTGTTCCATATCCGAAAGGCCTTGAGGGAATCTAGTCGGATCGACATATTGTTCATTCCTTTGTCTGCCTACAAACGTGGCATAGAACCCGCTGATAGCAGGCAGAAAAACGGCATATTGACTCTGGCCGTCGGGTCCTGTTTGCTTGGCAGTTAGGTTATCTTGTGCCATTACTTGCTTTGCGCTGGAATGATGTAGTTGTAAACTGCAATGCCCGAGTCCACAGTGATCTTGGCAGCACCATCATTGCTGATGTAGATCTTCTTGTCACCGCTCAAGGCAAGAATACTCTGGAACTGTGCAACAGGCCAAGACCATGTGCGTGTGAGCGCACCAGTAACACCAGGATGAAACACAAAGTTACCAGCATGGGTTGAATGGTCACCAAAGAAAAACTTAAGGTCACCGTTTTCAGTCTTGGCCTGGAAGTTGGGTTCCTCTGCGTTGGCTTGTGCCTGCATGCGCAGTCGCTGAATACCTGCCACAGTTGGTTCAAACTCCACATGCCAGTTAACACCGGCAAACTTGGGCGTCTTGAGTTTGTCTATAACAATTTCTTCAGCCATAAAGCGATAGTTGTTCTTGAAGTCACCTGTGGCGTTTTCAAAATTGATACCATCTGGTGCCCCTGTTTGAGCACGATGTGTGATAGCCAAAGTGGCATTCTCACGGTACTCTTGAAGATTCAACAAGATTTTTAATTTGCTCAAGTTAGGCATGCCAAATGTACCAACAAATTCAGGAACAGGATTCTTGAAGTCGGCTAGCAGTACAACACTAGTACCATCACTAGCCACAGCTACAATTTTTGTTTCTTTGGCGGTGCCCACGATTTTCACAAGGTCAATACAACCTAAATCCAATGTGTGCTCAACCAAGTCTAATAGATAATCTCTCATAATGTCTCCTTAATGTATAGTATATAGAGTTTTTTGCAATTAAGCAATAATTTTTGCCAGTGTTTGGCCACCTCTAAGTGATTCAATATCGCCAGAACGTTTAAATTCAAGCCAGCTTGTATCACCTTGTCCGTCATAACTTTCCGCCAGTTCAAAACCAAGATCTGCTGCATGCTCCAAAATAAGACGTTTAGGCGTATACAACATCCAATTGCGCTCAGCTAGTCCAACTCCGTGCGATCGATCACAATTGTTGTAAGTCATGATCAAGGTGCCACCTGGTCTTAATTTAGCATGCAATTCAGTTAGATATCGTTGGATTAATTCCAATGGCTTAAAGTTAAAGAAGTTGAACGCAAATACAAAACCAAACTGATTGCTGGGTAACTGGTTCATGATTGGACCAAAAATTGGACCAAGTTGACGATCATCAATTACATAAGGTCGCAGTCGACGTTGATAGTCAATAGTAAACTTCTGGATCGACGGTGTTAACAAATCCTGATGCGTATCAACCAAGTACAACGGATCCATAGGCACCATCTCTTCAATGAATGTGTCGAGTCCGGGTCTCAACATCATGCCCGGCAATCGCCAATCTGTTAAAGTTTTAATACGTGCTTGCAACTTGATAAGGCTTTGATCATCTAATCTGAGTCTACGATTTAGAATGTAGTCGTTGGCGTCAACCAGCATTTCTTGATAAAATAAACGACTGCTTTCTCTTAGCATTTTTGGTTCGAGTTCAAGTATACGCTTTTTCAAACTGTTTCTCAGCTGCTCAACTGTATCGCTGAACTTGTCTACCCCAATTTTCAAATCATTGAATTGTATATCCAGTACAGCATCATATGGATTTAGGTCTGGACGCTGATGCTTGACTGTGTGAAACACAGCCGCTAATTGACGTAGAGACTCGTTGCATTTGTCGGGCACATGTAACGAGTCTAGGACGTTTAGATAGTCAACAATTTCACTCAGTTTCATTCGAATGTAAACAATGATGTAAATGTATTTTCTGTGTTAGTAGCTGCTGCAAGATCCCACTCCAACACACCCAGCAAGTTATCAACTTTTTGATCAACCACTGTTGCCTCCATCAAACTATCATCAAACGGCAAATCCTTGAACCACTGCGGCAAATGTCGCTCGTCAGTGGGATAGCCAATTGACGTCCAACCTAGTGCATTTGATTTCAACTTGCATACAATGGTCTTCATGCCATCTACGATCTGCATTGAGTAGTTGTCGCTGTGCATTCTGCGCATGGAGTTCCAGTTGAGTGCAGCCCGGACATGACCTGGCATGTTGGCTTTGCCTTGTGCTTTTTCTGCTGCACCATACTTGGTCAAGTTGTTCACACGCTTGGGCGAGCCTTTTTCCCAACCTGGACGCTCTTTAAAGATATATTTAAACTCGCGAATCTTTTCAATGATATCTTCACGGCTAACACTGGTTAGTACCAATTGCAGAATCTCGCTCAAGAAGTCTTGAATTACCTTGGGTGTATCACTACGCTTGAGGTCAAGACCTGTTACTTTGATCTGCCCAGGGCCATCTTTGTCCTTGCGCTTGCCTTCTTTGTCAATGATCATTACAGCATAACGCTTCTTGGTAATGAACAAGCCGCGACTGGCAACCACTTCTCGACCACCCTTGATCACACTGCCCATCTCACGTGGCACATGGAATGCCTGCTCCAAAAAGCCTGGGAAGGACTCGTTGACTTGTTCAGCAATTGAATCATACAGTTGGATGCAAATATCCTTGCTCCACTCCATGTGGCCAGCTTCTACTTCTTTTTGCAACACAGACCAAGCTGAGAAATAGCACGAGTCAGTGTCACCATAAATGATAGTTTCCCCTACATGATCATATTCGCCAGTGATACATTCGTTTACATATGCATCCATGTGTTTAGCAATTGAACGACCAGTTAGCGTTGTACTTTGTCCGATACGCTTGTCAAAGAATCTGCAATGTGGATTAAGAATAGCACCATACAAGCTGTTCAAGTTAATCTTCTTGACCAACTGCCGCTTGTCCCAGTATTCTTCTGCTGCCTTGTCACCGGAGTTGCTACATTCTTTTAGTTTGGCCTGCATGATCTTGCGTTCTGCGTACCAGCGTTTGAGCAAGCCGGGAATCACAGCTTCACGCTCGTAAGTAAAAATAGTACCGTTTGCACTCATAATCCAGGGCTGATCACTATCAAAGATCATGTGCCAGATTTCTGCACCCGAGTGCTTGCTTTCTGTGCCGTCTTGCCAGTCAATCACAATTTCACTTCCGCGACTTTGTTCCATCACAGCAGTGTATTCTATACTGGCAAACAAGCCTTCCCAAGCATCGGCAAACTTGCCTCCGTTGGCTAGCATTTTGTCCTTGATCAATCGATCAGTTGCTGTGGGCCTGAGTTGGCCAACAATGGTTTCTGGTCCCATGTTGAGCGCACGAATAGTCGAGGGATAGAGCGAGTTGATGTCGATACTACCAATGTATTCGTGGACGCCTTTTTTGGGATAAGCAACATAGGCACCTGCGGCTTGCGTGTCTTCATCATTGATTCTTTCTTTACGGTTAGGAACAACAACGCCTCTTTCGTGCGCTTCGATAATAATTGCTTGCTCGGTCACTGCCACAGCACCCATGGTGGTCTGAAGCAGCACAGTGTTTTCGTGGGCCAGGGTATTAGCCAGGTCCAGAAACTTCAACTTCTTGTCCAACTTGGCCAACAGTGCAGTATCCTGCCTGTTGTATTCAATGAACTTTTGGAAGTGTTGGTTATACAGCTGATCTAGTGTGCCTTCGAACTGTGTCTTGCGTTCATCCAGTTCGTATTCACCAATAGCATCCAAGCTGTAACTGTGACGTTCTTCATATGTGTACTTGCGATACAGTTGCATATAGTCCATATGCACTCGCCCCACAAGATCATAAGTTTCTTGTTCCGCACCAAAACGTTCAAACATACGCTTCTTGGGAAACTGCCCCCACAAGCAGAACTTGCGAGTATCATCCTTGCTGAGAATACGTGTGGTACGGTTTACTGTGTAGGGAATGTCGTAGCCTTCTGAGTTCCAGCCACTCAACACATCAGCATCATCAATAACGTCCAAGAACATTTTGATCATGTCCTCTTCACGCTCAAACATGATGGTGTTTTCAAACTCAGCAGCAATTTCTTGTGCGGTATCCCAGCTCAAGTGCTTGGGCGGCACAGCAAAGGTGACCAACTGATCCAGCCAGTCGAGATATACTGAAATAGCTGTGATAGGATTGAACGGATCAGTAGTGGGCGAGAATCCTCGTTCGTTGTCGAATGCTACCTCAATGTCAAAAAATGCTGTGTGCAGTTTAGGACCTTCTTGGCCTTTGTAGTTGTCCTCTAAACAACGAAAGATTGGATTGATGTCCGATTCATACAGCTTTTTGTTGCTGTGTTGTTGAACCTCCTTGCGGAACTCTTTGCTGTTCTTGGTGCTGAATCTACTGACTGGGTTGCCATAGATGCTGCGATGTTTTCCTCGCGGGTCATCAAAGTAGAACACATAGTTTGCAGGGTACTCTTGATAGATACGAGCGCCATCGCGTCGTTCTACTACATGGATGCGATCGCTTTTGCGATCAAAAAGTGCGTCAATATAACTCATTAGTCTCCGTTTATGGCCGGTAAGCCGTGTTGCTTGCTCGTAACGTGAGCGATCCGGTACTCGACGCAGTACTTATAATGTTTTGCCCACAGTTTCAAGAATTGTTTCCAGCAATTCGTGATCCTGCTTGGCTTTACCAAACTCAGCCTTGTGTGCCAATTTGATAGCTTTCTTGAGCACACCGGGCTTGATCTCTAGTTCTTCAGCAATGGCCTTGATAGTATCATTAAGTCCGCCTGTGAGTGTTTCAATTTCTTGAGTCACTTGCATGCCCTCGTTGATGATTTGAATCAGTTTGATCTTTTGATCGCCGTTGAATGTTTTTGGTTGGTCCATAGAAATCTCCTAAAGTAGTCAGCTAGTATAACTGATACAGTAGGAGAAGTCAAGGTGTATTTGCTCACTTTAGCCAATGCCTGGCGTAGCATTGTGTCAGGCAGCAGCCGCCTGTTGACGCCTGGAGCATAGCTCCTAACCGATAGCGACACCGGTCCCAAGGTGGATTCTTTACTTGCGCATCTTTCTCAACAGCGTCATACCTGGATCAAAGTTCTTGCTCCAAGCCAAACTTTCAACAGTGGCCTTGCCCATGATTTTATCATATGCAGGATCAGTTGGTAGAATCTTTTGTCCACCAATTGTGATTGGTTGTTTTGGAGCAGCCGGTGTAACTGGAACTTTTGTAGCAGCCGGTGTAACTGGTTTGAATGAAGTAGTAACTTTGCCATATCCGCCAGGGCCGGCAAAATTAGGAGTCTTTGCCGGTGCTGCTGGCTTGGCATATTTTTCCATACCGGGCATTTTCATTACATTGGCTGCATTGAAGCCAGCAGGTTGGGCAGCAGTAGCTGCTGGCATTGCCGGTTCTCCTTGACTTTTACGGTAACTGTTTACCTGCTGTAGTTCTGCTGCAGACAATGCCGGGCCACCTTGTAAGCTTGCAGTAGCTCGCTTTAATAAATCAAGTGATGGTTCAGCAGTTGCTGCTGGTTGTGCAGCAGGCTTAGTGGCGCTTGGGTACACCTGTTGATTAGGATTCAATGGACTTGCAGCATGGCGCACTCCCCTGCCAGTTGCAATTGTTGCTCCGCCTGTGCTGGTTTGTGATTGTCCTCTTGCAGCTAGTTGTCTTGTCATGTTACCTATAGACGAAGCTGGGGCTATATTTGGTTCTGTATCTGTAACAGTTGGTTCATCAGCAGGAACTGGTGCTGGTGCCGGTTGCGACATTACAGCATACGGATTATTAGTGTAACTGTTGTTACTACGTTTTGGAAAACCAAATAACTCATTTACTATCATATTATCGCTCTTCTATGTAATCTTGATTTTGTGCAGCAGCTTGAGCTTGCTCTCTACGCTTTTGAAACAACTTCACTGCCATGTCAGTATGATCTAGGTTCTTGAATCTAGTAGGCATGCGTCTCTCGCCGCGACGCAGTTCAAACCCGTCACGTTCATTGCCATAACATTCAAACGCATCACCGTCTTCGAGAGCATAAGTTTTTACTGGTGACTCTGCAATTGGTGCAATAGGTGCTTGCGGCGCATCTAGAGTTTGCTGCCCTTTGAGTTCAGCAGCATGGCCGGCTTCAGAGTCCATGTCAACATCAGGACCAAGTTGCTCGTCGTCTGTTGGATCAACATCTTGTTCTTCAATCTCGTCTTCTTCCTGGGCCCCGGCCTTGGCAGGATTTTTGTCTTCAATATCTCGGACTGCTTTGTCTTTGAGATCAGGATCAATCTTGAGCTTTTGTTCCAGTTGGTCCAAATATGTTGTTAGATCTTTCTTGACCTTGCTCAACATGTCTTCTTCAACTTCTTGCATGGCTTCTGCCAAGCTGTTTTCACCAACCATGTAGCCATCCATGGGATGTGCCTGGTAAGGTTTCTTGCTCAAAGTAGGACTGATGTTTCTGGGTTTGAACAATGCAGGCAACTGTGGTACACCCTTTTGTTGCTGGTTCAAACCTTGTTTAACTGACACTGGAGTAGTTTTACCTTCTACTAGGGCTAGTTTTTCTAGAATGGATCTAATGTCTGATGAACTCATGCTCTTTGGTCTTTCAAATAACTTCTCAACATCCAGCCATGCTTTTGATGTGCATCAATACGCGAGGCCAAAAAGTCCATGATGCCTTGTTGGTTTTCTTGTTCGGCTTCGCTAAAGCATTCATTTAGTAGTTCTATCATTTGACCATTGTTGGCCAGTAATTCTTCAAGCATGAGTCGGGCACGTGGGATTTTTGTTTGTCCAGAAATACGAGATAACTCTGCAAAACGCTCAAAACTGCCAGGAGCATATTCGTTCAGCGCACGAATGTATTCAGCTGTGGGATCAATTGCACCATATACATCATCGTAGATCATGTTAAAGAACTTGTGCAGTTGTCCAAAGTCTGGTCCTTCCACATTCCAGTGGAACTGTTGTGCTTTTGTGACAAAAGCGTACTCAGTTGCCAGGAGTGTTTTTAAAGCGTCCGCTAACATGTTTATTCCTTTTGTATTCTTTAGGTGTATTTGGGGTAGGATCCGCATCCGTTACATATTTACCTGTCAGCAAACTTCCGCCGCCCCTTGACAACACCCCGCCACCTAATCCATTGCCACTAGGGGCTATGGCGCCAGACGATGTCGCCCCAGCCGATGTTTCCATTATTTCTCTTGCTCTCATGTGGTTCTCTCCGGCATGTATATTTGAACTTGTCCTTTAGGCGTAATTACTGCTGGTCCAGACTTGACTCTGAGGTTCTTTATTTTCAATGTTGCGTGCTCTGGATCAACTAGTTCAAACCGTACTTGGTACTTACCGATTGGTGCTTGTATCTGTATCATTTCTTCAAGGTACGTATCATGCCAGATCCAGGTTCGCTCAGTAAACAACTCATCATTTACGTAACAACGATAGCGAGGATGTGGGCCAGTCCACTTGCAGTGTACATCACATTCAACAATAACAAATTCTGTTTGCATAAAGTATATTTAGTAAAATAGCAGCCTATAAATATCACAATGTTAACACTTGATCAAATACGCCGAGTTCATGTAGAACTATCCACTAGATGCAATTCTAGGTGCCCTATGTGCCCTAGAAACTATCGGGGATTAGATTATAATTCAGGATATCCTATTTGTGACATGAGTCTTGAAGATTTTCAACATATTATTACTCCAATTCTGCACCAACTAAAACTTAACAAATCTTATGGGGTAAATTTCAACGGCAATCTTGGAGATTTTGCCCTGGCTCGAGATGGGTCTGAAATAGTAAACTGGCTTGCTGATAATCAAGTGCGTATCAGCATCAATACCAACGGCAGTCTACGTTCACCAGCTTGGTGGGCAAGCTTGGCTCGGACCGGGATACAGATTGGGTTTGCGCTAGATGGCTTAGCTGATACTCATGCCCTATATCGACAAGATACTGATTGGAATCGTGTGATCGAAAACGCCAAAGCTTTTATTGCAGCAGGAGGCCACGCAATATGGAGATTTGTACCGTTTGATCACAATCGAGCCCAGGAAGCTGCATGTAGAAAATTAGCAATTGATCTTGGATTTGCAGGGTTTGAAAACATATACGATGGTCGCGATGCAGGACCTGTATACACTCGTGATGGTGAGTTTTCACACTGGCTAGGGCCCGAGTCTAATCCACCACCTATAGATGCATTGTTAGAGAGCCATAAAACATGGTTCAATCATAAAACTATACGCATTGAGAAAGATACTACTGATTTGAATTTGCGATGCCAACACTTGGTGAATCAAGAGATTTATATTGCGGCCGACGGATCTGTCTATCCTTGTTGTTATCTGGGATTTTATCCCAAAAAGATGCAGCATCCAGGCAACGAACAATTAGTGGACATGGTTCAAGAAAACAATGCACTGGAATATGACCTGGCACACTGCATGAACTGGTTCGCTCAAGTTGAGCAATCGTGGCATCAAGATAGCATTGCCAATGGCAGATTGTATGCGTGCGTGAACAGTTGCAATCAAGGACAAACATAATGTATTCACAAATAACCGTTTTACCAGTAGAAGAACGTGGATTTAGTTCCATTACTGGGACCGAACATCTACGTAGCCAATTACCTGCATTGTTTGCACAACACAATATTTCCAGTATGTTTGATGCAGGGGCAAACGATGCTGCGTGGCAAGCAGTTACTCTGCCCAACATTGTCAAGTATTCTGCAGGCGAATTAAATGCGCCAATAGTTGCTATTGCCAAATCAACGTATCCTGACTTGAATATTGTTGTTCATGACGTCACAGCTAGTACATTGCCACAAGTAGATCTGTTGTTTGTGAGAGACGTTGCAATTCATCTCAACACCAAAAGCAAATACGAAATGATTCAACGCTGGAAGGAAAGTTCAATTCCGTGGATCTTGATGACACAATTGTCCTACGCGACAGAAAATACAGACTTCGAATACCTTCCTGGTAGACCAGTACAGTTTGCAGAAATTAATTGGTTGTTACCTCCTTGGTCGTGGCCTGAACCAGTTGCATCAATAACTGAGATGCCCGACGGGAATAGGTACATGAGCTTGTGGCATCGGGATCAAATATGGCCGTAACGAGAGTTTTATTTCTGGCCAAGTACAGAGTGCCACATGCTGCATTTGCTATGCAGTTTGATCACTTTCTTGAAGGTGTTGACCGCACAGTTATTGCTACGCCTATGAGTCGAGAAGAACTAGAGCCAGTTTGGCGCAAGTACGATATAGACAGTAGCCAATTTGAATACGTCAATGACAGTGTGATCTATGAGTTGTACCCCGAAGTCAACAACTGGATATTCAAGGACGATTACCGAGGTTGGTGGTTACGCCAGCAAGCAATCAAGTTGGCTTACCTGGACTACCTGGACGCAGAAGTTATACTCATGCATGACGCAGACACATTTGCAATCAAGCCGTACTGTTGTTACAAAAACAACAAGTTGAATCTATTGAGTATTGTCAACACCACACAAGATAGTTATACAGGGGTGTTTGAATCCATAACTGGAATCCCGCATCCTAGTCCTCACTGTTTTATTACCGAGCTGTGTGCTGTTCGCAAAGTAGATTTTGTAGCACTCAAGCAGCACATCAGTCAGAGATGGCCTGACAAAAAATGGCTCAATGCTATCATTGATGCTGTCCCAGGCATGCCTACTGTCCCACCATGGGGCACAGGTAATATAATCAAATGGTTTAGCGAATATGAGTTATTGGGTAATTGGGCAGTGACTCGGGGCAATACCACCTACCAAGAACAACAACGATATGAATATTCTCAATTAACCAATATTGCCAACTTTGGCGCTGAGCATACCGCAGTATGTGACGCCATTCCTGATCTAAGTCTTAGTATGCAAATAGACTGGGATACTTTAGAAATTCCAGGATTTGATCAATATCTTGAGTCTGTAAAAAAATGTTTAAACTAAAATTTCGTTATCCTATTTACAATCCCTGTATTGACTCAGTAGATGTAGCCGCCGACTGGGGCGAGTTTGATACTACTCAGTGTCGTCAGACAGCACTTGGCAAACCGTTTAGTATAGCAGCAATGCGTGTATTTTATGATGAGCCTTGGATTTTTAATTTTGACCCTGAGATTGCTGCCATTGATGTAAGTGAGTTTGATTTGGTACTGTTAAGTGATATAGAGTATTATTCACAGCGCCAAATTCAGGAATGGGCGCAGCGCAAAGGGATCAAAAAATATGTACTGGCATTAGGCGGCCTTACTGATGAGACGCTGGCCGATAATGTTATATATCGTCCGTACTGGGCTGACGTGTATCTCAGGGCTGATCAACCCAGTGAGTTAAATTGCACTGTACGGCCCTATATGTTTGACTGCCTACTAGGTGCCCGCAGGCCGCATCGCGATTATGCAATGTTGGCATTAACACGCACTGGATTACTTGATCAAAATATAGTAACTTATCGTGACTGTTTTCCTGGTTCAGTCGTAGATGAAACTTCTGAAGCTTTTGCAAAGTTATTCCCTGACGTTAAATTAAACTGGCCTTATGTGAGTCCAAATCTTGTGCCAGAATGGGAAATTAGCAATCAAGTGACCAATCAGGCAAATCTTGTGAGTCCGATTGAGATATTTCGACAAACAAATTATAGTATTCTAGCAGAAACACTTGGTACCGGTAACGGTTTTTTCTTGAGCGAAAAAACCACAAAGTACATGCATGCATACAGGCCCTTTATAGTATTTGGGCCCAGGCATCATTTACGCAGATTAAATGAAATGGGCTTTCAAACATTTGACGCTGCTATAGACGAAAGCTACGATGACGAACCAATTGATTCGTTACGATTTCAAAAGGCTATGTTACAGGTGATTCGCTTGGCTTATTTTGAGCCTGTTGAATCTGTCTATAACAAAATACAATATGCCTTGGAAAATAATGCAAGGCATCTTGTTTATATAGGAACACAAACAAAAGCAGCTATGGCACGGTTACTAACAAATCACATTAGTTCGACACATTATTATCTATTAGAAATTCCTGAGTAATACGACGATAGTAGTTTTCCGCAATAATTTCTTGTCCACGGCGGCCGGAATGATATCCTGGATCCTCGCCTTCAAAGCTGTTGTTTCCACATATGGGCAATACTGACTCGGGCTCATTAAACATTACATATTTGTCAGGTATGGCCTGAGTAATTGTTTCTCTCCATTGCTGTGGTCCTAGGGCAGGATCATAAGGCCATAATAACACAGGCACAAACAAAAAGTTGATACCTGCGTGATACAGTTCGTAAATGCCAGACTTGATGATCCACTCGTCTTGCTGTTTTTTCCAGTTACTATCGTAAATTCCGTCAATATAATGTCTTACAGCAGTCTGTGCTGTTTTGCTAATCAGGCCTGATCTGTAAGGATGTTTAAAGTTTTCTGCTAAGGTATAAATGGTTTCGCATATCATGTTGTAGTTGTTGTTGCCATAGTTGACATTGTTGATGCCATCAGTTCGATCATATCCATTCTTGATTGTGCGGTCTTGCAGGTGATGTTGTATTGCTGGATTCCACCCATCTGTGCTCTTGCTCCAGTCGAACGGTGCTGCCACTGCCGGGATTTCCATCCTGTCCCAGAATGTTGGAGTTATAATAGCAAAATCGGGGCGCTGTCTCAAGATTTCATCAATTTGTACTCTTACTCCGCCATTGCTGCAACCCTGCCGTGCTAGATTTTCTAAATCCCAGCCCAGTTGCTGAGCCAAAACTTCACTCCAGGCAGTACCCGGATGTGTGCTGCTGACAGCACTAAAGCTGCATCCTGCTATCATCAATTTCATTTTGATTCCTTGTAACTATTTTGGTGCTGCTTGTTGTGGAAGCTAGAGATGATTTCACCATGCATGGGCAACTCGTCTAGACTGTATGTGCCTTGGGGTATTGTGTATGTTGTACCATGCCCTGGTTTGTCAAAAGTAATCAAGTTGGGGTGGTGTTTAACTGCGTCATGAACTACTCGGTGATGTATGTGTCCATAATCGCCATGCTCGTCGTGTGTTAGCACTAGGTCGTATTGTCGAGCAAGACCTGCGCATTCAGCCATGGCATCAATACCGTACCATTGCAATAATTGTTGCTGTTCTTGATCATGATAGTCATCCACAAAGCCAAGAAACACACAAGGTATGTTTCTACTTTGCCAAAACGCTGCTAGTTCGGCTCCACGAGGATCATTGGCAGTATAGGTTAGATAGCCAATAGTCCAATCATGCTCGGGATGATTGTGAATGTAACTGTACGCAAATATCACACAGTCGTCAGGATGAGCAACAAGGCACAATGCTTTCATAATCGCTCAGCCTCTTGAATTCCACGATCAATCAAGAAGTTCTTGTACTGCTGCTGCTGCACATCAAATAGCTTTTGCCATGCGTTTCTGTGTACACTTACAGTAAGAGTTTGTTCTTGATGCATTTCTTCAAGTTTGCGGTCCCAGGCAGCAACTTCACTGTGACACACATTGACGGGCCGGAACTGCAATTGATCAGAATAAAACATGTCAAAGCTGCCAAACTTGTGTTGCACGTATCCCGAATACAACATGAATTCAGTCAGTTTGCCATTGCCCTGAAACCAACGAGGGAAGCCGCGTCCAGTTAGAAATGATATTTCTCCAATCATGAGTCTCACTGTGTCGTTTTGCAGCATGAAAGGTACGCCGCCGGGGCCTAGTTGCTGCGTCATGTTGATTTTGAACAAGTCATTTACAATTAATCTAGCTGATTCAAAGACAGGAAATGTTGCCATTCTGCCAACACAGGCACGGCCTTGCGAATCAATCAGTTCTGTTAATTTGACGTCACGGACAAATATGGTCTTGGCATCTAGTACCATGCTCCAGATATTATAGCTCATTGATGCAGCTAGCAATTTCAGCACCTGTTGACTGACCCAACCATGCTGAACAAACTCTGTACTAAACGCACTACGCGGAATTACCAGTACATGATTGGCCAAGTCTCCCCACCAACCGGCATCAATTTTATGAATAGTGTCATCATCATCGTTGACCACAACATAAATGTTACGAATGCCAATGTTTTGACAATACCGTGCTACACTAGCAGCTTGTATTTTTAGAATAGGGAGTTCGTCTTGGAAGACTACTGTAACAAGATCAATCATGCAATTATGTAGCACAATTGACAGTGGCTATGCTACTTTATTGACGTTGGTAATTGACGCATCTTTACCGTACTGAGCTAGTAGTAGGGCACGAGCCATGCTGGGATTCTTGGCAAACACTGCCACTTCCATGGAGTTGTTGTACAAAGGGTTCTTGACTTTGACCCAGGCAGAATACACATTGAACCCTGCTGGTATGGCTTCTTGTAAAAACTCTGTTGCTCGCATACAGTTATTTATCGCTTTTTCTCTGACAGACCATTCATGTGTCCCTTTACCCATCCGTTTGATATCCAATTCTGAACTTCTGTCTCGGGGACCCTTTTTCTTTGTGTACCGTTATTGATCCAAACAGTTTTTTTGAATAGGCCGTTGTTATAAGAATCACGTTTTTGTCCTATGCGAGATTGATTATTTGCTCTCCAACTTTCTCTACACTTCTCTTTTTGCTCGTCAGATGCTTTGGCCCACCAGGGATTTTTCTTTATTGATTCTCGTATTTTTTGTTTAACGTGTTCTGGGGTAGATTTTCTTTTGCCAACTTGCGATCCTTTGCCGCCCGACGATACATTGTATCCATTTGGATATCGAGTTTTGTGCTCGACAATAAACTCGGGTTCAAGCTGATACGCTTCATCCATTGTTTCGCATTCGTATATGGACTCTATAGAAAAGTTTTCTTTACCATATTTTCTAATAGCTTTACTAATAACGTTACGATCGTATAGATGGCTTTTCCATCTTTCTTGAAGTGAGTTGTTAGTTACTCCTACATACTGTTTATTGTTTACTTTGTTTGTGATGATATAGACGTGTGCCATAGTACTATTATTTAGCACGGCCTCGCCTCATATTCGCCTGCCATCTGGCTAGCTGCGCTTTACGTCCTGAGCCATTGCCTATTTTATCTAACTGTGCCATTGAGGCGTGCTTTGGGATACCGTGACGCTTGCTGTCGCCCTTGTCTTGTGGATTCTTACCATCTGCAAAGTTTTCATTCAGGTGTGTGAGCGCTTGTTCAAGTCCAGGATGCAGTGGGCTAGGCCATTCACCAGGCTCTACCCAGCACCAATCTTTGCTTTCGTAATTGATCTTGGGCTCAAACTCTTCGGGGACTCTGGCAACAAATGTTGCATACCTAGAGTTCTTGTGCAGCGGTTCCAGCGTCATGTTACCGGTGTATCCACCTTCTTCCTCAAGCTCTCTACGCACAGCTTGTTCCAGCGTTTCGCCAGGTTCAACACCACCACCCCATGCTGCCCAAACACCTGGATCATCCACTGCATCACTGCGTTGTTGAAAGCACCAGCGGCCAGTGTCTTCTGCTACGATTACGCAGCCAGCTGATTCGGGTTGTGTAAATTCTTGTGCTCTCATGCTATAGCTTTTTTTATACGTTGCCAAACACTGGGAGGAGTAGATGGTTTAACAGGGGTAGCTGGCTCAGGTGGTTGTTTAACACTACCAGACAATCCCTTCCACATGCTTTTTCCCATGTCAGTCTGCAATTCACTAGGACGAATATCATTACCAAGACTATTGGCATATTGATACATTACTTTAGACAAGCCTTGTCCTCTGTTGGCAGGATTTACATAAGTGTAAACAGATTCAAGATATTGTTCGCCATCTTCCTTGCGAGACTTGACAAGAAAATCTACCCAGGCCAATTCTTTTTTTGTTTGTTGATCAAACAACTTGACATGCAAGACATCGGCGGTGTGAGATCCGTACTGTCGTGTTTCCCCTGAGCTGGTAAGTAACCACTGGGCCCCTACCAATTGCTGATCTTTAAAACCAGTTTTTGTAGTATCAGGATTTATTTTTTCTCCGACAAATTCTTCAGCTCGCATTATGGCTCCATCACAGGCGCAACTGTAACACCGCCCTGCATGGCACCTGGGTGTTGTCTCAACCAGTCCATGGCCACACGGTTAGCATCACTTTGTACATTACCTATACCCGAGAATCGGTGTATTTCGTTGCCCTGTGGATCAAGAATTTGCCATGTGCCACGGAATGTCTGCTGCGGCTGTCCAGGACGAGTCAGGGTTTGCGGCGCTGGTGCTGTGCCAGGTGCCACGTCAACAATGCCACCTTGTGCCGCGTCAGCAGATGATTGACGCTGACGTTGTAGATCGATTGTGCTGCCTGGAATAGGTTCGCTGGCAGTTTGACGAGTTCTCACACCATATAGTTCTGGAGCTTCTCCACGCAGACCCAGGACAGTAATAGCTTCTGCTTCTGCTCCGGCCCTGTTAGTATGCTCTAGTTCTCTTACAGCAGTGTTGTCGCTGCGTCTATAAATTTGCCATGGTCCGGGTCCGGTTGGCACTAGGTTACGTTGCTGTACTGGGCGGCCTACTGGTGCGCCCAGTGCTTGATAGTCTGCAGGAATTTCACGAACTTCAATGTCGCTTCGCATGTCTGATCTCTCTGCACGAGTGTTTGACAAGAACTGTTCAGCAGCTTCACGACTTGGAAATCTGCGCAACACACTGTGGTCCAATTGCCCGGGAGATCTAACAAAGCGGTCTGCATTAGTTATCCAGATACCCCAGTTGCCAGTGCCCGGTGCAGCAGCAGGCTTTGGCTCAGGTTCTTCGTATGGTCGCAACATTGTGACTTTGGCTATGGCCAATTGTGATTCTGGAACATTCCATTCTTCGGCAGCAACTTGACGTGCTACCTCTTTGGAACCAGCAACAACTTCCATTCTTCGGTTGGCGTCCCATTGAACATTCCACCAATATTTTTGTCCTGCTGGCGTTTTACCTTTGGCAAAATTTCGTGCCAATTGCTTTTCACGCACCTGACGGATTAGTGCAGCTTTGTCTAGCTCACCGGCCGAGTAGTTGGCAAACAGTTGTAGAATATCCGGGCCACCTTTTTCTTGCGAGCCTTCCAGCAGCTTGTATAATTTTTTCAAGTATTCTTGACGATATGCTGCAGGGTCAATAGCAGCACTCAAGGCCACTGTAAATCTCATAAGTGTGTCTTCAATCTTGCTGAAGTTTGAGTCTAACCAATCACCACCCGGACTACGAAACTCGATGTACCCAGTCTTGGTATTAATACTGGTGTACTTGTCAGTGATACCTGTGTGGATGGCCTTGGTAGCAAGGTCTTCCATGTGCTCACGCATCTTGCTCATCACCTGAGGAGCAACATCGGGATTCTTTTGCAGCATGCCTTTGATCTTGCTGATTGCTGATTTAGCATAGGTGTTGCCTGAACGATCAAACAATTCCAACACATACTCGTCGCCCATGAGCAAGGCCAGTTTAACATAGTCCAGCTTTTCAAGACTATAGTTAGGCACTGAAATGTTAATGTGCAAGCCAGTGCTTTCGTTGGTATAGCAACCAGTCTTGTCTGCCCAAGCCTTGACCTTGTTCAGATCTGAGATCATTTCATCTATGGGCATGGGAGGACTCACAAACTCTAGACCTTCATCACCGGGATTGTCGCCTTGCAAACTGCCGTCGGGTTCCACCACATAAGTTCCTGCTTCTCGACGTCCACCATGATACTGCCTGCTGGCGTTGACTGGCTTGCCCATATAACTGGAGAATTCGTCAGCCACTTGATCTATGTCTGCACCTTCGCGGTCAGCGTTCATGTCAGTGTAATAAGGCCATGAAATATCAAAGCCGTTTTCAATGTCAGTCATGCGGGGATACTTGTCATCCAAGAAACTGCGTTCGTCGTATTCGTCTCTTTGCTCGTCGGAGAACGCTTCAAATGCGTCATCGTAGATACGGCCTTGACTTTCGAGCTCGCTAGCAGCAAACTCACGTTCCATCTCGTCTAGTCTGGCACTGATAAGTTGTTGGAAGTCTTCACTTTCTTGTGGTAGGTCGGGGTTGGCGTCCATGATCTCATCTCGAGCCTGAGCCATGGCTTCATCACGATCAAACAAGTCATTGAGTGAAATATAGTCCGTTATGAACTCTAGGCCATCGCGGGCCCACGATTCAGCAGTTTGCTCATATTGCCACTCTTGAAATTCGTTTTGTATTTCTTCCAACAAATTATCTGCATCGCGACGAGTGTTGTAGTCACCATCATGGAAGAAGCTTCTGATGTCTTCAAAGCTTCTGGTGCGTGTATCTTGGTCGTAGTCAGCTTCGTAATCAGGCTCTTGTTCATCAACCCCAACATCAGGCACAATCATTTCAAATTCCATGCCTGCTTGTGCGCCAGTTCTAGCAGCTTCGGCTCGCAGGTTTTTGCCAGTCATTTTGATTTCGCTCAAGTACTCAGTTTCCAACAGTGCGAATTCTTGACGAAGGCTTTCGGCCAGTTCTTCTTGAAAACTTTCTGTCACAGCTACATTTCCCATTCTAGCCAATTCGTATGTAACTAGATTACCACTATCTGCTCTGTATGCTCGATAGCCCCATGCTTTGCTATAACGCTGAACTAATCTATCATATAACTTAGCACGACTTTCAGGATTTGGCTGAGGCTCACCTGGTTCATAATGAATAGTTGGATCAGTTTCTTTGCTTGCCGAGAACGTCAATCTTGCGGGTTTGTACTCTTTGACATATTGTTGAATAGCAGATAATACTGTAGCAAAAATACGCGTTGCGTCACCTTCACTAGTAACTTCTTGACTATTGTTTCTATAAAACTCGACTTGAACAGCTTCATCACCTTCATCATTTGTCTGTTTATTGAACATGATGTTTAGTGGGCCCCCGTCCGGTAATCTAGCCAATGCGTCAACATCGCCATACGCAGTCTTTTCCCATGTGAAAGGGTATGGTTGGTCAAATGCTTCATTAACATTGTAGGTGGGATCTGTTTTCTGACGAGGCATACCCGGCGGTTGATTGGGATCCTTGGGATCAATGTCGGTGGTTGTTAGTCCGGTGGCTTCGAGATCCTTGATGTATTTGTGCTCAGTGTCTTCGTCACCAAAGCTCAGTATGGCACTAGGAGGACCTGCACCAAAGTCATGCTTGCCGAGGCCTTTCATGTTTGAGATATGCTGGCCTAGCTTGTACCAGTCATACACATCACTAACATCAACTTTTACTGTGCCTGCTGGCATTGTAGGCGGAGTCTCTGGACCTAGAGGTTCATTTAGATCACGATACTGACCTGGCCCTTGACTCAGTTGCGGCATCTTTGCGCCGTCTTTGAACTCACGTAAAGCATTTTTTAGGCTCTTGATCAACAGTGCAGGCTTGCCTTGTGCATCTGTTTGCAAACCCATTTTGTTGGCTTCTTTACCTGTTTGACCAGGATGCACATCCACACTCAGTGCTGTCTTGAAACGTGGATCATTCTTTTCAGCAGAGGTAGGAATATAGCCAGAACTTTCTTCAATCTGGCTCATGTCAAAGTGATCAGGGTGAGCATCAGCCCAGTCACGCATAATCACTCCTGCCATTGCATTAGCTTGGTTCTCCCACTTGCTACCAGTCTCGCCTGCATTGTCGGGTAATGGACTTAGCTCATTTTGACGGCAGTGTGCTAGTTCATGCGCAGTGGTACGTAGTATGTCCAGCAAGTGTCTGTTGATTAAGCACACATGCAGTTCATTGGTATCAGGTTCGTAACGACCAAAGCTGCTGTTCTCTTGGCTCCAGCCATCATCACGATGCAGGTTCACCCGGGGCACTTTTCGGATATCCAGTTTCTTGGCAGTTTGTGCAATAAAATCACGCACCACGTTTTCAGAGTCTACTTCACTCAGGAACATCTTGGTTTCGGGACTGACACCATTAGGGCTACTGGACTCGCCAAATCCATAACGCACAGACTTGCGAGGTGTTTCTAATTCTTTAAGGCTGAGTTCACGATCCTTGGCATTGGCTCTAGCTGTGTACAGTTGCTCAATCAAGCCTTGAGTACGCAACATCTTGAACGCAAGATTCTCAGGACCAAATTCACCATGTGCATCAAGTCCAGCTTGACGCATGGTTTTAATCTTGGCAATCAAGCTGCCGATACGGTCAGCATCATCTGCTGCCAGGGCAGATTTAATGCGTTCACGCAAATCTTCATACTTGTGACGCACTAGATTCTGATCAATTGCAGCACGTTTTCTGCGTGGTACTTGAATCCACTCGTTGTTCTTGATGCTGTACTCGCCTAGACTTACCGGAGTCTCTGCAGCATCTTGTACATATAACTCAACGTCTGCGCCACGAATACGAATGTCATGAGAATCGTTAAATTCGTATTTCTTGGCATTGAATAACTCTCGGTACACTGGATCGGGAGGTATATCTACTACCAAATGCAAATCGATATCAGAGTGTTTTGTGTATGAATAAGCTGCGTTCGAGCCAGATATGGTAATATCTTTAACTTTTAGATTGTCTAGTCCTAAAAACTCTTGAAAATATTCGGCTATTTCTAACAGCTTGGCCTGGACTTCCGGACGCAGATGCTCGTTGGCATCCCACAAACCGGGGTTGAGCCGGTTGTGGAATTTTACTGCGTCAGCAAGGTTGTAAGTTGACAGTTCATTAAAGTTCATTGAACTGTATTTACCGCTTAGGTTGCAGTGTTGGTATTGTCGCTGGCGGCCATAATTTCAGCATTGGGTTCTGCTGCCAACACTTCTGCAGGAACATCATGCACTGCTGGAGGTGTGATTTGTGCAGCAGCGGCAGCATTTTGCTGGGCAATTGTATGCAAATCAAGATACAATTTGTCTTGTGTGGCAGCGTCAAACACATAGGTACCAGTATGCTTGAGCAACACTCGCTTGTCCACGTACACTTGTCCGCCAATGTCTCGCCAGTTTTCACAGAATGTCCAGTCTTCTGAGTAGTAGCGACCTTCACGCACTGCGGTGTCGAAGTAGGTTTTCATGTACTTGTTGAGTGCAGGATCAAGACCAATATCATTAGCAAACGGCTTCACAGCAGGATGTGCATCTAGCTTTTCAAATACATCACGCTTGATCAACAAAAAGCCTGTGCCAGTCTTGGTAACTTCTACCAAGTTGTCTACACCTTGTTCTTGGCCTGGGATACCGTTTACACACCACTTGATAGGCATGCTTTTCATAGGGTATAAACCACCAATAACGTCAACCTTGCGGTTCAACAGTACCAGCAGGTGCCACGGCTCCCAGCCAATGTCAGCGTCAATAAACATCAGGTGTGTAGAACCTTCAGTGTGCAGGAACTTGGCAGTTAGTGTGTTTCTAGCACGGCTAATCAAGCTTTCGTTGGTCATGGTTTCCACAGTCCATTCAATACCAAGTTGACGAGCCATGTTAGCCCACTTGATATAGCTCATGAATGTTGATTCAGTTAGTTGCCCGCCATAGCAGGGCATGCACATATGAACTCGTGTGGTTTTCAAATAGTCCAAGTCAACTTGGATATTCATTTGATTCTGAACGTTAGGATCAGTTGGGGGTGTAGTTGTAGGTAGGGCGTCTGCCATGTGTTCTCCATAAAGATAGTATAAAACTATTTACAAAGTATAACACGGTGGCTTAAATTTTGCGACTGCTTTCTTCCATATAATCAGGATTTTTTGCCTGTTGTTGAATTTTGAGTTGCATATTATCAACTTTAGCAGTTAATTGTTTTAGCTTGCGATCATGGTCTTTGTCATTTTTCTCGCTGTGGCCCAAGCCACGCTGCACCCATTTTGCAAAGGCCATGTCCTCGTCGCCGCCAAATTCTGGATAATGTTGCTGTGCAAAGCGTCTAGCTTGAGTGAGTTCTGGATCAGTAGCCAGATCCACGCGGCTACTTTCATAGGTAGCGGCCCAGCCTTGATTTTCGTCAACTGGTTTGTCTGCTAGTGGGCCACCTGTTACCCAAGCATCGCAGGTTCTACGACTGGCACATTTGAACTTCAGGAACTTGCAGTAGCCCAAGTCGCCAGCATCAATTACGCCTTCGGCATCTTCGGGACTGCTACTGTCAATACCTTGTGCAATGCAGTCCAAGGTGTCTTGACGAATGTCAAATGCTGCACAGTTGCCGCACAAGCTGCTTTGTGCTTCTTCCATGCTGTCCAGATTCCACTCATCAACTTTTTTCATCCAGAACTTGGTGTTGGGCAAGTCTGGGTTGAGTGGGCCGTATCCGTATTCGTTGATGGCTTTTTGTCTGTTGTTGAGATTCAGTGTGATATCTTGTGTGGCAGGTGGACACTTCTTGGCAGCTTCTGTCATGCCTTCATCATACTTGGGCATTGGTCGTTGCCCAGGGCGGCCTTTAACTCCACGCTTCTCTGTGCTTGGTGGTTTTGTTGGAGGAACAATATCACCCTGATTTCTAAATGGCTGCGGAGCCTTCTTAGGATTGCGGATATGGATAGGAGCCAGTGGTACTACAAAAGGAGCGCCTTCCGCCACACCTTGTTGACCTTCATATATCAAACTATCTATACGTTTATATTTAATATTAAACGCATTCATTAATAATTCAACTTCTCGTAAACATTGATCTCTAGCACCGCCCACTAGGTAAGCACCGTTAAATCTTTTTAATTGTGCTACACTGGTCCAGTTTACTGACAGTGGTTCATCATTTAATTCTTCCATGGCTCCTTGAATCAAAGACTGCTGTGTCGTGCGTTTGTTGAATGGAGGAAACTGCAATTCTCTGCTGTCGTTTTTGTGTTGTTGATATAACTCACGTATGGTAGCAATAATAGTAGACGGTTCTATGCCAGCATCCATCCAGCCACGGAAGTATCCATAGCCCTTGTCCACTATTTGAAAACGGCTCCAGTTAATAGGATTGGTGTCGGGGTCATTGTCATACCAGTCTGGATCAATGGTATCTTCCCAGTATGTTTGAATCGCAGCCACAGTATCACCGCTGAGTCCTTGGTCTTCTGCGTTGACAAACATCAGCACTGGGCCTGTTTGTTTATTAACAAAATTAATAATTTGCGGAAACACTGCTGACTCGTCGCCGTCATTCATTCCCGAATATTCGGGCTGAACATCCACTACTATGACTGGATGTGCTAGACCTTCATTCAACGAGCCTTCCGCCACACCTTTCTCTACGCTTTCTTTAAATTCGTCCTTTGGTGCAGACTTATTCAAATTGTCAATAATAGATTTGTGTGCTTTTATAAATGAATCCTCTCTTCGAGTCTGAACTTCAGGATCTCTTTTTCTAGCTGACTCGATTGTACTAACAATAGCACGATAAGCATCATTTACAAATTCTTTATTGTTGTTATTTTGAATATATTGATTTAATGTATCTTTGACTTGTGTATGTATTTCAGGATTAGAGTCTTTTGAAATTATGTATAAAGTTAATGCTAAGTTTAGATTGGCATATTCGGGAGTAAAAATATCTTTCGCTCCAGAACGTTGCTGTTGAGCCTGTTGTTGTGGTTGCGATTGTTGTCGAGAACGTCCAGCTTTTGTATACTCATTGAGTTTTTGTAAAATTGCAGCCGTGTAAGCATCCATAAAAGTGTTTGCTGTGCTTATAGCAGTCTTTGCGCCTCCACGATCTGTAATAGACGGAGGCACTGCATCAGCGGCACGATAAGCCGAATCGGTAGCATAATCAATTACCTCTAATACATTATAGCCATTGGTGTCCATACAATACGCCAATACAGCTTTGTTTACATTCTGTGCAATGTAGTCCATTATTCTGCTTTGCTCTCCACCAAATTTAACTGTGAAAAACTTTCCGATTGCAGTTTGTGCTTTTTGAACAGCAATACGGGCCGCAACGTCGAACTTAACCTCTTGAGCCTTAGCACCACCAGCTGCACCTGCTACTGCCGCTGCACCCATGCCCTTTAAGAATCCTCTACGGTCTATTTCTGATAAGGAGCCTTCCGCCACACCTTGCTCACCACCAATAGCAGCGTCTAACAGTTTGACCACTGTAGCAGCTAACTTGGCGTTGCCTTGCGCTTTAGGGTACAAGCTCATCACAAGAGCTGTTTTGCGGCGGTCGTCTAGACTGGGCCATGCACTACGGATCTGTGTAGCTGACGTCATGCCTGGACCAAACTCCACTGTGGGCAAGTAGGCCATGTAAGCATGTTTTGCAAATGGTTCTAACTTTTTGGCACCCAGCAAAGGCTGCAAGTAGCTAGGTGAGCCGTCTTTTTTAACACCACCGGGTAGTGGTTGCGACTTGGCGTCTTTTTCTGAACGAACAAAGATCAAGGTGTCTTGTTCGGGATTGTACTTGCTGGTAATTTCAGCAGCACGAAATGGTGAGCTTACTTGTACAAAGTGTCCAGCTTCTACACCGGCCAATTTGGCCAGCTTTTCTTTTACAGCAAACGGAAAAGGTCTTGAACTGGTATCATTGGTTGCAGCAACATACACCTCAGCGTTGGGGAAAGTTCTTTTTGCGCTTTGATAAAGGGCATGGTGCCCTGCGTGGTAGGGATGGAAACCGCCCGGCATGATTACAATTGTGGTCATGCCAGTATTTAGCGAGTTATAATCGTTCTAGCAACCAGAGGTACATTGGTGTACCAAAGCTAAAGATTAGGTCACCGTTGCAGCCCGCATGATCATGGAACTGATCTATCATGGGCTCTGCATATCCGTTGCTGTCATGATGATATTCAACAATGCTGTTCATTAATGGATCTATACAGATACCATCAAGCGCAAAGTTATTCAATACCAGCAATACATCACTAACAATAGTTCCTTGTTGGTCGATCACAGTGTGTTCAGATTTTTTACCTGATATTGTTATTTTGATTTTATGTGTTTGTTCAATTTCGTCATCAAATGGGTGACTAAATGTCAATGGCTTAGTCACGTGATCAACACGGAGTAAACACACATCTTGATACCATACACTAACTCCAAGGGAGCAAGAGTAATCAGTAGAAGCAATATCAAATGTTAGTAATGCCTGTGACATGGTTAATATGTGACCGAAACAGTGTTGATTGTGCCAGTTGTAAATCCCTGGACTCTGGCACGCAGCCAGGTGAAATTGCCGGTAATCGTGGATGTGTAATAAGTGGTAACGGTTGAGTTTAAATCTCCAAACACATCAACTTCAACCCAGTTGGCCGAATCAGGATCATCATCCAGTGTGGCTTCAATGTGTATTAAGCCTTCAACAGTGTTGAGATTAAACAACACAGTTTGAATACCAACTCGCCCGCGATAGTAAGCGGCGGCCTTGACAGGATAGCTGCTCCAGTCCAAACTGGAACCATCATAGGTGCCTGATGGATCACCGTGAACCACATTGCTCAACAAGATTTCTGTATTAACAGTCATTACGCTCTCACAACTTCTACCACAATGCCTTGACCCAGGAGCTCTTCGGCTACTGATTGCAGTGCTTCGCAGATTTCATTTGTAGCAAGATACTGTTCTCCAGTATCTTTTACCTTGACCAACTTGCTCAGTGTGATCACTACTGTTTCTTCGTGTATTTTTGCCATAGTCAAGTATTTATACGCTGAACAATAGGCACAGTCTTTCTAAAAGGCCTGGGCATGATCAGAGCCAGCATGGTAGCATACACAGGATCGTCATAGTCTACATAGTAGTGATCCGGGAACCAGTGCTTGCCGGGCCAGGAGCCTTTCAAAAACTGCTTCATTCCCGGGCTAGGTTTTATAGCAGTGCCTTGTGCGTCAAAGAACTCTCGAAGAGCCGGAATCTTGTCTCCAGGAAATTGTTGTGCTTTGAAGTAGCTGCGTAGTTTATGCGTGGGCTCTAGTAACAGCACAGTGTCGCGTGGCCGATCAATCACAGCTTGCTTGATTCTTGCGTTACATACAAATGCACAGTCCGCAATCAAGTTGTCAGCCAGAGCGGGTGTGTTTGTGTAGATTGTGCCCCAGCTACCCGACACCATCAGTTTGAACGGTTCTGTGATACTGTTGATGTGGGCCAATGCAGTCTGTAGATTCGGCACAACATCGCCGGAATACCGAGCCTGGCTCGTCCAGCTCATTCTAATACTAATATAGTCGTTAAACTTTACGCTATCACGAATCCTGAGAGTATGTGCTTCTTTCAAAAAGAAACTAAACGCATACTCCCACTTGTCAAAGTACAGCCGATCGCGGCTTTCAGTTTTGAGTGTCAACAACGATGATCCCTTCTTGATTGACTCCGGGCTGCGCGGTGTGTTCCACAGCAAACACAGCAGCATCATTCTCGATATCCACTGTGACTACACAATTGTCAAGACGTTCAAACAAGATCTTCTTTGACAGAGGTACACGGATAATCTCGTCAATTTTGCGACTCAAGGGGCGAGCACCCATTTTGCTGTCGTAACCTTTATCGGCCAAGTAGTCCACAACTGCTTCAGTAATGTTGAGTCGGATACCTTTGGGTGTCAAGCTGGTCTTGAGTTGATCTACGAATTTTACCACAATCTTCTTGATGGCCAGAGTATCTAGCTTACCAAACTTTACAATAGCATCAATACGATTTCGCAGCTCAGGACGGAAGAACTCTTTCAAAGCACGGTCATCTTCACCTGTTTTCTCTTGTGCTCCAAAGCCAATAGCATTGACTTCGCTATCACGTGCGCCCAGGTTAGATGTCATGATGATAATGGTGTTCTTGCATGACACTCTCTTGCCGTTGGCGCCGGTAATGTGTCCTTCATCCAGCATTTGCAGCAAGATGTTGGTGACATCGGGGTGTGCTTTTTCGATCTCGTCAAACAAGATCACAGCAAACGGATTCTTGCTGATGTCTGAAATCAGTTTGCCGCCGCCCAAGTTGCCATCTTCAAAGCCCACATAGCCCGGAGGTGCACCAATTAGACTTGATACAGTGTGTTTTTCTTGGAACTCACTCATATCATAGCGCAACATCTTCATTTCAAGATTGTCTGCTAGTGCCTTGGCCAGTTCAGTTTTGCCTGTACCAGTTGGGCCCAAGAACAAGAAGCTGCTCATGGGCTTGGCTTCGTTGCCAATGCCTGCAAAACTGATGTACACACGTTCTAACACTGTGTCCACTGCTGAGTCTTGTCCATACAAGCGTTGCTTGACGTTGCTTTCCAGTTCCATGATCTTGACACTGCGTTCGTTTTGCAGTTTGTCCACAGGCACGCCTGCTACACGACTCAGTTGTTCTTCGATCATGCTCTTGGTTATGGTTGTAAGACCTGCATCCTTGACACGTTCTCTAGCACATGCTGCATCAATAAGGTCAATACTCTTGTCCGGATTCTTGCGATCATGGATGTATCGGTTTGCAAGTTCAACTGCGGCCAAGATAGCTTCGGTGTCAATTAGTACGTTATGAAACTGTTCAAGTCTAGGACTAAGACCAATGAGAATTTGTTCAGTAGTGTTGGCATCTGGCTCGTCAATACTCAAGCGATAGAAGCGGCGCATAAGAGCCCGATCCTTTTCAAAGCTTTCGTAATACTCTTCCCAGGTAGTGCTTGCTACAACTTTCAAGTGGCCCTTGGTAATAGCCGGTTTTAGCATGTTGGCAAAGTCCAAGCTAGATTGTGACCCTGCTCCTGCACCTTTCATGGTATGCGCTTCATCCACAAACAAGATGCAGTTCTTTTTGCTTTCAAGAGCACCAATCACTTGTTTGAACTTTTCTTCAAACTCACCGCGGTACTTTGATCCAGCCAACAGCGAACCAATCTCCAGGCTCCAGACTTCGTGTCCCTTGATAAACTCAGGCACACGCCCGGCAATGATTTCCTGGGCCAGACCATCAATAATAGCAGTCTTGCCCACACCAGGATCGCCTACCATGAGCACGTTGGCCTTGAAGCGGCGTGCTAGCACAGTGATCATTTCTTGCAGTTCTGTGGCACGACCAATCATGGGCTCCAACTGACCTTTTTGTGCTTGAGCAGTGATGTTGGTGCAGTACTCGGTAAGAATCTCATCAGCTTGATTTGAAGTCATTCGAACTTCAGCAGCAGGCTGATAATTTTTGTGCCAGAACTCCACAAACTCTGACTTCTTCAAGCCATGCTTGAGCATGAAGTATTGTGCATGGCTATTGCTTTCACTCATGATACTAAGAAATACATCAATCACGCTGAGTGTGCGACGACCTGTAAACATCACTTGCACGTTAGCGCGATTGAATACTCGTTCCAGTGCAGATGTTTTCTTTGGGCTGTCATTGCTGGCACGGGCCAGGCTCACCAGGCTCACTATATAAGCCATCAAGTCAATGTCTAATTGTTCTACATCCATACCATATTTGGCCAAGCATTTTCTAAAAGGCACATGCCGTACCATGGCCAAGGTCAAGTGCTCGGTTGTTACGTATTCGTGTCCAAGTTCACGTGCCAGTTGCACAGATTGATCAACGATGTTTTCGATTTCAGCTGAGGGATTCATAGAGCTCCTTGATTAGATTGTTTATTATACAACATGTAGAATTGTTTCACAAGTGGTTTTGGTTTATCGATGTTGTTCGATTGCTGCTAGTATTTCGGGTGCAATAGTGGCAGGGACTTGTGCCTGCAAACGAATCATTACATCTCCACGCTGTCCTTGTGAATTGCCCAAACCATGACCTCGTAGACGCATGACTGAGCCTGGTTGGGTGTGTGAGGGAATTCGGAAAACTACCCCAGTGCCAGTAATGGTTTTTATTTCAGTGTCAGCACCCAGAATCATGTCCCAGATTGATACAGCGTGATCAGTATGCAAGGTCAAACCTTCGCGGCGCCATTGTGCGTGTGGATGTATCTTGAACTGTACCATGAGGTCCATGCCATTGGGACCAACCCCACTATATTGCACATTGTCACCATCTTCGATTCCTGGGGGAATTTGAATCTGTACAGTGCTAGTGCCTGAGTCAGACTTAACTTGCATGGTTCTGCTGCCTGCTTGTGCAACTTCTTCTAGCGTGGTCCAAATTGTGGTTCTCACATGATTAGACCTGCGCTGCGACCCAAACGGACTTTGTCCCCCAAACATCTGTCCAAATACATCATGCATGTTGAAGTGTGCGCCTTGGCCACCAAATCCTGAAAACTGCGGAGCAGGATTGTCGTAAGCAGCACGTTTGGCAGCGTCTCCTAGTGTGTCGTAGGCAGCTTGGATAGCTTGAAACTTGGCAGTATCGCCTCCCTTGTCGGGGTGATGTTGACTGGCCAGTTTTCGGAAAGCCTTTTTGACTTCGTCCTGTGTGGCGCTTTTGGAAACACCTAGTGTTTGGTAGTGGTCTGTCATGTGCATCCAAATTTCAATGTAAACATAATCGCAGGCTCTTCCCATTCAAATTGATATGTTACATAGCCTTGATCATACTCTTTAGTATCCAAATACCAACGCTGAAAATAGCTGTTGCCGGTTACAGGATATGATTCACACCATTCGTATGCACCTTCACATGCATCACGCCGCAGACGCACCTTGTGTATGAAGTCTGGGTTTGAACGGCCACCGCCGCTATAAAATCGTTCCATAAAAAAAGTCCTGTACAGTTAATTATACAGGACTTGGTGAGTCAAGTCAAATGTTACTTCTTCTTGCCGTCGGGCACTTTCTCAGCGCCTTCCAATTTCTTGTGCTTTTTAACAGTTTTACAGTTTTGTTTTGGTTGCTTGGTTTTTGGGTCTGTTACAGTTTGGCCTGCTTTGTCTTTTACGTCAACACAGACCTTGGTGGTTTCTTTGGGCTCTTCAGCATACGTCAGCGAAGTACCTAGAGCTAGTGCAATTGCTAAGATTAATGATTTCATAGTGGTTCCTTATAATACAGGGAATTCGGCTTCAGGCGGAGCCTTTTTGCCACCCCAACCTGTTTGTACAGGTGCGCTGCCCCAGCTGTTGCTGGCTACAGGAGTTGATCCCCAGCCAGGTGCCGGAGTGTATGCAGTACTAGACATTGACGGAGCAGGCATAGCAACTGTTGCAGATGGGGTAGCAACTGGCCCTGGCAACGCTGCTGCAGGTGTGCCGGTCACACCAGCCATTTTCTCTTGTCCGCGACTCCATGCACTAACGCCTAACACAGCACCCATGGCCACGTGGAACAAGCCACCGCCTTGTAAGGTAATTGGTGCCCATTGACGGAATGCATCATTGGCTGCACTTGTTTCCCAGAATTGTACAATAGTAAACATAATTGGGAATACTACAAAGTCAAACAAACATGCAGTCATGTACATGATGGCCATCATGGGACGCCATTTCTTGGTCATCCAGTCTTCTTCTGATTTGGTAATTTTGCCTGGGGGTAATTGTTTTTTGCTCACGGTTGGCTCCTGTTATTTTTAGTGTCCGGTCAAAACATGCAAAGCATGTTCAGTGTGCTTTTGTCTATCTGCCAAGCCAATTTGTCCACCATTGATGGCACGAGTTAGACCCTTGACGTCATTGGCATCGGCAAAGCGATTCAAGTTGTTTTGTTCCCAGAAGAAGCAGGCTGACTGGGCAGCACCTTCAAACGTGGCCAAATAGTCGGCAGCTTCTTCCACGGGAATGCCTAAACTGCCCGCGAAGAATGTGTAGTTGTCTTTGCCTGTGAGCTGGATCAAGCCACGTCCGCAATAGCGCCAGCCGTCACCTGACGCTTCGTCGCCGTTGCCCATTCTATTGGCATACACCTTGTTGGCAATCTTTTCAGGCTTGCGCTCATAAGGCTTGGCAGATTCCAATGTGGGAAAATACTTACGGAATGTGTTGTTGAGTCCAGCTGCACTGTAATTCAAGTTTTCTTTGATGAATTTGAATCCACCAGACTCATGAGCGCATTGTGCAATGAAGTGTGCCACACGTTGTGGTGTGTCAATACCATAATCATCCAGCAACTGGTCCAAGGCCTCGTGCCAGTCGTCTATGTAAGGGTTGCCTGGTACCAGTTGTTTTAGTTGTTCCAGTGTTAATATGCTCATGTGTTGGCTCCTTTATTTGTTTTAGCAGTTCCACTTGCGCAGGGCCAGGGCCTTGCGAGTTGGTTTGCCGTTGGGTTTTTTCATTGGTCCCTTGACGCCCGACATTCTTGCACAGAATGATTTGCGGCGCTTGGCTGCTTTTGATCCTGGCTTGAGTTTGCTTGGCTTGGTGGTCACGGCCATTTGTAATTTGCTGCCAGGATTCTCTCTGCGATAGCTAGCAACGCCTTTGGCATTTAGTCCACCCTTGGCGCTCTTGCCTGCTTTGCGGCGCCATGCGGCGGTTTCGAATAGTATTTGATCGTCTAGTCGTTCAAGTGTTTCCCATACTTGATCAACGCTGACTTGATCTTCTTGTGCCAGTTCTTCTGCTAGTGATTCCATGGCTTCAAACATCTCGTCAATTTCAGGATCTACTTCTTCTGAGTCTTCTTCACTCTCCATGTAATCCCAAACAGCCACCAGCATTGACTTGGCCACTGCAATCTTTTCTTGACACCATTCGGGCAAGTTGTCACCGGTTTGAATTAGATCATCAATGCCTGCTACAGCACGTTCCAATGTTTCAAGATTGTTGTCGGCCATGCCTGCTTCGTCATTGTATTCGGCGTTGTAGCCTTCCGACACGGATTCATCCCATTGTTTCTTTTCTGCGTAACGTTCCATGTCGTCTACTGCTTTTTGTCCGTAACGGTCTTTTACGTATTTTCTAATGTTTATCAAAATGTCGCCGCTTTTGTTTATCTGTCTGACATCAGGATGGTTACCGCGTCCTGCCTGCAAATGTTTGCTGTATCTGTCCCAAACTTTCCTAAGACTGTGATCGTCGCCTTCCGCCACACCTTCTTTTTGATAGTGATTTTTGAATAATGAATTACATTTTGGACAACGATCTTGTTCCGGAGTTGCAGCAAATGTTCTCAAACCAACACCAGTATCTCTACCAGGATGATCTGCTAAACCATGTTTAGGTGTTTTTAGATGAACTTTATCGCCGGAGCCTTCCGCCACACCTTGCTCTACTGATTCAGCAGGCACACAGTTGTTGACTCTGACCCCGCCCTTGACCTTGGTCTTGGGGTTGCCAATCTTTTTGCCTGTCCAGCATTTGGGGTCCAAGCGAACTTTTTCTTCGGTTTTAATTTCGTTAAATTTCATTTGTTAACACTCTCGTGAATTTTCTTTTGCTGACCATACCAGTCTTGCCAGCCGTGAGTCTTTTCTGCACACTGATAGTACAGTGCATAGTTTTGTATAACAACTTTTAGCATGTCTCGCATGCTGTTTTTACCATCATCAATTGTGAGTAAATCAGGGCAGCGCTCTAGCAGTGCAGCAGGAGCAACAGGGAATTCTTGGCGAACAGGCACAGGGGTTGAACATGCACTCAGCCACAACACCAGGCTCAACAAAACATATTTCATTTGCGAGCCTTTCTTGCAGCCTCAATAGCTTGGTTCATTCGTGCAGCTTCGTTATGAACGTCTATAGCTTCTTGTGGCACAGGGCAAGCGGATTCTACTGGTACCATGACCTCAACACGCTGAATGATGGCGTCGCCTTTTTCACGGATCACTTGAGTCCGAGTCACAACTTTTTGTTGAATCACTGTGTTGACTTTTTCACTTTGTTCTTGTGCTGTTTTTAACTGAGCTTCAAGCTGCACCACACGTTCACGCCATTCGGCTTCCACAGCATAGCCGCCGCGAAAGTACACTCCCAGGGTCAACAGTGCAATGCCAATGACTTTGAACGGCAACTGATATTGATACAGGAAAGGCAATCTGTGTATGAAAAATCCTGCCAAGGTCAGCACAAAGCCAACCAAGAGCAGGATATTGCAAAACCAAAGAATCAAGCTGTTAGGAAGAAGTTGTAATAGCCACATGCAGATATTTAGCTTCGGCCCCACCTAACTTGATTCCAAATTCGTTCATGCACAAAGTACAGCACTGTGTTAGCAACCAACTGAATCATTGCTATTGTGCTAGCCATGGCAAAATTACCAGCAATAAACCAAGCAATCAAGAATGTGGCCCCCGAGCCAGTGATTCTCCAGCTCAGGGTTTTGACAACACTGCGCCAGGTGGTGTCTTTCATAGGCCCATTTTCTTGCGAATTTTAGTAGCACTTATTGCATGAGTGGCGTCATCAAACACTTCTTGGTCAATTTTGTAACCTACATCTCGCCCATAGGTTATGTTCACAATGTTAGGCACCACTTGTATTTCGTACTGCCCTTGGTACACAGGGTCCAGATCTCTGCGTATATAATTCTTTACCTGTTCAATTGCAAACGGATTCGACCCTTGCCAACCTTGACAATCACGGAGTTGAATTATTACTTGCCCTGTTTTAACAATAGCACGTTCAAAAAGCGCACGATGTCCCTCATGCCATGGTTGCCAGCGTCCTAGCATTTGTACTGTTTCTGCTTGCCAATCAAACACTGGTCTGCGACGATTGTCTAGTATGTGTGCTGCAACAAATTCTCCCCATTTTTCGCCGTGCTGTTCTGTGATTCTAAAGTCATACACTTCTGGTGGAACGAAGGCTTTGTTGGTATCTTCGAAGCGGCCTGCATCAATTGTGTCAACCCATACGGTCCAGTCTGCTTTGAAGTTGTTGCGCATTTCTACCAGTGGTGCAACAAAGTCACATATAACAAAGTCACATTCTGTCATGGCATCTGCTAGTTCACGCATGCGATGGCTTTGACGGATACGACCTTCTGTGCTAAAGTCCCAATCGTTGTATTTTTTACGTACATCGTCAGCATTCAGCCATCCTACACGTTTCTTTTCAGCTTGTAAATGGTCAACAATGTGTTGTGCCAAATAAGTTTTACCTGCGCCAGGCAAGCCCATTACCAATATTCTTTGTGGAGTTTTCATAGTAAACTATTTAAGAACTCAGTCGTGGCTGATGTTTTAATTCCAGTAATTTGCAGTGTTACTCTAGGAACATGCCCAGCATTAGCAGTAGCATGCGGTACATTGATCCAGTCAAAAGTACTAACGTCTCCAGCCCGCCAGCCTGCCCAGTTGTAGTTGCCATAACTCCAGAAATGCCCAGGTTGCCAGTCTGTAAGCTGCACAAAGTATCGCGCCACCCGACAGGGGTCTGCAGGCATCCATTTTTCCAGCTTGTCCAAGTGTAGGTTCCAAGTCTGCCCGGGACGCTGTACGTGAATTCGAGCCATGCTTTTGTCTAAAGCAAACTGATCAGCAATCTGCTGAAACACCGGTGCTAGGTTGTAGTTCAAGTCTGTGACTATGTGATCCTGTCCATAACCTTGCTGTTCTAGATCATAATCTTCTTGATCGTATTCTTCTGACGCACGTTTTAGTGGATCGTTGTCTCGACCACGAGTGCGCCAAGTCACTGGTATTGCTGCTGCGATAGCAGTAGATAGTTCTGCATGCCAGCAGGGTTCAATGTGTCCCAGATGTTGCACAGTATCCCAACGTGTGTCCATTTTTGAATTATCAAAATGATATTGGCTGCGTTGTTTGGTTAGTTCCCAGTTGCTTTGTGTCATATTACAGTGATCTTTATGTCTGTGGCCATGTAGTCTTGGCGATATTCTGGCGGAGGATCTTGCAGCCCTAGCAATCTACTCAATTGCAAGTTTGTTTCTACCACAGTGCCGGGCCATTCGCGAGCACCGCGGCGATTGCCTTCATTTTCTCTACCGATGCACTGTGCCATCTGACGCAGATCTCGATAGTAGTCTCGGTACAAGGGGTACGAAATATCAAACTCCCCGCACTTGACCCACCAACCCAGGCAAGCATCATCTGAACGATCTACTAGCACAATGGGGCAGTCCGGCCATGTTTGTTTTATATAGTCTAAATGATATCCAAACACATGACTTTTAATGATACGAACACCCGTGCCCGAAAATGGACGATCAAACTCAGCTTCATTTTCTTGTTTGCTGCGCTGATCTAGAGTTTCAAACCAATCCCCAAACTCCATGGCTGGTCCCCAGTAAACACCCATGTGCATCAGTTGCATTTCGCCTGCTGCGTCATGATAGTATTCTCTAGCAGGGCTAGCGTCTGAACTGTCGATACTGGCACTGTAATAAATGTTTTTAACAACACTGCTCCATTTAGATCCCGGAGCACCAGATACAAAGATATATTTCATAATGATTATTTGTTGGGTGAAATTCTACGAGCAATAGGTTGCCAGGTTTGTTGCAGTCGTGCCATGCTGGCTCTAACACCAGCTGGGGTGTGTTCTGCAGGAGTGATGTACATCATGTTTTCACGAAACTTGGCAGCAGCTTCAGCTGAACGAATTGCTGGCACAAATTGATCATGGTACCAAGTTTGAATTTCTTGTGGAGTTCCTGGTGGCAACGTCATGTTCCAGCAACCGTGAATGCTGAGCCCAGGTGCTGCCTTGCTCATTAGTGGCACATGTTCCAGTCCTGGCAAGGGTCTAGTATCAGCAATGCCAATAAACTTCAGTTTGCCTGCTTGCACATGCGGATAACCCACTGCCACAGGAGTTACACCAAATTCCACATGCCCGCCCATGACATCTAGCAGTGCTTGTGCAGGTCCTTTGTACATGACCGTTTGCAACTGATCACCGTTGGGAACGTTGAGTTTGTCCACTAGATATTCTACAGCCAGCTTGTGTCCACCACCGCCAATCGCCACAGTGATCTTTTCACGTTTGCGAATTGCTGCCACAAACTCTTCAGGTGTGTTGATTTTGCTTTTGGGATGTGCCCAAAACGCTAGTGGACTGCGGGCAATGTTGGCAATGGGCTCCAGATCCATGGGATTGTACTTGATCATGTTGGAGTACCATATTTCAGGAGTTACCCAATTTGATTGGCAAGCAGGTACACTAATGGTGTGTCCATCTCGGGGCACAGTCACAAAGTGGTTGATAGCAATGTTGCCGTCAGCACCTGGACGATATTCAGGCACAAATTTGGCACCAGTCTTTCGTTCCACAATGTCTGCTACGATCCGAAATGAGATTTCGTTGCCGGCGCCGGGACCATTGGGGAATATAACTGTGACTGGTTTTGTGGGTTGCCAAGCAAATGCTAATGCAGGCACCATGAGCAAAGTTAGTAGAAATTTTTTGATCATCTTGTAGACTCCTTAAATAGTATTTGAAAATCTAACTTATATATCAAAATTTCTTATGAACACCAAAATTTTTAACCTAATTACAAAAAATTTGCAAGAGGCATTTAATTTGCCCAAGTATGCAAATATTTTGATTGACGCAGATACCGTGGTCAATTCATTACCGTGGACCCCGGCACGTTACTCAAAGTTCAAGGATGCAGTAGAAGCAGAGCTTGCTTTGCCTTGCGAGTATCGCGGAACACTGAAAGAAATTGTTGCGGATCTAAGCGAGCGTTATACGCATCGTTTCTTTTCAGAGATTTGGCGTCCAAGAACAGGTGAGTATGATCACTCAGGTTGGGCCTTGGTAGAAGAAGTCAACAAGCTGAACCCTGAACGGGTCTTGGATGTAGGCTGTGGATACCACCCATTCAAAGGACGTATCAACAACATCACTGGCATTGATCCCTACAATGACGCTGCTGACTATGAAGTTGATATCTTGGACTACAAGGTAAAACCTCAAAGTCATGATGTTGTGATTGCCCTGGGCAGTATCAACTTCAACAGCAGAGATGAAATTGAACAGCGTTTTGCTCACTGTGTGGAATTGTTGAAACCTGGCGGCAAGTTCTTTTTGCGAGCCAACCCAGGTATCTCACACAAGACAGGTCCGTATGTGGATATCTTTCCTTGGAGTTTTGAAGTTGTGAATGACTTTGCTGAAAAGTACAATCTGCGTTTGGACACATTCAAAAAAGAACCTACCGAACTGGGTAGGTTGTATTTTGTGTATACTAGACTTTAACGCCCAGCCACTGCTAGTGCAGCACCTTTGTTGAAACTGGGGCTGTACGGGCTAGTGCCTGAACTAAGGCTATTACGCTTGCTCCAGTCATATCCTGCTCTATGACCTGAGCAGTCCTTGGTACATTGTGATCCTAGAAAGCTGAGTTCTTTCAGTTGTTCACGTGTCCATTTGTCGGGGATCACACCGTGTTTGGCCACAAACTTGTCGTGTAGTTGTTTGCCAGTGATACCGTGATCGCGGGCAATGGTTTGCATCATGTGATCAATTGCGCTGTAACTTTTGGGATCATCAAGATCTTTTTCAAGCTTTTCCACAGCGCCTTCTTTCAAATATGCAAACTCGCTGGCTCTCACACCGTTTCCTTTAGCTGACGACGATACTCTGCTAGTGCCGCTGTTAATGACTCTGCTTCAATGATATAGGTCTTGTCACCTGACTTGAATGTGTATGTTCTCATTTTTTAGGTTGTTGTGCTGTGGGTACGTTACGATACACACGCTTGTTGGGATCATATACTGTTTTCATGGGGCCAGCACCAGCCAATTGCTTGAGGCGGGCCATTGCTGCATCAAAACGATCAGCGTCCATGTTTCCAACTTTTTCGCCTTCGTCCAAGCCATCAGTTTGTGTAGCACCTTCGCCGTCGGCATCAAAAGCTACCATTTCTACTTTGGGCCACATACGTGCAGGCACATACAGAATACCCGAAGTTTCGTCATGATCGATCTGGTCGCCAAAGCGAGCCATTACTGCATTGTATGCCCGTTCACTGTTGACGCTAAAGCCCACGGTGTCAGTATCGTCGATACCGCTGTATCCGCCTTCCGCCACACCTTGATCGTCTTTGTTCGCCACCTGGCCATAGCCGCGCTGTCTCATTTCACGGTCAATTACTTTATCAACAAATGCTCCCGCTGAATTTTTTCTTGGCTTTGATTGGTCTTTTCTTGATGCGACAAAATTTGCAAGGCGTTGTCCGTCCATGTTCTTAAATGCCGACACTGCGCCTGACGGCGTAACCATGTCAGGTGCAGCACCTACGCCCCAACCTTGTGAGGCACGCTTGATGCCTTTTACAACATCACCGAAGCCTTCCGCCACACCTTGCTTTGGTTTGTATTTCTCTGCTTGCTGTAGATGATGTTCCTTGGCTCTGCCTTTAGAGATTTTAGCGGCAGATAAATGATGGTGATATAACTCATCTCTACTAGTCGGTACGCCTGGATGTTGATCCAAGCCTTCCGCCACACCTTTGATAGTATAGTCTGGACGACTGCGACCTGTTTCTTGATGTAGGTCTTTGAGTGCTTCTATGGCTTCTTCCCTACTGTCGATAAAATCATATCCACGGTCTGCACGATAATGAAAGGCGCCCCAACTATTACCATCTTGGTAAATCTCACCAACTGGCTTGCCATTTTTTGACTTGATTACTTCTGCGTTGGGGTAGATAGTATCGTTCGAGCCTTCCGCCACACCTGTTAATTTTGGTCTTTTATTGCCCAATGGTGAATCGCCGCGGCGTTGGACAATTCTGTATGTTCCCATGCCTGTGTCTTCAACATCGGCACCATACATAGTAGCAATTTGTCTAGCAATCTTTTTATCATTAATAGTCACTAACTGCGGACCAGAGCTGTCTCCGCTAGTGTTCATCAAGTCGTGTAGATAGTTATACTCGTCTTCGCCATACTTGCTAGGTCTGAAATCACCTCTCCGAACTCTGGTATGATATCCTTCTTTGTCTGTGTCTTCCGCCACACCTTGCTCATTCATGGCCTCCCAATCTTCGTGACTGATGTAGAAGTCACTGTCAGGATCGTAGTATTTGCCTTCTTGCTTGTCGTAGTACACAACTTTACCACTCTTGGTATGGAATGGACCTTCTAGTCCCGGGCGCTCTGTATAACGTTCTCGATCAATATCAGGAACAACTTGATATCCTTCTGCTACAGACTTTTCCCGCATGGCAGCACGAACTTCTGCACGAGTCTTGCCGTACTTGCGCTTAAACTCTTCTTCACTCATGGTTTTGTCTCGAAGATCTTGACTCAACTCTTTGACTTTACCTTCGGTGACCTGTTGTTCGCCGGGGCCATACGCAGTGATCACGATGTTGCCCCGAAGTTCGGGCTGTTGTTTCAACAATTCCAACGCTGCTGCATTGGCTGCTGCTTTGCCAGCGAATGCATCACTGATATGTTCTTGTGAGTCTTTTTGCTTGAGCCAGAAACGTCCAGTCTCGGCATACTGCTGGCGAGAATTGTTGTCAGCACGAATTCGTGCATCAATTTCTTCACTGCCAGCAGGCTCACGTTCACGTTCCAGTCGCCCACGTTGAGTGGCGTCCATACTTTGTTGTTCTGGATCTGTGTGCCAGTTAGTGCCTTCGTTGAATAATTGATTGAGTCTCATTTGATACCTGCTGCTGATTGTAGTTGTTTTACTAGGTCACTGGGTTCGTGTATTTTTCTAGTTGGCAAACCTGCTGCGGTGCGCCATTCGTTGAGACCTTCTTGATTTTCTTCACGATAGGCATTCGGAGTCAATGGGATAGTGTCAGCCATGGTTTCTTCGCTCCAAGGATAGTCTTTTTTGCGATAGGTCATGGTCCAGTCATCTAGCTCGTGTTCAGTCAAGCTGCTTAAATCATCCAACAAGCGTTGTACGTTACCCGGTACTGTGCTGCGACGCCGCAGTTCCACATATACCAAGTAGCGCCCGGGCTTGATCTCTCCGGGGCTTCGATCTGCATCCAGCACAAAATCGTAACCTTTTTCAAACCAAGCCATTAGATCTTTGGCAGCTTGCGGGTCACGTACATAGAAACTCAAGACCACCACGTCGGCATCATCTCCCATTTTGGCAGCAAATTCATCCACGTGAATGGACGGCTTGATCATGCCCTCCATGTCACGATACTGAAGCCCTTCAAGCACTAGTGGCTTGCCGGGATTAAACGGGTTGTTGTAAACTTTGTTGTGCATCTTGAGCCTGTTCGTCGCTTTGTACTGCGTCTTTGTCTAGATCTTGCTCGTAGGCTTGATCCAGGTCATCAAGCTCAATGTCTTGATCTTCCATTTCGATACTGCCAGTGCGAATATCGTTCATCAAGGCCTTGGGCATGGTGATTGATACCAGCCACACTTCCTTGGTGGTCAACTTGGCTTTTTTAGTGCCTGCACGGTAGTCACTAGGATCTGTAATTTTAACAGGGATTTGAATCTCTTTTTTCTGGTACTCAACTTCGCAGTCAAATGGTAACAGTCGTCGGCCGCCACGTGGGTCGGGCATCATTTTCAAAGGCCACATAAACACACAAGTCACACGGTATTTGCCAATTTCTGGGCCAGCTACCAGTTCACCCAGTTCCCAGTTGTTGAATGCGTAAAGATCAACTTCGTCCAGCACACGTTCAAAGTCCAAGAGTGTGGTAATACTACCATCACTCATGTAAATGTCACGGATGTTGTCGGCAACTTGCCAGTAATCTTCTTTATTTTTAAAGAGTTCTTTGTCCATGCTATATTTAGTCTTTGCGTGAGTAATAGTGTGCAACTCTATGCAATGCAGATTTCTAGCTGGATTGTGGTGTTTGCCGCCAGGTCAGTATTTAGCGACCTGGAACACCAATTTCAATACTCACATATAGTTGTGTGCAGCACCGTAAATACCTGGTCCGAAAGGATCAACCAGGAGTACACACTTTGAGTAGAAACCGAGCAGCCAAGGCACAAGCAAAACGTATGAACACCGAGAACACTATCAGCTTTGACCAAGCCGCTAGACCACAGTCTAGACGCATTGATCTGATCCCTCGAACACGAAATCAAGAGCAGTTGGTAATGGCACTACAGGATTCAAGTCAGCACATTGTAGTCACAGCAGGACCAGCTGGTACAGGTAAAACATATCTGGCCATGCTAGCTGCCATCAAAGCACTAAAAGAAGGAGCATGCGAACGCATCATTATGACCCGCCCTGCAGTGGGCGTTGAAGGAGAACAACACGGATTCTTGCCCGGCAATTTAGTTGCCAAGATGGAACCATGGACTAGACCGTTGCTAGACGTACTACGTGAACACTATAGACCACAAGACATTGTGGCCATGATTGAAGACCAAGTCATTGAAATTGCGCCCCTGGCTTACATGCGCGGCAGGACATTCAAACACTCGTGGATCATCGCAGACGAAATGCAAAACGCAACTCCGGCACAGGTCAAGATGCTAATGACTCGTATTGGAGTCAACAGTAGAATTGTTATCACTGGAGACGTAGAACAAGCTGATCGCAGCAATGGCGACAACGGCTTGATGGATCTCTGTGATCGATTGCAAGCACACCCAGTTCGAGGAATTGCTATATGCCCTCTAGAAACCAGGGACGTACAGCGACACAAGATCATTGGTGATGTTCTCAAATTGTATTCAAAATAAGGAGGTGGAATAAATACGTTATGATAAACGTTAAATGCATATTAATTGCCGGTTGTCCGGGGGCTAGATCTGATTTTGTCGCGGGCTGGCTTGGCACATTAGACAATTTTGTCGACAACCAATGGGAAATTCATCCACTCACAGGCATGAGTTCAGGTCATCAACGTATCACCAAGATACTAGATAAACCAGAACATGTTACATTAGAAGATCGTTTGGCCCAAAATGATATGCAATTGGACGCTACCAGTGAACTCACATTTGCTGGTAGCGTACATGGATATAAATTTTATGTAGTTGGCAACGAGACTCGTTTACCGTGGAGAAATTACGGTAAAACATTCAACATCTTGTATATCCATGTGCCGGATGACAATCAAGAAATTATGGATAAAATTCGTTGGGAGTTTTTTTGCAAAAGCTATCTCAGCAAACAATATGATTGGGCAGATTTAATAAATGATCCCAATCTTGACATCTTGAAATTTTCTGAACAGGAATTTTCTACATTCCATGAATTTAGTAATTTTGGAATCCCACGTAGCAAATCTGCCGATTACACCAAGTTGTTTACACCTGGCGGATCTGTCCATCTGTGCGATATCTTGGGCATTACTGCATCTGCCGAGAATCATGCGGCCTGGGACGAAGCCTTACCAAAAGCAGACAGTCCCGAAGAAGTTGCACAATTTGGAAAATCATGGCGCAAAGCCGATCACATCACAGCAATTCGTTCATAAATTTCTCGCCAATTTTTGACCACAGGATACGGACACTCATGATTCATGTTGTGTCCGTGTTCCATTAATATGCTACGCAAACCCATGTTGTGGCCAACTTCAGCATTTTCGGGCTTGTCTTCAACCCAGTGGCAAGCAGAATCACGATACTCTTCCAATGCTGCATTTTTGTCAGCACCGGTATCCAAGCATACCACACGTTCGAATGCAGTTTCGCCAAACAGCTTTTTCAAGTTCATTTCGCGCAGTTTACCAGCATTGGGATCTAGACTCAAGCTGGTGATGCAATGGAACACGTAACCGTGTTCTTCGTGCAGTCGTTTCACATAGTACACTGCGTCACGCAGAGCAGGCAAGAATCCAATTGCAGCTGATTCGTTAAACAGCTTGATCAGTTTTTTGACTTGAGCAGCGTCGATACCGTATCGTGTGCCCATACTGTAATCAAACTGACTACCGGGCACAGTTTCAAAACCGTGTGTGTCCATCCAGATGTTAAAAGCATACTCCCAGTTCAGAAGTACACCATCTGCGTCAACTAGGATCAGCTTGTGTGGGTTGTACTTGTGATTCGACTGCAGGTTCTTCGGGTTTGACAATTTCGTATCCATTTTCTTTAAACAGCCGTTCTATAGTGCTGGCATAATGTTGATGATAGTAACTAACAATACGATCCCAGTCACGTGGCACAACTGTACCGCTCATGCTACATTTTACTACAGACAAGGTTTTAAAGTCAAGTATTACATTGGCCGTTTGGATGTCACGTCGACGTAGATTGCGACTCACCTCCATTTGTTCGTCAATTTGCCCAGAGGGCTTGGTCACGTAGGTAAGTAGTAGGTATCTCATATTTCTCTTTATGTTATTAACAATTGGCCCTGGCGGGTGTGGTTTCACTTTTTTAAATTGGTCAATTTCGTTTCTTCGCGGTGATTCTTTTTATCAGACACTGGATGGGGTCAAGCACGAAATCACATCAAATCCGTTATCGGGCACAATAGCACACAACTACATCAAAGATCACATACGCATCGAAGATTCAAAAAATCATTTTGTCTATGCAACAGAACAAAGTATTATCTATTCTACTCCCGGAAGCCAAAATGACTTTGAATACTTATTAACTCTTCCTGGCAAAAAAATTATTTTTGACACAACTGATTATAGCAAAATCTTAATGGCAAGAGCAATGATACACATACCAAAAGCCAACAGTCCATATATTGCGTTGATTGATCAGCTTGGAAAAACACACGACACTGAGTTGATTCAAGAAGTGATGCTAGAATGTCATAAATTCTTTATGCAATACTATAAATTACCATCAAACATCAACAACTTGTATGCAATCAACTACAACATCTTGTTCAACAACCTTGATACAGAGATAACAAAAATATTTGCATACCTAGAACTCAAGATTGATCCTGCTAGATTGATAGTGTGGCAAGCTGTCTATTCTCAATATAAAAGTCTAAATCAACGAGATTACTGTGCAGAAGTAGTGCCACACCCGGGTGCTACTAATGTGCAAAAGTTTCAAGTACTCAAGGAAATTTTAAAATGGAAAAATGGTTTGTGCCAGAACACATGAAGATCTTGGCCAACACAACTGTGCGTTGTTTTGGGTATGATCAGTCTAACACAGTAAATTATCAATTTAACGAGTTGGGATTTAGAAACAATTACAATTCTGGTACTAGTATCAATATCATTGGTAATAGCGTTGCATTTGGAATTGGACTAGAGGAACAACACACCTTCGGACACTTGTTGTCTCAAAAAATAAATCTACCTTGCAACAATTTTAGCCTTGGTTGCTATTTTCACGAAAATCACGACCATCTTAACAATCTTAAGATTCTAAGCCAACGAGATACCGATGACATTTTTGTTGTTCAAATAAACAATCTTGATCGATATCGTGTTGACGATAACACAGTTATTACTGCGCCACGCCCCGAGTTTGGGCGTAAACGTTTCTTGGAATACTTTGATCAGTTGTTGGAGTTGACTGCCGGTCGTCGCACAATGTTGCTGTACTGGGATGACCAAGAGCATAATTTACCAAAATCAATACTTGATCAGATATTGATTTTTAACAAATTTCACTTGGATCATTCTATCAACAGCAATACAGATACATTTGGACCGCGGTCACACAACGCAATCGCCAAGACACTAGCATCACTCTATCTGTCCAAGTTGAATTAAGGTAGCACTCAAGTTAATTTCTACATCAGCCACGGCATTGTTATTCACAAGACCGTTACGAATGATAATAATAGCTTGATCCTGCCGTTCCACAGTATCGCCCCATAGCTCTAGATTGTCATACATCCAACGAAACACATCTTCGGCTTCTTCCGGGCTAGAACTTTGACATAGTAGTGTTCTTGCTTCGCGGATCTTGCCACGTTTGAACAAGTCCACACATTCTAGTTTCCAGTCGCGAGCCGACTTGTCGCTTTCACTAGGCGGATTTAGTCGACCCGATTGTGAGTTAAGTTGCGTTAGGTTCAGGCATTTGCGTAGATCAGGATAAGTGGCCTTGACGTAAGTGTCCAGCACATCAAGATCGAACTCTACATTTTCTGTTACCAATACAGTAGCTACCCTAGCAGTGAACTCTGTGTGATCAGTCTTGGTAATATGAAAACCTTGACAACGACTGTGCAATGGAGCAATAATCTTGTTGGGAAAGTTGCAGGTTAGAATAAAGCGCACACTTCCTGAATAATCTTCCATTAAGTTACGCAATGCCGGCTGTACTGAATTGGGGTTCATGTAGTCTGCTTCGTCAATCAATACAACCTTGAACTTGCCAAACGGCATGGTTTGGCAAAAGCTAATTAGTTTGTCTACCCACTCTACCTTGCGAGCTTCTTTGGATCCGTTAGCATACATTACATCGTATTCGTCTACACCTAACTCATTGATCAACAGTTTAGCCAGAGTAGTTTTGCCTGTGCCTGCTGATCCACTCAGCATCAGGTGCGGAATTGATCCTTCCCGAATCCAGGTTTGTACCTGTTCTCGTTGTGCATCATCTACAAATACATAACCGTCAACTGTTTTAGGACGATACTGTTCTACCCATAATTGTTTCATACGTTTCTCAATCCGATTCGGCTGTAGCCAAGTTTGTTTTTAATTTCTCGATGAGACTCATCAAGTTCTTTATTATACGCTGCAATCACCAACATAGCAAATTTTTCGGCATTATCTATACTCATCCATTTGCCGCTAGTGTCAGTGCCTGCTTGTTTCATTAGTTCTTGGATTTGTTCATTCATGATTTCAGGTGCGGCCAGCTGGCAACTTGGTAGTGCCAAATTGTTTTTCAAATGATGACTGAATGTTTTGCATGTCTTCGGGCAAAGGAGGTGGTACCCAGCGAGGTTTTGATTCTTTTTTGCCAAAAATTCCTTCGTGTCTGGCTGCGATTTCTTCTTGCGAAATCACACTTGGACGAGGTCTTGTGCCTTTGCTCATTTTTTATTTCTCCACAATTGCTTGATTTGATCCCATAAACTGGGATGCATGGGACACCTGCCCTGACGATAATCACAGGCAGATGTATACTCTTGATTACAAGTTTTACACTTTTTTGTCATTCAGCGCTTTCCAAACAAGTTGTTTGTTGTGCTCTTCCAAAAACTCTGCTTCGGGTGCATAAGTTGGACACTTGGTTAGCATCTCGTCTAATGCAAATTTTACACGATATAAGTCTTGTTTACAACCCCAAGTGACAAAACCGTCCATTCTTGGGTCAGTAGTTGCAAAATAGATTTTTTGCAGATCATTTATGATATGGTCTGCGTTCCAATTGCGTATCAATTGTGCTGCATCCAGTCAGGTTTAGCTTCAATATGAATTGCGTCAGAGAAGGTCACATCCTGTGGCATCTCATCAGACTCCAGCATTATGTCTTTGGGATCAACTCGTCGCAGAGTTTGCTGCCCAAACTCATCTTCAATTTCAAGGCCTCGGGTCCACCGACCGTGTTCTACACAAATCCATGTGCCTATTTTGATAGCATGTTGATCTGGACCAACTGCATATACCTTGCCCCATCTTGGGCGGATACCTGAACTTTTGCCATTGTCTTTGACTAACACAATGCCACCCGAGCTCAATCGCTCTTCAAAATTCATGTCGCTAACAATTACAGCGTCATGGAGGGGTTTTAGTTGGTTGCGATCGATCCGATGCGCCGAGAATGCTGCTTTGATCATTTTTTTACTTGGTTGTTATAAACTTGCTTGGCTTGCTGAGTTTTGCTACTGATTACACTGCCTTTGTCATCAATTACATCGCCCCGAGCATTCACTTTCATGTTACCAACTGCACGTACTCGCTCGTTCTTGAGACGCAGTGCGCCCATGTCAACTTGTTTGCCATTAGCAGTGTTGTAAACTTGTTTGGTCATAATATTCTCCTAAAACTTTATTTAACGCAGGAATTCTGCTGGATCTAATTCGTAGAACAGGCTGTCAATTCTATGTACACCTAGTTTGAACAGCACATAACTGGCCACGCTTGATCCACGCCCCACCCCCCAGATCAAACGATTTTTTTGCATAACATCTACTAGATATTTGAGATATCGCAGCAGGTCAAATAAGTTACGCTCTTGAAACAATAGTAGTTCTTGTCCGCACCGTTGTAATTCAGCGTCATTTTGGCAAAGATCTAGCACCAGCCAGGCAATATCTAGCTCCTTGTATTCCTGTGGCATGTACCAATTGGCCTGACAACGGTGATCCCATTCTTCGATTGTTTGTTGTTGAGTCAGTTCATCGTATCTGATAAAGGCGGGCACATTGTCAAGTATATGTGCTGCTGTTTCTAGATCAACTGTACTATCGACCAAGAGCCGGTGCAACATACCAAGATCATGCCCTTGGAGATACAGGTTGATTAGATCATCTTCATTAAAGATTATCTGCCCATAGGTGTCAGTTTTCATTTCTTTGGAAAGTTAGCGTAAACTACAGAATGTTCTTTGGTGGTACTGGATTCATCTGGCCACATCAAGTCGTAATCAATCCAGGCGTTAGGGCGTACTTCGACTACTTTAGCGTCTGTACCGAACATGCTCAATGAGTCGTGTTGCACTGTTGGCAAGTTCCACCAACCATCAACTGCATATGGGCCCATACTGTCTTCATCGTCGTGTTGGTACCAAACATCATCTCCCAGCGAGCTGCTGATGTCAAGACTTACTACAGTCATAACACCTTCCATGATAGCATTTAGTTTTGAGTATAGCATCATACCTACAATCTGGTCTACTGGTTCTTCGGGCAAGGTTACAATATTTGTTCCTAGCATTTGCAGTACCTCGGCTACGTCCATTCGGTCTTGGTGGATGTACACTGCGTTGGCCAATTCACTATATACAAAGGCCTTGAGTCGCTCCATGGCTACGTTGATCTTGACAGTATTTTTTGTATTGGTTACTAGGCCTAGATTTACCTGATACGAGTTGAGCTGCAATTCATCAGCAAAGTACACTGCACCAAGAAATTCTAAATTGGATTGAAGTCTAACGTTCATTGAATATCAATCTTGGAGGTGTCAACTTTGGCGTCAGCTAAATCTTTCTTGTAGCTGGCCTGAAGTTTTTCGTTGTATTTGTTTTGATAGCTCTCAATAGCCATGCGAATCTGGTTACAAAGATGGGCGTTGCCGGTTCGTTGAGCGATGCCCAATTTTTTCTGCAACTCGCCCATTTTGGTACCAAGTTCTTCAACTGTTAAAGCGTCGAGACTGTCAATTAAAGGATGTTCCATAGCTTATTATACAAGCAAATCATCCCGGAGTCAACAAATCTGGTTAACTCCAATTACCCACTGTGGTTACTGATCCAGTGCCCATAGGGATCAATCGGAAGTAACTGTTGGCCAACACTATTGGTGCCGATCCCGGTGTGCCAGAGAATTGAATCTGTGGAGTCAATGTACCACTAGTATTAGTACGTAAAATTCCGCGTAAGCTCAATACAAAGTTTGTTGCTGCCCCGCCCGGTGCTGCGTCAGTAACAGTTGTGGCTGTAACGGCACCACTTTGAGCTACTTTAGCAGTTAGCACCGCAGCTGACAACCCTGCTGTGCTTTCAACGTGATAGCGTATACCAGTTAGAGTGCCGCTCAATGCAAACAAGGTCGCTAGTGATACAGCATTAAAATTGATAGAAGGCGCGATATAATACACTGCTTCAAATGCATAAGTGGTATTAGATGTTACAGTAATGGCACCGGCGCTAGGTATATTAAATACCTTTTGAGCTGATGCTGAATCATTAGCAGTATAGTTTGAGCTTAAAATTACAAAATGTTCAACTGGCAATAAACCACGTTGGCTTGCAGCTGGTGAACCATAAAAAACAGTGCCATCGTACTCCATTGCTCCCGAAGCCGCAACTGATGTATTAGTCCCTGCTGTGAATACCACAGGTGCTAGACTAGCTGATCCTGAACTAGGTCGCACAAACCCAACAATGTTGCCACCAACTACGTTGCCGCCCGCCGACACTATGCCCAATGTAGTAATATTGCCACCAACTACGTTGCCACCTGCTGATATTGTAGTAGCAGTTGTTACACTTCCGCTAGACACAGTACCTGTAGCACTAACACTACCTGCTGTGCGCAAATTGCCACCAACTACATTGCCAGCAGCAGAAATATTTCCAGTTGCAGTAACGTCATCTAAAATCAGATCAGCAGCATTAAAGTTGGTTAATCCACGATTCAAATCAAACAAGGTAATTGTAGCACCTTGATCGTACGTGCCAAATGCAAATTCATAATAGCCAGTTGCGCCAAATGTGATAGTTCCAACCGCTGCACCACTAGCTACATAACCTTGTATACCAGCAGTTCCTAGAATACTAGTTCCTGCGTTGATTGTAACTGTGTGTGCAATATTGGTGATATTGAGTTGTAGTTTTATATAACCATAAATGCCAGTTCCGGGAAAATTGGTAAAAGATAAATTAATATTACCACTTGTGGTTATTGTTTGGTAGTGACCAGTTGAATAATTAACTGCAATAGATCCGCTAGTATTACTGATTGCCACTTTGGCTGCTGCAAAGTCTTGAATTTGGGCTGCAATCAACAATGCATCGTTAAAATTGTTGTCTAGAGTTGTGCCATCTAGTGCTGCCTTTAAAATTACTTTGTTTTGCAAATCAGTAATTTCGGCTGCGGCGTCTTGGAAGCTTACCTTGATGTTGGTAAAATTGTCACGAAAGCCTTGTGAATTGTTGTCCTGCCCAGCTACTGGGTAAGAGCCATCAATATTGTTGGGATTAATTAAGCTGGTCATTGTTTATCCTTGGTTACGCAAAAGTGCATCCATTGTTGCCAATGCAGAACCATTTTGAGTTGATGTATTTGAGCGTGCAAGCGTCACCAATAGTGTCAAATGTAATTGTACCGGTACCTGATGATTTCCAGCCTGCATTTGTAACAGTGATTACCATGTTACCAGCTGTGGCATACATTGCCAGCACCTTGATTTGGCCATTAACACCAGCTGGCAGTGTTGACACTTCGGCAGCGCCGGTGCTGAAGTAACTATCACTTTTAGCCAGATTAACCACAGCCGCATTAGCTACATCTTCACTTAGTGCATTGAACGGCTGTGCAGTAGTTTGTAATGGAGTAATAGTAAAACTAGCGCCTTGATCGCTTGTGGTTAACTGATACACATGATTGCCAGCATTGGTACTGTTGTTCCTTGGAAAACTCAATACATTGCCACTTAGCCCAATAATACCTAAAGTATTAGAACTTGCTCCAGGAATAGTTACTGTATACGGTGTTGCTGTGGTATTGGCTGCTTGAGAAGCAATGCTTAGAGTTAGCACGGCAGTGTTTCCAGCTGGGGGCAAATTTGTAATATTCAACGCAAGGTTTGCATTCGCAGTGAGTGCTTGAAATGAGCCACTTGCAAAGTTAACATTTGCAACAGGTGCAGCTACTCCTAGATTTATAGTAGCATACTTGGTATTTTGTAAGGTAACATCATACAATGTACCTCCGCCAAGATCATTCACATTACCAGTATAAACTACATTGTTTTGCAATGCTGAAATTTCACTTGCTGCATAAGTAAAATTTAATTTAATGTTAGTAAAATTGTCACGAAACCCCTGAGTGCTGTTGTCCTGCCCGGCAACAGGATACGCAGTGTTTACATTATTAGGGTTGATTTGACTTGTCATTGTTGGTCCTAGTTACTCCAAGATATTGGTTTTGGGAAATACCAGATATTTATCATATGCATCCGTTGGATCATACATATCAACCGGATCTTCAAACGCCACACTGCCCACATCAAAAATAGTTTCAGTAGTTGTAACAGTAATCAATGGCAACCAACTTATCTGCGTGAGGTCAAGGCCTGGCACAGTTGGTCGATACAGTTGAGCAGACAAGTAGAAATTTCCACGTTCAATTTGTACAAAGTCATTTGCCGCAGTATTCTGTTCTATACTCAGTGTGACTATCGTAGTAATTGGATCAACTGAGATTCTCCACACTGCCATGCGCTCGTTAACTGGAGTATTTGGTACCTCCACTGATTGATCAAATTCAGTTCCTAATTGATCGTACGGAGTCGAATCAAATGGGAACAAATAATCAACCCAGGCTGCGTCCGGTGTTGCATAATTAGATCCCGGGGGGCCGTTGTAAGCTTCTTGCTTGACAAAAATTAAAGTGTTACCGTCAATATTGCCAATCTGCCCGTCAAGTCCACCTAGAGCGTTGATGTACTCTAATGGACGCTGATTGACATCGGTATATGCTAGGTCTGTGGCAATACTGACTGTGCCAATAAAATTATATCCAGCAGTATCAAATCTGTCAAATGTAGTAAGATTTGGTTCAGGAGTCCATTGTTGAGTAGCTGTATCCCAGTTACGGCTTAGTTCACGATCTAGAATGTAACGATCTACCTCGAAGTCTACTTGGTTTAGTTGTTCGCCGAATTGTGTTTGAATATAGTACGCGATCTGCTGACTGCGGCCAGGATTGGTATAGCATAATACCCAAGCTGGAGTGAACCCCAACACACGACCATTGGCTTGCTTGGAGGTCATCCAGGCAGGCAACTTGGTAGAGATCTGCCCTACGACATCAATTACTTGATCACGCATGTTGACCAAACTGTTAGGATACACTTGGGTAACTGTCCCGTTAGTCACAGCGGTATTGATCGCGTACGGCAAATTAACAATCTTGCTCACGCTTTCTCCGTCGGCATTTACTAGGTTATCAATAATTCGGCTATACACAACTTCGTATATCACATTACCAACGCTGTCTAATGCTTGAGCTGTTTCGATCTGACCCAACACTAAATTTTTCCAATAGTGATTCAAGTACAAACTTTCAACATAACGGTCAGTTGTATCAGGAGACAAACCATACGCATGCTCATAATTGACTCGTGTGGCTTTACCAAAGTTTGGATCATCAGGTCTAAAAATAAACTCTGGCACAAAAATATTTTGATTATTCAACAAACTATCAACTAGCACACGATCGTTAAACGGTGGCATTGCCTGCACAATAAGATTTTGATATGGCTTGTTGTATTCTCTGAATACTCGCACAGTAAATGTTTTAAACACTGATACTACATCTCTAATGCCAGTTGGCACCATGACAGCAATCAATTCAGCGCCAGAACCGCCATAGCCTTCAGTAACAGTAATTGTAGCCGGTGATGTATACCCGCCTCCTGCATTAGCAACTTCAACCGCTGTAACTATTCCACCACTAACAGTAACGTTACCAGCCAGTGCTTGTGTTGCACTAGCACCAACTGGAGTAGAGAATTCAATTATAGGGAGTGTGACATCGCTGTATCCTGTTCCACCATCAACAATTTCAACGGTAGAAACTTGATATAAGATTTGCCCGGTATCCCGAGCATAAGCGTTGACTGTGAACGTAAAAGAACTGTCCCAGGTAGTAGTCCCCCCATCAATTACGGTACTACCAAGATCAATTGCAAATGTATTAAAGCTTACTCGGCCCACGATTTCACCTGATGGCAACAATTGTAAGCCTTGTGGCAATTCATTAAATGCGCCCTCTTTGAGTTGATAAGTCAATGCTCGGCCACCTCGATTTTCAGCTTCAATCTTGAGCAGGCTAGTATCACCATTTTCTAACACGCCAAGATCGGCATCAGTAAGCCAAACTACTTCGGCATCAATTTCGCCAGCCACTGTGATAGTGTAAGGATAAGGTCTGCTGGCCACAATAAAATTAGCCACCATGCTGCCGCTGGCATTAGTAAGCACAACACTTGAGGTTGCAGTTGGACTTGTTGCAACAGTAAACTGCGTGGGATTGACCACTTGTTGTACATAATAAATTTGTGTGGCAGAAGAACTAATTCCGCCAAAAGTTGTTCCTGTAAATTGTATTGGTTGACCTGCTCCAATACCCACAGTGCTCAAACAAGTGATACGATTTGTTCCTGCTAGTGTAGCAACACATTCAACAACCAATGAAGCTAGTACTTGTCCAATGTCATCAGTTAAAGTAGTAGCTACCAAAGTAAACACAATTTCATCAGCAATTTCATCTTCGCTGACAATAGTATCAACATAATAAATCGTACCAGCAACGAGTCCCCCGAAGGTTCCTCCAAATATCAAGGCTTGGCCGGCAGTGACGCTGCCTGAACCTTGTGCTGTGAGTTGATCAGTTGCTGCATCTGCTGACAACACTGTTATTGCAGGATTTGAATAATCAGCCTGGAACGCCCATATATTAAAACTGTAATCAATTTGTGTTATGCCTTGATCGGGGATATATCCATAGTACCAACCAGTCGAAGGATCTAACACCGGCCCCGGCGGGAGTCCGCTGCCTTCATTGACAGCAATTGCGTATCTTAAATTCAGTGTGTCGTAGTCTCGACCAATAAACTGATGTGCATAATAGTTGTCTCCGCGCACGGTGCCAAGATCAGTCACAGCTGAATTCACAATAAACGGTGCTCGTTCAGTTGTTTCATCCGCAGTAATTTCAGTAGAGTCAGCAGTATCTACTGAGTTATCGGCAGTCATGGTTGACCGATCAAACACAAAGAAATAGAATGTACGCAAATTACTGCTGCGGCCATCAGTTACTTCTAGTGTGAATTGATAATTTTTGCTGATAGCACTTACGATAAAGTCATAGGGCAAAGTATAGATTGGCGTTACGTCATAACCAGGAGGTTCGTCTACATTGGCTGCAGGACGAATATATCCTGAAATTAAACCATCGGGGGAGACCGAAATTCCTCCAGGTAATTCTCCAGCTATTAACCGAACTACAACAACGTCAGCAGGATCAGTATCGGTATAGTTAATTTGAATGTTGAGTTCATCACCATCATAAAACACGCCTAAGCTTCCAGCAGGGGTTGTAAATTCTGGAGCGTCATCACCGGTGACAGTTAATGTAAATGTGCGATCACGAATCTTTGGAGGTACATCGGTGCTATAAGCACGAATTGTAAACTTGTTGGTCACGTCCCGACTGACTTCCGCAGGTACACCAGATACCCGAACTACTGCTGCTGGTACACCAGTAACAGTACCTGTATTGGTGAGTTGAATGCCTGTTGGCAAACTGCCAGCAATCAGAGCATAGGTAACAGTGCTGAGGTCAGGATCCTCAGCCAGCAAATTTTGCTGATAAAAGATGCCTTCCGGGACAACTCCCAAACTGCCTGCAGGTGTGATCCAAACTGGTTGTGCCATATTTTACTTCTTAAACGTTTTCCCAACTGAACCCATTGAACAGCCTGAGCCCGCTGGTACTAGAGCTGTAATACAATGCGCCTGTAACTGGATTTGCTGGATCATTAAATGAGACTGGTAGTTGTACATACGATCCTGAAACTAACAAGTTGGCACCGGCTACCAAGTTACCAGTTGCACTAACTCGTCCAGCGGTGTTAATGTTGCCACCTGTAACGTTGGCAGTGACTGTAACTGAGCTCAATGTGCCAACTGACGTAATGTTGGGTTGTGCTGCTGTGGTCACTGTGCCAGCAGTTGTAGCTGACCCAGCTGTGGTTGCGCTGCCTGCGCTGGTTGCATATGTAGCGTTGGCCACAATACCAGTAACGTTGGCGCCTGTAAGTGAAGTTAATCCAGATCCATTACCAATAAACACGCTACCAACAATGTTGCCAATTGCAGTGACTCTGCCACCAGTAACAATATTTCCGCCAGTAACGTTGCCTGAAGCACTAAATGCTCCAGACAAACTCAAGTTTCCACCAGCGATGTTGGATGTAACGCTCAAGTTTCCGCCAGCGATGTTGGATGTAACGCTCAAGTTTCCACCAGCGATGTTGGATGTAACGCTCAAGTTTCCACCAGCCACGTTGCCTGTAACACTTACACTAGAGCCTTCAACAGCACCAACTACTAGAGTTCCGTATTGACTTACTGTAATAACTTCGTTGGTAATGTTAACTCGTTGCGCAATCACCATTTTGTTGGTGCTGGCCTGGTAGCCATAAAATCCAATTTGAGCAGCAGTATCATAATAATACAACGCCGTTCCGCGATCCTTGGCATCGCTGCTGGACAACGGAGCATTGTTTGCGTCACGGCCAATTCCAATAATAGGATCTTGTATAGCCAAAGTAGACACGTTGATATATTCAGTTGTGCCAGTCACTGTCAGGTTGCCAGCAATTACTGCGTTGGTCACACTGAGGTTTGCACCTGTAATATTGCCACTTGCTGATACTAGGCCGGTTGTGCGCAAGTTACCGCCAGTTACGTTGCCGCTAGCAGTTACAATTCCACCAGTAGTAATGTTCCCACCTGCAACGTTGCCGCTAGCTGTCACTACGTTTGTAGATACTTCGCCTAAGGTGCTAATATTCCCACCTATGATATTGCCAGTTGCAGTGATCTCTCCAGCCGTGCGCAAGTTGCCACCGGTTACATTGCCGCTAGCAGACAACAAGCTCAGAGTACCTATTGCGGTAATACCAGGCTGGCTTGCAGTAGCAATTGTACCAATCACGTTGGCAGCAACAATATTTCCGCTGGTGCTAATAATGCCAAGTGTAGCAATATTACCACCAGTAATGTTCCCCGATGCACTAATTATCGCGCCAGTTACCAAATTCACAGCATTCAAATTACCAGCTGCCATATTTCCACCAACTAGATTGGCAGTGATGTTATAGCCCGAAATATCGTCAATCGTGGTCAACGATACACCGTTGATTGCCCCGGTTGCAATAATGTTACTACCTGATACGTTTCCTGTTGCAGACATAGTGTTGTTCAACACAATATTGTTGGCTTGTATATTGCCAGTTCCACCTAGTGCATTGCTTACTATTAAACTATTCAGGTTACCCACTGTTTGTAAAAAACTCGTAGTAACGTTTCCGCTCAAGATTGACCCAGTTAACAGTTGCGCATTGGAGCTCACGGTAAATCCAGTCAACAAGCTGCCATTACCAATAAAATAGTTACCAATGATGTTGCCAGCGGTGTTGAGCCCTGTAGCGGCACTTAGCGTACCACTGGTTGTTAAATTTCCACCAATTATATTGCCAGTAGCATTAAGAATGCCAGTGGTATTCAAGTTCTGTGCTGTTACATTTCCTGATGCAGAAAATGCACCGGGGGTAATAATATTTCCACCTGTAATGTTCCCAGAAACGCTAAGAGTTCCAAGTGTGCCCACAGTTGTTAAACTAGATGTAACCACGTTGGCACTGAGTGTAGTACCTGTGATAAGTGCTGCTGGAGAACTAGCAGTGACCCCAGTTAACAAACTGCCATTTCCAACAAAAAGTCCACCTGCTACAATGTTTCCCGTAGCCGAAACAACCCCGTTTCCAGTAAATTGTCCTTGTAATGTAGCTCCTGTTCCCGACACCACAAACACGTTGGGAACGCCAGTACTGCTCATGTTGATTGTGGAATCTTGTACGATAGAAATATTACTGGTACCGTTAGTGATACCAGTAATACCGCCAATATTATACAGTTCTGTAAAGTTTGAGTTTACTTTTTGAAATGCTGTACGAATTGGGTCGCCTTGTCCGTCATTGGCTACGTTGCCTACAATGATTGGTTGTTGTGCCATGTTATTAGTCCTTGCTGTATTTACCAAATAGAGTTTGGCTTGTCCCGTAATTGCAACAACACTAAATACAAGGATTCGGAGCGTTCAATGTCATACATTATCAACAACAGCCGTGGACAAGTAGTTGCAGTGGTCGCAGACGGCACTGTAAACACCACTGCCACAGACCTCACTTTGGTGGGCCGCGGCCTCACCGATTACGGTACTTACGAAAACGAAAACTACATATATTTGCTGGAGAATTTTGCTAATTCTTCAGCACCGTTACAACCAGTATTGGGCCAGCTTTGGTATGATTCTGCCAGTGACGTAATGAGTGTGTATGACAGTGTTGGTGACTGGGCTGCATTGGCAGATCAGGATTACGTGCAAGCTCAGAAGATATCCCCAATTTTTACAGGGATTCCACAAGCACCTACCCCAGCTGCCGGCACTGCTACTACTCAACTTGCTACCACTGCGTTTGTTACCAATAGTGTGCAGCTTCAGGGTGTACCTACAGCGCCAACTGCAACTGCTGGCACCAGCAGTACTCAACTTGCTACCACTGCGTTTGTAAGTCAAAGTCCGCAATTTCAAGGTGTACCTGTTGCACCTACTGCTGCACAAGGTACCGAAACAACTCAACTTGCTACTACAGAATTTGTCACACGTGGGCCACAATTTTCCGGAATCCCAACTGCACCTAGTGCAGGAAATTCAGATTCAAGTACCAATTTGGCTACCACGCAGTTTGTGCAAAATCAAAAAGCAAGTCCTGCGTTTTCAGGAACCCCCACAACAACCACTGCTGCATACAATGATAATTCTAGTCAGATTGCTAGCACCGCATTTGTTCAAGGGGAAAAAACCAGTCCGGCATTTTTGGGTGTTCCAACTGCTCCAACTGCATCTATAACTGTATCTAATACACAGATTGCTACTACTAGATTTGTAACAGACTGGACCGATGCATTGCCTACCATGAGTCAGCAAAACGCCAATGCAGTTGCAATCATTGGTGGAAGTATAAGTGGCATTACTCCGTTGGCAATTGCAGATGGCGGAACTGGGGGCAACACTCCTACTGCTTCAAGAGACAACTTGGGACTGGGATCAATTGCTACACAAAATGCCAACAATATTTCTGTTTCTGGCGGTGGCATAACAAATACAGCGTTTTCTGGCGGTACTGTCATTAATCTTGATGCACCTATTGCAATAATTTCTGGCGGTACTGGGGCAACTAACGCCGCTGATGCAAGAACTAATCTAGGACTAGGATCAATTGCTACGCAAAATGCCAACAACGTTTCTATTCAAGGTGGAACTATTACTAACGTAAATCCCATCGAAATAACTTCTGGCGGAACTGGAGCCGGTGATGCAATAAGCGCAAGAAATAATCTGGGACTAGGCAGCATAGCAGTTCAAAGCAGCAACGCAATAGGCATCACAGGGGGAACGATCACTGGATTGAGTGTGTTTGGCGCTGCAAATGTTTCTATTACCAGCGGAACTATCAGTGGTATTGTTGATCTAGCACTAGCGGATGGCGGAACTGGTGCAAGCGATGCTGCTAGTGCTAGAGTCAATCTTGGGGCTGCATCAGTTGCAAGATTGATTATTGCTGGCACCGGCTTATCAGGTGGTGGATCGTTGGCTAGTGATATCACCGTATCAATTGCCACAAACAGCAATGGCTATGGCACAAGATATGTAAGTACCTCGGCACCATCTGGTGGTAGCAATGGTGATATTTGGTATCAAATTTAATATATGGCACAACTAATTCGTCCACTAGGATACACTGGAAATATACAACGTTTAATCTGGTCCCAAGGGAACAACGTATCAGTAACTGCTTATCTTTGGGGTGGTGGTGGCGGTGCTGGCGGAAATGATAATCCTGGCCGGGGCGGGTCTGGCAGCGGCAGCAACTTCAGTCAAATTTCATTTGCAGTTGACGAAGGTGATGTCATTGAAGTAGCAGTAGGTGGCCCCGGGCTTGGTGGTGGCAATGCCACACGAGATGCTGGGGGTGGGCAAGCTGGTTTCAGTCTGACTGAAAATGAAATATTCAATATTCGTAATTTTCCCATAATTTATCCACCTTGGTATGAAGGAGTCTTTTATCCATTTTCGTCAAATTTTGGAACATTTCTAAACAACAACGGAACATGGGGTTGGCCCTATACGCTCGGAACATTCAGTCAAACATATACTGTGGTTTTTCCAGAAGATGGTAATTATCAATTTACTGGGGCAGCATCATATAATGCTACTTTTTATCTTGATGATGTTCAATTATTCACAGCAGATAATCGAAACTTGCCATTTACAGTGGGGTATCCTGTGCCAGCCGGCACTCGCACATTGAGAATAATTGGAACCAATCGATGGTTTAATTTTAACAACACTGGTTCATTGGCCTTGACCATTGGCAAAGGTGATAGCTTCAGCGGTGGGCGTGGCGGTAACAGCGGACCAGTTGGTACTTCAGGTGCAGGTGGCGGCGGTGGTGGCGCAACGGTTGTATTAAAAAATGGAGCAGTTGTTGGAGTAGCTGGTGGTGGTGGTGGTGGCGGCGGCGGCGGGAATCGATCACCTATTAATGGCGAATCAGCTCCGGGGTCACGAGGCCAAGCTCCAATAGGAGCTAATCCTGGACAAAACGGTACCTCACCATTCACTGACGGTGGTGGTGGTGGTGGCGGTGGTGGTGGCTATGGTGGTGGTAACGGGGGTTATGTTCTCGCCGGATCTTACGATGCTGGCGGCTTTGCAGGCAGCTACGGTGGAACCTTTGGCGCTAGCACTGCTACCCCAACAGGAATTACTCCCGGTGGCACAGGTTCTCTTTATTACAAAACCGGAACTGGCCTTGGCGGTGTTGCAGGTGGTAATGGATCAGGCGGGTATGCAGCATTTTTGTTTGACGTTAATGGAATATATGTCAATACTGGTAGTGGGTTTCAGGCTGCAACTAATGTTTGGACCAAGAGCCAGGATGCGTGGAAGCCAGTTAATGCAGTATACATTAAACAAGATGGCGTGTGGGAACCAGTAATGGGCAGCGTATCTCCGTTATTCAATGCAGTAGTAGGAAGATTCGGAAGCAATCCGCGAGCCGCCTCTCCCGACTTTACTGAAATTTCTCCTGATCCACCTGCTCCGCCTTCTACACCAGCCGATGCTGGCGGATTTGACGGTGGTGGTGGTGGTGGTGGTGGCAGTAAAGTTATTTGCACAGCATTGTACCAAATGGGCATGATGCCAGAAGAACTGTATGATCATGATCAGCGATTCGGAAAGTGGCTGTACGAAAACGATCCAGTTGCATACAAAGGCTATAGGAAATGGGCCGATGTGTTAGTAGAATACATGCATGGCCGTGGCCGACCGTTATTACCAAAACTAATGTTCTGGAAAACTCCTGAAGAGAAACAGGAATTGAGTCATCGCATTGCTGTTCGAGTTGGTAACTTTGTTGGTTACTCGTTTGCTAGCGAGATTGCCCGGCGCGCCGGGCACAAGGTGCCATTCAGTCTCAGAGGCTGGCTAATCGTATCACTTGGACTCAAGATATGTAAAGCAATCGGTTATGCTTACGGTTTACATAAATCAAGGAAGAAAAAATGAATTTAGATGTATTGGCCTTTTTGATAGGCACCAGACTCAGCACACAAGATCAAGAACAGTTGTTTGAAATACTACACAACAACGGCGCCTTGTTTGAAAAACTACTGCCCGGATCACCCTTGATGGCTCATATCAGAAAAGAAATAATCTGGAATCATACACTGGCCCAGGCCTATGACATTTGGTTAGCTAAACAGGGTTAAACAGAGAAACTAGATCCGCAGCCACAAGTGGTGGTGGCTTGTGGATTGTTGATCACAAAGCTGGCTCCCATGAGATCTTCTTTGTAATCAATTTCAGCGCCTTGAAGATATTGCATGCTCATGCTGTCTACCACAACAGGTACCTCAGACTCTAGGCGAAAATCATCTTCGCCAACTGCTTCGTCAAAGGTGAATCCATAACTGAATCCTGAACAACCCCCGCCTTGTACAAACACACGAAGTACCAAATTGGGTTTGTTTTCTTCGGCAAAAAGTTCTTGCAGTTTTGCCACTGCGTTGGGTTGTAGTGTAATCATGGGCTTTCTCTCTTGGTAATTTTATTGTACATTTTTAATGCAAAGTCTCGATTTTTGTCAACCCCGGCATGTGAAAGATCCCGAGCCAGTTGATCATTTGGAAGATACTCTTCGGCCAACAAATAGTAAAAAGGTACGTTGTAATTGCGGCACAATTGTTCCATGGCCAATAGATTCTTGCTTCTATTTGTTAAAGAATTTTGTTCAGTCGAAAACCACTCTTTGAAAAATGATCCGTATATATCATGAGACTCAGGTCTAGAAGCTACAATTCTCTTGGGTGTGTTTTTTGAAAAAAACTCAAATCGATTTATCGGTGGAACACACAGAACAACAAATTTTATATTCAACTCAGCAATGTAATGGTCTAAAAAATTATATGCACTATCTAGTGCGCTTCCGTGTACACCAAGATTCCATATATGTTGACCTATTAATTTTGAAAGCTGGGCTGGCCAAGAAGCATCTAAAGGAAGTCCAGTCCCTTCTGTAAAACTACACCCTAGTGCTAGTCCAGCAGGCCGATTGTCAAATTCGTCAGTTCGAAAACCACAACTGTTATATTTATAGGTAATGCAATTGGGTTCAGCAAACCCTAGATTTTTTAATTGTTGTGCAGTATCCGGATTCTCAAGATGTTGTTTAAATCGTTCCTCTGAGTCTGTTCCTGACCAGCTAATAGTTTTTGATCTCCAACGTTGGGAGCCAAACAGTGCATGCTTCATGCATTTTCTCTATTGATGATTTTCTTGTGCATTTTTAATGCGAAGTCGTGGTTGGCATCAGACCCTGGATGAGCAAGATCTCTCGCTCTTCCGTCTATCTTTAAATCAGTTGCCGAATCCAAGACATAAAAAGGAATGCCTTGCTGGGAACACAATTGTTCTATGGCCAACAGATTCTTGCGTTGATTGATCTGTGAGTTCAAATCATTTGCAAACCATTCTTTAAAGAATGAATGTGACAGGACTGGCATAAACCAGCTTTCAAACATTACCCTATACGCTTTGTTTTCAGAATAATATTCAAATCTGGTTATTGGTGGCACACACATGGCCACAAAGCCGGGAGACAACTGTTCAATATAGTAGTCCAGCAATGTAAATGCAGTATCAGCGGCGCCGCCGCCTACTCCAAGATTCCAAACGTGTGTACCTAGCATTTGCGACAATTTTGATGGCCACGAATCGTGTTCCGGCAATCCTACCCCTTCTGTATAACTGCATCCTAATGCAATTCCGCAAGGGCGTTGATCAAACTCTAGAGCACGGAATCCTTGTTTGTTATAGGTGTAAGTGACAGACTCAGATGTATCAAGCCTGAGCTTTTTTAAAAACTCGAGTTTTTGAGGATTAGATATGTTTTGTTTGAATTGATCTTGGGAATCTGACCCTGACCAATAAACTGTTTGTGATCTCAAATTCCAGTTACCGTGTAACCAAATTGGTACGTCAATCATTTACAACCTTTCGTTGCAAACATCCCAGTCAATGATCCGCCAAATATTATCTAGGTAGCGCTCTTTGTCTGATTGATAGTCCAGGGCCCAAGCATGTTCCCACCAGTCTACTAGCATACAGATGTCAGTACGCACTGAGTGATTGGGGATAGTTTTGATTGCGCCTGTGGTACTTAGATACACCCAGCCACTTCCTTGGATCTTCATTGCTGCTAGTTTAAAAGCTTCTTTAAAGTCTTCCCAGGTCTTGAAGTGTTCTTCAATCAGTGCGAGTACTGCACCTTTTGGTCTATTGGCGGCACGAGGGCTGCGTAACTGAGGGAAAAACTTATTGTGTAAAAAGCTGCCAGCACGATTAAAATCGGCATTTCCTTCTCCCGAGTTATAGCGTTTGGCATAGCCTTTGGCCAGGTGTTCAAAGTGATAATCAAGTGTTTCTTTGCTCATTACAGGATCAAGATCTTTGACGCCGTAGGGCAAGGGTGTGGTTTCCAGCTTGGCCGGGCGGGTGCTGGCTTCCACAATATGTACAAAGTCAGAGAGTGATTGTGAGGTATCCATACTATATTTATTTGCGACGAGTGATACGTCCACGAGTTAGATCGTATGGACTAAACTCCATTTCTACTCGATCTCCCAACAACACCTTGATGTTATTGGTTCTCATTCGTCCCGATAGATGCGCTAACACTATGGTATTTAAATTGTCTAATTTGATACGAAACATAGCAGCCGGGAGAATTTCTTCTACTCGGCCCTCCATGTTGATAGTTTCTTCTTTGGCCATAAGCAATTACTTAGTTGAACACAATCTCAGCGCTGACTTTGCGCAACCGCTCAAATCGGAAACTTCGCCATTCTTGCTTGCCAAGATCAAATACTCTCAAGCTATGCTCATCAGGCTTTTTTCGCTCTTTGCTTTCTTTCACAATGCCATCAACAGGCGCAACTGGCAATGCAGTTGTCGGAATGAAATCACCGCTAAGTGTACACTGCATTTCACGTTCAGTCCCATCTGCCTTGACAAAAGTTACTGTAACAGGGCCTTTTTGTAGCAAACTTCGGACCCAGTCACGCATGATGTGTTTGTTGTCATCGTCTGCTTCTTGGTACTGAGTACCAGGTGCGTTTTTCAGCAAGCGAACAACTTCAGATTGATTCCAAGTTGCTACTGTATCTTCAAGTGTCATTGTAGTTCCAAGTTGAGTTAAAAATTATCCGCGGCGCATTTTTGAGATATCTACAGCGTCCTGATTACAAAACACAGGCACCGCATTGCTCTTGTGCAGCTGGCCAATGCCTAGCATTTTGGTACCAGTATATTCTCTGAAAGCTACAGGAGCAGTAGAGCCACCAGCAGTGGCGCGGCTGGGAATATGATGACTGGTACTGCGCCCAACAGGTGCTGACAACTTGTATTGCAAAGGTTCAGCCTTCATAGCACGTTGTTGGCGTTTTTCTTCTGCTTCGATACCTTGAGACTTCAGCAGCTCTTTCCAGCTGGCGTCAAGCTCTCGGGCACGAGCAGCTTCAGCGGCATTACGAAACTTGACTTTGCCTTTTTTCTTACCAATAAGACTCAGGGCAGGACCACACAGATGCATTGTCATTTTTTCAATAACTCCATGGTGTATTCAGTTTCGCGCATGTGGGCAACAGGCTTGATCCAACCGTTGCCCCAGCATTCGTACAAAAATTTTTGATATTGTGCAGGGCAAGTTTCGCTGATTTCAAAGCTAGCTCTGGGCACAACGGTAATGCCATCAGGGCTAAAGGAGAAGTCCTCTTGCCCCTGACGCAAAGATACATGTGACTTGGTTGCTTTAAACATGCTTATATTATAGCATATCCAGGATTATTGGTCAAGTAGTACTTGAGTATTACCTAAACAGTAGCAAGGCCATCAGAACCGCTTGGATAATAAAGCCCAGGCCAATAGTGATGATGTTTAGCATGTCTTTCAGCACAACGGCACGTAAGAACATCAGCACAAGGCCTGCCCACATAAACAGCACCATGTCCAGTTGTGGGGCACGGTCGCTGAGTCCAGACATTAGAGCCAACAAGGTGGGAATGGTTGCGGCATGAATCACAATCACAGCCAACCAGCCCAGAGTCTCTGCTGAGATTTTACCAAGGTGTTCAGCAAAGAAGTTTCGAACTGTGGGAACGATGTTGTTGATATTCATGAGCGGTCTCCGTAAAAAATATGACGTCCAATTTTTTCAATCTTGGGCAGTTTCCAACCCGGGCTAACATAGTCAGCATGATAATAGAGTGCATCGGTTAGACCGGGCAATCTAAATCCTTCCAACAACACTTTCTTGGCCACAATCTCGGATTCATTCCACAAGGGTTTGTGAATTGCACGAGTGGTGTGATTGCCTTCGCAGTACCAGCTAAACTGGCAAACCACTTTTTCGTAAAATACATTTTTCTGATACACTACCCCGCAAACAGAATTTGGAAATTTGCCAGACTCCATTCGATTCAGGGTGACCTGTGCCACACCAACTTTGCCTTCAAACGGCTCGTTGGCCGCTTCCCAGTAAATGTTGCGTGTCAAACATTCTAGCTCTTTGGTTCGTTGAGCTGCCGACACATAACTGTCAGGTAGATTGTTGTTTGCTTGGCGTAGGTAATCTAGTTTTGCAGTACTGGTCACAAACACAGCAGCCAATACCAACCATAGTCCAAAGACTTTTAGTAGGCGTGAGCTCCAGGTTGCGACTTGCAAAGCGGTTGAGGTTACATTTGCTTTCATAGGCTGTTACTTAGTAAGTGGTACCACATTGTCGAGCATAACCCCACAAAATGGTACGTTTTTGTCAATGAGTGCGCGGTTAACGCACCACAAAATAATTACTTCTTGATCTCCTTGAGGTTGAACCACATTCTACCTTTTTCCTTGCACTGCTTTTCTAGTTCACGATAACGATCGCCCAGCTCTCGCAACTCGTCCCACTCTGCTTCCAGCTCAGGATTAGGAACCATGATGTTGAGACGTTGTTCAAGCGCATCTATGGCTTCCATCAAACTGCGACCATTGATTTTGATATCAGCGTTGTCGCCTTGCAACTCCATTAGCCCGCTTTGTGAGCTCGAAGTAGCAGGCCAGACGCCGGTGCCAGTGCTATACAAGTTGTTGCTCAAGCTGATGTTGGACATGGTATATGTGCCACCGACAGCACCAATGGTCCAAGTAGGGTCAATGGGACCAATGGTGTAGTCTACACCAGATGTCATTGTAACAGTACTGCAATCATCAACAAGATTCTGTTTGATTGTTTTGCTCATGTGAAAATTTCTCCTCAAGCTCGGCTAACAGTTGTTGGCGGTTACACCTTGCACGTTGTTCTAGCACAAGCTGGGCCCGAGTTATTTTGTCCAACAAAAGTTGCCGCCTGAGCTCAGGGCTGAGCACATCTGGCCAGGTGCCTTGTTTTAGGTGCATGCTCTCAACATTCATTTTGCTGCCAGTGCTTCTTTCTCGGCAGTGATTTCTTTGCGGCGCTCTTTGATGCCCTTGGTCATTTCTTGCAAGGCTTTGCGAGCTCGAGCAGCAGATGCTTTTACACCTTTGGTAGTAAACTTCTCGTTTTCAGAGATGTATTGCTCGTAAGCAGCGACGATAGTTTCGTGTTGTGTCATATTAACTCCTTTAGTTGACAATTGATTATAACGCTTGCAACTGCAAACGTCAATGATTTTGGCACTCGTCAATCGCAGTAGATATGTCTACGATTCCAAGTATCCCAAATAGTGATTTGCGACCAACTCAGTCGCCAGGTGATCATGAATTGATCCAGTGCCTGTTGATGGTGCAACATTAACTTATGCCCGTTAACCATGGCATGGTCAATTTTGTTGTCACGAATCCAGCTACGAAACTGAGTTTCAGCTTGCGTGTTATTACGCATGATTATAACGTAAAGTGGTTCTACTGAACGATAACTGGGTATGGACATCTACAGGCGCCAAGGGCTGGCATTTGAATATCAAATACTTAACCAATGCCACTGCCCTTGTGATTATTATTTTATGGCACTCTAGTAGTTATGCCAAAACAAAAAAGGCACCGCTTGGGTGCCTTTTAATTGAGTCAAGTTGCTTAGGCAGGATCTGCGTTGTGCAGATCAACTGCGGCTAACACTTGCTCGGCAGTTACGTCTTTTTTACGTGCTCGGATCTTGTCCAAGCTGGGCTTGCCAGCTTGCACTTTGACTTCACCCTTTTTGGCTACCTTGCTTTTCTCAGCAAGTTTATTGGCCACAACAAAGCCAGCGTCACCATCAGTAACACCTTGTGTCTGCAAATATTGCAGTGCTTCTAGCTTGGTCATTGCCTGGGGCAATTCCATTAAGTTGATGTCAGTACACTTGGCCTTGTTTAGAATCTTGATGCGAGCCACCAAGTCGTTAGCAAAACGGGCCTTGACAGTACCGTCGGGGTTTTTAGCAGTACCTGCCACGGAAAAAGTCTTTTCGATTGTCATAAAGTTGCCTTTCAAAGTTGCCTATCAATTTACAAAATTATGCTGTTGTTTTGTTACAGCATGTCTATATTATAGCAAAAGAGTGTTTATTGGTCAACTACTTTTGCCACAACATGGACTCGGTTTGCCCAAATTACTGGGCCAATTCTTTGCTTTGGTGTTTGATGGTTTCGATACCACGGTCCAGGATACGTGCGATTCCGCCAAAGCC